CACCTTTTGTACCCTTTTCACGAATCATCTGTTGCCAGAATTGGAATTCGGTTTTAGATGTTACTGGAATATTTTGGAAGTATGAAAGAGGTGCTTTACCTAACATTTGGCGACTATCCACCGTCGACTGAACGAGTTCATTACTCTCTGTAACATCGTAGTCATTACGCTGATATTCAGCAATCGTTTCGAAATTAGGTAGTGTACCCCCATCAGTAACAGCAAATCCACCCATTACAGGACGATAGTAAAAATCTGTCGACTTCTGCATTTCCAGGTTTAGTGATGTTTTTTGTAAATTGAAAAAACGATCGAAAATTGTCAGACCATTGGATGTTTGTTGATCAAATACAATGACGTGCTCATAAAAATCAAGCGATACTTCACCAAAGGCAATGCGACGCGATGTATCTTGACTGATGGTTATGGAACGAGCAGGCTGTTGATCATTGAATACCACAGAGGTTAATCGGTCCGTGCGCAGAGGAATCAACTCTGTTGATGATATCGGGGTAGCAGTATCGTCATATATTGCAGCTCGAGACATGGGATCGTTTGTGTATGGAGTACGTGTGAAATCACAAATAACACCATCAGGAGTATTGAAATACACAGCACTGCGGAAAGGGTTGATTTCAACAAACGGCGTATCAATATACATGCGATCAGCTGTAAGTGGACGGAGTTTGCCGTCTGCATCTGGTACAAAAACAGGTCTGTAATCATTAATTGATAATCCATTCGAAGCGAAAATCCTATCAACCGCTTTTGTGATTTGTTGTTGCCAGGATATCGCTGCGTCTGTATCCGGATCGAGAACAGGATTGGTACCAGCATTAATCACAATACCATCATCTTGCATATACTCCGTGTAGCTAACCACAAAGTCAATGAGTGTTTGTACACCAGTGATAGTAATATTATCCGTAAAACTAAATTTAATAGGGGAGCGACGATCAACCTCAACCGTTTCCCATACTCTACCACCCGCTGTAAACGTTGCTTTAACAGTTCTGAATTCGACTGGACCGGTAAAAATATCATCGAAAACTAAAGCTTTTACGCCCATAACGGCATCTACTGCCGATCCGTATAATCCAAATGCGTTACTTACTGCATTACCAGTCGCATCTTTGATGGTACTAATGTAGAATAAATTAGATGTTACAGACGTTGGAGGATTGGTGATTTGCACAGCTTCGCCGTCTACCCATCGAAATACTTCAGTTGCATTAAGTGAGAAAAACTTGTTAGTTGAATTCCACACAAAATCTTGCTGCAATGGTGCGTATCGGTAACGGATTGTAGGAGTGTTTTCACTACATGCGATTTTAAAAGTCCAGTTTTCACCACGATCCATAGATGTTAACGGATCACCCATCGATGCTAACGTGATTATAATATTGGAGAATGGAATGCGACGAATGTTTTCACTCTTTTTGAGAATGATTGAGTATTCAGTGAGGTCATAACAATCTTGATATATTTTGAGTGTTTGAGGAACGATCAATGCATTGGTTTGATATGTTAATCGAGTCGACCACGATTTCCACGTAGTGAGGGGTGATACATCCAATGCAGCAAAGTTAGAACGACGGGATAGGAACGTTAACGCTGCAAATAGCGAATGGTCAGTTGCACCCCCCTCACCATGTAGTGGATCACTGTTGCGTGATACATTGTTTGTTATCGGGTTGACTCGTAATCCTCCTATTGAATTAAATCCACGAGTGAGTACACTCGTGGCAAAGTGTAAGGGGTCAGTTGAATACGCAGCCCGTAGGTGACGTGAAACAACAGTTGGTGATGTCTTCCATATATTTTCAATAAAACTACCAGATGCGTATATTACTGGAAATATCAAATACTGCCCAAGTGTTGCTGTTGGATTTTGCACCGCAGGAGAAGCTGCTGTCACTTGTGCAGGAATCAGTACATATGGTAGCAACGGATGTGTATTACCATATGTTTGATCTTGAGTATTGAGGTACGGTGGTAGCAAATCATCAGGAGCATACCCGTAGTATGTCACAGAAGTGCAGTTAACGGGGATAATAGTGTAAGTGTTTGAATATTGTCCAGGTATATTAGCACCTACTTCACCACTAGCGAGCAGTCGTCCATAAGGAATGGTACCAGTGGCAATATTGGTCCACATAACTGAAGACCAACGACGTTGACCGGTGGTATCTGCATACTCGACATCCCACCACACTGGTTTATCGATGTAGCCTTGCATTTTCCAAGGGTACTTGTGTGGGAGGGTTGTACCAAACATATGTTGATACAACTGATATACTGAAGGTGTGGATGGGTAGATGCTACCGTAATTCCACGTAAATGGGTTCGTGGATGATGGTGGTGCAAGTAAGCGACTAACAGCCTGATCTGCTAAATCTCGCTGCTGATACTGAAATGCAAAGTCTTCGAAGTCTCGTTTGATCAATGCTCCGTATTGAGTAGTATCTGTCGCAGCAACTGCATGCAAGTCAAGTATAGCTGGTAGTGCGCTCGGTGAACGAGATGTGATTAATGCAGCAATATCACGCTCTTGGTAACTCAATACAGTCAGCAACACCTCTACCACATCGAATGCTATCCACAACTCACTTGTAGAAATTCCACGCCACTGTGATCCCGTCCACAATGATGCAGTTGAAGTTGTAGGATTAAACCACGTTGCATTAATTGTAGGAGTAGCAGGTGGAGATGTAGAGAAATAATGACATTCGAAACGATATGATTCAGTTGTGTTTTTTTGCCAAATGCAGTAATTATCTGTTGGAGTTGGATTAGCACCAACAACTATGTTGGTAGATAAAGCAGCCTCAATAGTAGCATATTCTCGTGGGGTGATGGTAGTGCTATACGAAGTGTCATCATGTGTTGTAAGAATTGCATGATTTAGCTTGCGATCTGCTTCTATGGTAATGTTAACAAGATTTGCCAACCCAAGTACACCAAATGTTAATGGAAAACTTGGATATCCCAGATCCGTATCAACATCATACGATAGTGTATCATCGTATATCGAGTTTGAACCACCTTCAACACGAGAGTGGTCACGCAGAGTTTGGTAAACAATAGATGCAATTTGGGTAGTTGGAGTTGTACGAAGAGTACTATCACTAAACAACTGCATCTTAATTTGTTGTTCAAATTGCGATCGATATGTCGCGAGTTCGGTAGCGACAAATTCAACAAGCGCTGGTATAGACACGCCATCTGCTAATAACGATGAAACTAGATAATTCCCACCATCGTCAGATATTGTAATCGTGCCAGGTAACCCTTGTACAAGCCTTTGAAAGTGATTAACTACTTCACTAAGTTTAAATTGAGAGCGAGTTTCGCGTAGTGGATTAGATGTTAGTAGTTGCGATGGCTCCCAACCACCAGGTTCAGTTTTTGCAACAGGAGAGCGAGTTGAATCTACGTACACATGAGTGTGTACAATAGGCGTATCGATACCACTAGCAGTTAATTGACCCCTCCAAATAGTATAGTGCGCATCACAGTCTGCTGTAACTTGCACATCATTGCGTTTATATGTAAGGAGTTCTCCCGCGTTGTTGACTAAATCAAGTGTAAACGATACGTCACCCAACGCCGTTGCAACACGTTGCCCTAATTGACTATCAATAGGAGTGCTAGCATCTTGACTATAGCGCAATATATAACCAGCTGTAGTTTGCTCCGCATGCGTGCCTGTTGGTTTGAGTGTGTATAGATTAAATAGCGGGAGTTGGTATTTGGATAGCTTTCGTTGATTAAACAACTTATATTCATACAAACTACGATATTGTGCAGATGCTAGTTTGGCACCACTCATAGGAGTGAACGATGTAAATCCATCAGCAAGTGCTATTAATTTTTTACCTAATCCGCGACTAATTTCATGCGCACTATGTGCACCAACATATGCATATAATACACTGTGGTTAACACCACTTAATGCAGTTAACGGTATATCAATCTGCGTACCATATTGATTGCTAGACGGGTGTTCGACCTCTGTAAAGTTCACTATCTGTGCATTGTCACTTCCAGCAAATACCACGATGTCATTTTGTCCACGCAAGTATTGTTGTACAACACCACCAATCAATGCTGTACGAAGTTCAAAGCGAGCTGTATTGTTGATAACATCAGTGCTGATGTATTGACACTTCAATTGCACCAACTGCTGCATCAATGGGTTGGTTGGCGGGGATCCAACTGGTACAAGTGTCTCACTCAGTAGCTCCCACTCAGTATCGATCGTGTCAGCAACACTCAACGTTGTTGGAACATAATCGACAGTAGACCATATTGGTTGCTCAGATGTGGTAGAGTAGGTGTTAGTAGTTCTATCAAACTTCTTCCATACGCGCACGACTTTGAACCATTGACACATCTCAATGTCATCAAACTCAATGATTGGTACTTGCGCTTGTTTAGCATATGCGATTCGATTCCCAATATCATTCTTGTGAACCCATCCACCTACCATTGGGGAGATGGCCGGATCATACGACCAGTCGTTGGTACGAGATGCATTAGGTGCAATCGTAATGTAATTTGGCTGCTCGATAGTATCGACCTCATTTACCCAGTAATAACTACTGAAGTTAACAAACTTATCAAAATCAATTGGAGGGCGGAAATCGAATGCTGTTGTGCTTCCCCATTGATCATATTTCAGCGGATCGACACCCGTAAATGCAAGTTTGCGAAGAATGTCGTTCCAGTCCGTAACGCGTTTTTGATCACCTTGCTCGCAGTAGAATGTCGGATGCAGTTGATAGGCTTGACGATGTGGTGTCGCCTCTTGAATAAGTCCAGCAATTGGAGTACGTGAGAATCCAATGGTTCCAGCAACGGTGGTTAGATTAGGCTTAGTCAACCACCGCTGAAACAAAGTAGATAAAATGCTATTTGATGCTTCTGATTGATTAACAGACGGAAGCAGGTCGTTTAGTTGAAGTGCTGGATGTGCGTAATCTGTTCCGTACTTTTCAAACATAAGGTGGTGGTCGAGCTAGATAGTGTATTTAGCACTATCTTTGCTTGCCGCTTTACTGCCGAAGGTTAGTTGAGGTTAGTTGATCAACAATTTGCACATCAGAGACTGATATATCAGCCACAAATATTTCATCTGGTGCAGCAGTCAACTCGTACAAATCTCCAAATTGATACCCAGGGTACAGTGGAACAAGTAATATCGATCCTAGTGTGTACTTGCTGTTGTTTTGCAAATATGCACTTAGGTTTGAAAAGTATAGAGTGTCGCCAAACTCAACATTGGTAATATCAAAGTACTGTCGAACCAGATTTACAACATCTTGCTTTACAGCATCCTTAGATGCTTGTAATCCCGGTGCGAGGACAATCTGAATAGTTGCTCGTAGAGTTGGAGTTGCCCTAGGACCAAACAGTACCTTAAACTTACCAGGACGTAAAACCAACTCATCTGACATCATTGCTTTCTGCATGTATTTTGAATAAGCAGTAGCCAGTTGCGTGACAGAAGGTAACACAGGTTTTGACGCGTTTGTATGCTGAAGCCAGCGCACAAAATCTGTGTAGTATTGTTTTGTTACAACATATAAATCTATAATATTGGTACGAGCAGGATTAACGATCTCAAATTGATCAGTAAAATGCTGCCATAAAAAGTTAAGGCTAGATCGACCGATTTTTCGCACGGCACCCACTCCTGTGGATGTAGTCGGAGAGCCATCCGGTGTAAAATATACGTAGGTTGGAGAAGTCGATCCAAATAGCGCAGCAAGTGGTATCGCGTTTCCTACAGCCTCAGTGATTTGTACACGATGTAAATCAACACTCGCTTGATATGGGATTAGACGTTGTAATTCAACATTGTTGGAAATTTTAAAACGGATTGTATCAGCAAGTAAATTATTAGTACTATCTGTGTTGGCCTGTAGTATTGTTATTAAGTCATTCGTTGGATTAACTGTATCATAATCTATACCAGAAACAGACGAGTACTGCCAAAAACGCGTTGAGGCGCTGTACAACATTACTTTACTAACACACGTCTGTACAGACCACCCTGCGGCAGTGTTGAGTAATCGAATTGTAATGTCGTGTGTGTTATCCGATTGTGTTATAACTGACCAATTCGAAGACACATTATTCCAATGTACACCAACAACACTACCAATTGCTTGACCTTGAAGTGCTGCAGCAATTGCAGTTTGCTCAGCTGGTGTGAAATATGTGCGAGGTGTTACTACAGCACCAGTGAAACGTCTAGTGATATATGACCACAATTCCGGATAGTGTAGGAGTGTTGATAACTCCTGCGATACAAAGTTTGTGTAAGAAACTGAATTGTTGGTATTAAGGAATTCGTGTGTTGTTACACTATCATCCAAATACAGCACTCCATCATCACTGAAGATTTTAACATTATCATAGCTTTCACTACCATCATGCCAACTACTATACTTAGAGTGTCCAGCAAATGTACGATTAACTGCTTTAATTTTTACAACCGAAGGATCTTGCAACAAAAAGTTCTGATGATCTTGGGCGTTAACCATACGATCTTGGGTATAAAATACACCCGGAACAGCTTGTTGTAATTTTGCCAATGTTTCAGACGACGAGCTAGTAACAATAGGGGATTGCAACGAAAATGTGCACGTCAACGTTTGATTGTTCCCATACGTGTCAACATACTGCATAATAAGTGGGGTATTTGCAATAGCATTAATCGGAATAGTCCCATCCAGCTCCAAACTAGTTCGGTACCAAATCTGAAAATCCCCCTTTGGAATGGTAGAGTAATTACCATCACCAAACACCAATGATACTTGATCGTTCTCTCGGGATACAACCTGAAACACCGTCGCATCAACAGACTGATTATATGCAATGTTATCGACTTGAGACCACGCGGCTTTAAAAGCACCAACTGCGTCTACTGCATTTAACCAAACATCCGTATCATTAATGCCAGCAGCATTAATTGGTTGAGTTAGATTGACGCTACTACCACTAAATGATGTTGAGATAGAGGATAGGTTACCTTGCTTAGTTAAAAACATATACCCAGTCGATGGAGAGTTATCTCCAAATCCGTCATTTGCATATAGTATATCAATAGGTCGGTCACCAGTCGGAGGTAATTCTACAATTGATCCAGATTGCAACTGAGTACCGATAAGCTCCATAGGAACAGATACACCATTAACAGTGGTAGTGTACTTGAATACCCCACCAACAAGTGCTTTTGTATTCATAACATAACGCTCGAATGTAATATTCTCAACTTGAGTTTTATCCGAATCGGAGAATACCCCAGTAGTAGTGTTGAGTACGCGACGTAGAATTAATTCAAACTGTGCTTTCCAACGAGCATTGGATTGGTCAGCCCACTTAACTACACGTCGTGCTAAATTAGATCCATCCGCATCAGTGATTGTTTCAGTTGTTGAGATTGATGTTAATTTCACAAGTCCAACAGCTGCAACTCGTCTAGATGGTGTATACCCAAGCATGTTTGCTATCTGAATAGCACTAGATTTGCGTGTTGTAGCAGATAATACATGTTCCTGTGTATTGACATCAGCACGATAGGCGTACAACTCACCCACATATGCAAACATCTCAATTAGTGCAAGTAATTCATCTGTTTCAGTCAAATTGTTGAAATGCTCAGGGTGATAGGTACGGAGGTAATTAATAAGAGATTGCTTAATCCCATTGAAATCAAACGCTTTGTAAGAAATGGCTTTATTAAGCTGAGTGTATTGCTTTACCCATTGCTCAGCAAAGTTTGTTGATGGAGGATTGATCATGGCTAAGTTGACATCTAATGTCTATTTATTGAAATGTGAGCTGCAAAACAAATGGTTCACTTACATTCAATTCCAGGTAGGTCAGATCTGCTTCCACTATGATGGCACCACGTTCATACACTGGTGTTACATTCATGCTGTTTAATTTGACACGCGGCTCATATGCAAATACGTAGGTCAAATCCTCTGTAATTGCGTTGATAGCACGTTGGTCTAACTGCTCAAATAATAATTCTGGAATTCGTGTACCAAACGTAGTCATACCTAATCTCTCACCTTTTGACGTGTATATGTGAGTAAGAAGATTTAACTTAACTAGGTCTAAGTCATTTATTTTAGTCGTACCTTTTCGCTGGTACTCGTGAAGAGAAAAACCTCTGTATAGCGCACGCATTAGGCAGGTATCCATTAAGACTAACTATTTATCGCACCTCCGGTGCAAGTTGCTCATATTACTTCGGTTGTTGCACAACCTCATAATATTCGCACTTCACATCAAGCAAACTAATAAGAACTCTATTAGAGCAATTTTAAATACAGTCTAATCACAGCAGAATTAGTACTTTAACTAGATGGGACTAGATGGGACTTAGTGTGCATTTGGTTTTCAAAGGCATCGATATCCCCCCTATCGACCATTGGGTGCAGGCCGAGCAGAATTGCCAGTTATACAAGATTGTCAGAATAAGGGTAAAGAGGAGATGTAAAAAGAGAAGAGCGATAATTACTTGTGAAATTTTTGCAGTTAAGTTCAGTACATTGCGCACTGCTGCATCAGATAGGTCAGTTGTTTACCACCGCCTGGGGACAGGTCGGTCACTGTTGCTATCTGAGTTTACAGGTGTCTTTGAAGGGTTTTACGAGCTCATTCACAAAGCTCCTGCAACAGGATATTCTCCTGCGATGCAGCCGTTCTATTTCACACGGTTACACGATCATCACCTGAAAGCTGCCTCGCCATTAACGATGTCGCAGACTTCTTGAATGTCCAAATTGTCACAAGTACTAAGGCAATAAGAAGGTTTGTACGGTACCAACAAACTGATGATGTTATTTAAAAATGTGTACTAAAGATGTACTAAATAGCGGTCATGAAATTTGAATCAACTGACCGCTATTTAGTACAACCTCTCATATCGCTAACATTATAGGGTTAACACACGAGTGCTGTTTCAGATAGTTCAACCTACATTAACATAATTGTGTTGACAACTGAACATGTGCTAGTGCAATCAAGTTTGATTAGTATACCCTTTTGGGGGCTAACTGCAGGTACACATTTCGTAAATACAAAAACACTGGAGCTACGAGAAATGAGTATAAACTCGAAAAATAAAGGATCTACGTTCGAACGAAAGATTTCTACAATGTTTTCCGCTCGATTTGCGGCGTTAACTGGAATCTCAACATCTTTTCGGAGAAATCCAGATAGTGGTGCGTTTTTTGGCGGCGGCAATAAAACTCGTACGGATACACATGACACGGATCATGCCAATTTTGGAGATTTGTTGTGTCCAGTTAATTTCAAATTCTCAATTGAGTGTAAACACTACAAAACTCCCCCAACGTTTACTGCAATCGTATCAGGAGAAGTTAAGCAATGGGATGGATGGTTGAGTCAGGTTGAACAGGATAGTGCAAAATCCGGTAAATCTCCACTATTGATCGTAAAATACAATAGTGTTCGAGAGTTAGCCATTGTTAAGCAGTTATATTCTACGATTCCTGTTCGATTGGTATATAAATCAAACTACATTTACACACTGGAAGACCTGCTAACTTTGTCAGATACTGAGTTCTTTAGTTAGCACCTACACTTTAGTTGTTTCAATGTAAGAAAAACCATCTTTTTGCCGCACGATTAGTTGGTTATCAAACGCATTCGCAAGTTCATCCCTGTGAGTGATCATAAAAATAGCTAACCCCTCTTTACGAGCTTTTTGTTTTAGTAGTCGCGATGCAGATGACACACCATGTGCATCTAGTCCTATGTCTAATACCTCGTCAAAAAGTTGAATATTAATCTTTTGGTGAATCTCTTGCAATAAGTCTCCGAATGCTAACGACAGAGCAAAATTTACACGAGCCTTTTGTCCATTGCTTAGACTGCCAAACGATAGTTCACGTCCGAATTGTGTGATGTTAGCTGTCAATGCTGGAGTAAATTCTACAGTGTGTGGTAAACCAAGGCTTTCGAGGTAGAAAGACATTCGTTCATTCAACAGTGGAATGTTTTTGTATAGCAATGCTTTACGAAGGAAAGAATCTTTTTTTGTTAATAGCTTTAACAAGAACTGTTGGTGTTCGTTTAGCGTTGTTAGTGTGTTGATTGAATTAAAATCTGGAACAATTGGTTTTGCATCAATCAATTCTTGTAGAGTCTCGGTGTGTGGATTAAATTGCTCTTTAAGTTGAGTTAGTTTTGCTACCAGATCATTGTGGGTTGCTTTTAATTCAACGAGGTGATCAAAATCATTGACAGTAGTTTTTGCAAGTGTGTTTTTCGTTAGTCGATCTAGTGTTGCAATCTGAGTGTTACATTCTGCAATCTCGGTTGTAATGGATTCTAACTGAGCGGTAAATTTAACCAGTTGCTCTTGTACCTGTTTGCGTTTATCTGCTGCGCCCGCAAACTCTTGCTCGCAATATGGGCAGGTTGAATCAGAAAGACTCGCCACTTCACTTTTCAACTCTTTCACTTGACGAGTTAGTGTGTTGTGTACATTTTCATGTACTCGCTTCTCACCAAGCAACTCCTTCCGTGTAGCTACACACTCAGTTATTGTATCGTGATACTTCTTTTCCTCATCAAAATTGACGTGAGTAATCAAATCTAAGTCAGCTTCAATCGCACTCATTTCATTCAAGCGATTCTGTTCCCAGATGCCCTTTCGCTGTTCTGTCTTATTGACGAGCGTAGAATGCGACTCTAATTGTTTCTCTGCTTGTTCAATTAGCTTTTTTTGAGTAATTAGATCTGTTTCAGTAGTTTTTATTTGTGCTTTGAGTGCAACTGCCCGCTCGGATAACATTTGCAAATTAAATAACTGCTCAACCATGTCAGTTTGGTTAGATTCGTAATGAGATGTTGATGGTAAGTCGAAGAAACTCTTGTTTGATGCGCTGTACACAACAATTCGTGAAAATAACTCAAAGTCAATTCCAATCAACTCCTGAATTTTTAGATTAATTTTATCATTCCCAGCTGGAGTAACATCAATACCATTGATAAACAATGCTGCACCATTGTCGCGATTGCCTTTGCCACTTTTGCGCCACCGCTTTACAACGACTTCATCATTCTTGACTGAAAACGAAACCTCACCATGCATGTCAACTTTATTTGTGTTGTTTATCAATTCATCTTTGTTGATGGAGTCAATAACCTTATCATACAGCAACCACGTGAGTGCAAATAAAATGGAAGTTTTACCGTGCCCATTCGTCGTTCCACCATCATCATTTTTTCCTGTTAGTAGCGTAGTGCCAGGGGTTTCAAAATTTACTACAGTGTCGACTTTACCGTACGAGCGAAAATTACGAAATGAGATTTGTTTTATTTTAAGCATGTTTTACGATTTACCCAAAGCCTTATACAGTTCGACAAGCGTCTTACTGTTTATACCATCTACAGAAAGTTGGCTCAACATTTTGTGTACAAGTTCATCGGTGGTGGATTTTGCCAACTCATCCTGTGTAATGCCTGGTAGTGTTTCTGACAGAATCGCTTTTGCAGCCACCTTATCCTCTTCGATTGATATGGATCGAACCCCGTACTGTTTCAGGAAGGTGTCCTTCAACATAGAATGCTCTTCGTATGTGATCTTCGTATCTGCAATGCATCGTACGAATGTTTTTGGAGTTAGTGTTGCATTTACCTTGCCGTCGGATAGGTCTGATAGAGTTGTTTTGATGTACTGTGGTCCATCAGTCCAATTGATGTAAGTAGTTTTTGCCTTATCAAACTCGTATACGCAAGCACCACGTTGAGTATCATTCGCATCTGCAAACGATGTACTAAATGTGTTACCAATATATTCAACATTACGCGTCTTCTGTCGCTTGTGGAAGTGTCCAGATAAAATCTTTTTGTAGTCTGATAGTTGTGTGCAATCGGGACCAGACTCCATTTTTGTGTTATACCCAGTTATGACAAAGTCTTTAAACTCGAAGTGGCCAAGTAAGTGTTGGGATTTCTGATTCAACAACTGTGTATCATATTCTTCATGGAACAAAAAAGGTGAAAACAACGCACCACCATCAAATTCTGGTCGAATCATGGGCTGGTCGATGACGATGAAGTTATCAAGCAGGTTTAGAAACACGCAACTGTGTAAGTCCCGATTGTGTTTATTGAACAGGTCGTGATTACCAACGACAAAATACACTGGCAAACCAAGGTCGTTGAGACGTTTGGTTAGACGGTATGTTAGGTTCATCGTGTCGACATGCAGGTGACTACGAGACTCGTGCCAGTCTCCTAAAAATCCAATACTGTCAATGCCTGGAGTATTCTGTGCAAGGTCGCAGAACCAATCCATATAATCATTGGTAACGGAAGTGTAAAACAGGTCGCGAGATTTACCGACGTGATAGTCGGTAAAAATCAGCATCTTATTGAGTTGTTTATTCGGCTTTTTCATCGGTTGTGGATTCTGTAGAGCTATCAGTCTTGTCACCATCGTATTTGTATGAGCCTGTGTAGGTATACGAAGGGTCAAGTCCATTTTCTACGAGCAGAGCGTCGCGAATATTGCGATGTTTGCGCTCTTGATTGAGATATTGCAAGAACGAGTTGTGAATGCAACTAGTGAAATAAGCAAAAGGATTTTGTGATTTTTCAGGATTGAAGCTCTTCCACGACTTCACAAGATTCATTAATGCAAAACTTTGTAGGTCTTCGTTGTATGTATAACTAGCATAACTACCACGTCGAGCATACCGCTCGCATATTAACATGACCATCTTAGCAAGTTCAGTGGTCATTTCGCCCTTTTCCCGACTACGTTTGAATTCTGCTAGTAGAGCTTTGTTGGTTACGTATACACCAGGCTTTTCGAGAGCTCCGATGTCTACAACTTGAACTACCTCTTCGACAACTGGTGCATCGATGATCTCTGCAATAACTTCATCGGGAATGTCGTCAATGATCGTTTCAATTGATGCAATTGCTGGTGCTTTTGTAGATTTTTTTGCCATATTTGTTTGAACAGTACCAATTAAAGTTACCAGTTTGCAACGTTGTTGACAACGTTGCACAGATAAATACACAATCGAGTACCTATCTACCCTCCAATGTTTAAAGCATTTTACTTATCAAAGCAAGCGATACAGGAGTCACTCCGAGAGGAGCGTGGGAGCATTGATGACCCCACACCGCCAGCTATCGGGATGGTGATTGGTAAATTTTCACCATTGACAATAGGTCATAAAAAAATGATCAATCAACTGTTGATTGCGTGTAAGCAACGTGACCTAGTTCCAGTTGTGGCAGTTGTCGATGTAGGTGGATTGAACACCACCGACAGATTGTTAACAGGAGCTGAACGCAAGCAACTAATAGAATCAGTGTACCCAACTGTCGAAGTGATGGTTACGGCAAATGCTTTTCAAGCACTAGTTAATGTCAAGGAGACGGGTGGAGATCTTGACCTGCTCGTCTGTGGTGAGGATCGCGTTGATAAGTATCGTGATTTATCTTCTAAAATATTTGATGTTGATTACCAAAAAACTCCCCCTGATGTGAGATCTTTATCCCGTACAGATGCTGATGATCCAGCTTCACTCGCATCGAGTACCAAAGCACGACAAGCTGTTGCAGATAACGACATCAAGTCGTTCACGGTAATTACTGGACAACCACAACGACAAGCAGCTTCATTATTTGAATTGTTGCGTAATCGAATGGGGTTGGAATAACCATGGGTATTAAATTACTTCCGTCAGGCTCGTTGCTCGAGACCATCCTCAACAACCCCAATGCCCAAACCTCTGTAGACGGTGTGCAAGCACCGCGTAGGCAACCAACTCCTGCGTCAACTGCATACGATAATCGTTCATCATATAACCAACCACAGCAGCGCAATGCTGCTGTGCTACCACCATCTGGTGTGGTTGATGCAATAGCATCTGGTTCACAAACGCTTGGAATGCCAAGCGGATACCAGGCGGCAGTCCGTAGTGCAGTTAGTGGGACAATTGCTACAGTCTTGCAGACATCTCGAACTCAAACGGGGGATACTGATATCGGATCCAATCAATATCGAGGTAATGTAGCAACTCGTTTATTTTCTGGCATTCGTGGGTTTATTGCATCAACATCCCCTACATTTGGGGTCAGTGCAAATTCTGGTCCTCTATCGTCGGGGTTAGCAGTGCTTGCAAACTCAGCCATTAATCTCGGCAAGAATTCTGTGGTACAAAAATATGGTACCGCAATTCTAAATGCACAGCAATACGCTGTGTTTGGGACAGCAGTACTTAATAGTTTTCACTCAACGTTTGACAATCTTCCAGAAGTTAAACAAGCAGGTACTATTAAATCAGTAATCGACTTAATTGGTGGATCAACATCTTCAACATCTCCCGAGTCGGTTCAACGAGCGACTCAAGCTATACAACAAGGAATTCGGCTACAACCTCCCAATACACCAACAACAGTAACTAACAACTCTATTGGGAATGAAGGACTGCCACAACCACATACGTACAAGGTATATTTAGAATCGTCAATTAATGCAAGTGAGTTGTTTGTGTTTAAGACACAACCGATTATCAACATATCGGAATCAGCACAGTATTCGGAATTTTCACCACTACATGCTCCGGGACATATACTAGCATATAAGAATAGTCCGGCTAGAACATTCTCGGTTAGCGATATTAAACTAATCTCTCGCAATGCATCAGAAGCTCAACACAACTTACAGATGTTGACTCTATTGCGCTCGTGGACTAAGCCGTATTTTGGTCGATCACATACCCAAGGTCCAAACCAATCTGATTTTGGTAGTGAACCAACATCTGAATCTGCGCAAATTGCAGCAAAACGCATACTTGCGCGTGAACAAAGAGCTATAGATGCAGCAAGTGCTGTTGCGAACGCTTCAGAAATATCTAAACTTCTTCGTCGCCACCCAGCTCCTGTACCTGTTGAGTACATTGATTACGCTCTCAACACTTTCGATCCGATGAATGGTACTTTATTGTCTGTTTCTAATCTACCTACAACTGCTGCAGCCTCTGTCTGCACCGCTGCGTCTGTAACAGCAGCAGTTGTCAATCCTATCCTATCCAAAACTGCAACTAATATATCCAAAATTGATGGCAAGCAATTAGGTGCAGCTACTACGCGACTGTTGGATTCTACCACAATTGCGACGCAGACTACTCCGATTACACCATCTGCTGCAAATGCGAATACTCCAAGTAATGAAGTGTTGAATAGCAGTATCGGTTCACCTCCACCGGTGTTGTATTTTTATGGATATAGTGAAGATGGTATTACAGCAACAAATACAGTTCAAAATATCCGTCGAGTTCCGGTATGTGTTGCCTCAGTAGGATTTAACTACCCAAATGATGTTGACTATATACCAACACTCGATGGTGTGCCATTCCCAACGGTTATGACGATCGCACTAGAACTAAAAGAAACAAAAGCTCCGTATGAAATTGAGCAATTCTCTCTGGCTGATTTTAAAGCTGGTAAGTTAATAGGCTGGTAACAACATGACAAAGACTCGTTATACATTCGGTGGCACTACTACCTCAAACGCTGTTGGGGTAGGAGTATGGACTCGCAAGCAATTCGATCATCGCTCAGATGATATTACAATCAAGCTAACTGAGCAAACTCGCACTCGATTGAATATTATTACCTATCAGTTGTATGGTGATGATTCACTTGGTTGGTTGGTACTACAATATAATAATATCATTGATCCTGTTGCAGAGTTGTATCCAGGTAAAGTTCTTGTAATGCCACACCCATCAAGAGTAACATAACCAATGCGTATACCAAAACAAACGACAGAGCGCGACGCGCTGCGGTTGCGTGCTCTGTACGGAAACCAGCTGGATAAGTTTCGTTCATACTCGTATTATCACATATTGGCTGTATGTGCTACAAATGGACTTCAAAATGTCGCACCAATATTTGAAAATAATGCAGAAGTATTAAAACTAATCAATACTCCAACTCCAAAGAATGAAGATGGGTATCGAGTGGCGCTTGCAGTTAGTGATTCAGGTGATACACTAGACAGCTACTTCGTTTTGTGTAATGGTATGCAAGATGTTGATTTTGTTGTAGATTCATTGGTACTAGAAACTGTCGTGCAAGGTACTCCAATTTCAACAGGATCACAAGCATTAATTGGTTTAAATGGTGAGATTGTAATCAAGGAACCTCACGGAGTTAAATTTCTCAATGTATATCGCGCCATTTGTACAGAATTAAATACGACAGCTGAAGGGTTGTTGACGATTATCAAGACCGTATTTGTTGGTGAAACACATTCAATTGGTGGACAACCTGCGCGTATTGACACCATCCTTGATATTCCCCCTGTGTATGGTACTATAACTAACTTCAAGATTGGGGTTACAGAGTTAGGTTCTACATACACCGCAATATTCAGTAACTGTGTTGGTGGAATTGCTCACATGCCTGCACTATCTTCATCGTCTAGTGGCATCTTGGTGCAAGGTGGTGGCAGTATACAAGATATGTTAGACTTGGTGGCAAATCGATATACGGAAGATGCTGTTGCAAATTTCAACCGACTCTCGTCAGATATCGCAACAAATAAACATCCGATCAAGTATAGAATCATTATTGATGAATCAATCCAACAGGTACGTGGGTGGTCTACTGATTCGATGAGAAATGCGCGACAAAGCGCAGCTGGTGGTAATCAACCAACGTTGGTTCCACCTAATGTTGCACTCGATGGTGCCATTCAATACATTTTCGATTCGTGTGCCGAATACTTAAAGCAAGCTACAGCAAATACTGTTGATTCTTTTTACTATCGTGTCGTAACATCGTTTGCATCAAGTGGTGATAGTACTGACATTGTGTATCGTATTGTCCCACACTACTTTAATATTCGTAGAGATGTTGTTGATGATATGGTGGCTGCCACTGATGCTGAAAATGCATTGATAGATACACCTGGTGTTGTGATTTATGATTACACTTTCACGGGGAAAAATGTAGATATAGAATCATTCGATATGCAGATTGATGAAGGTATGTCTTACTTTCAAACGATAACGAATATACAAACTATAAGTGATCGGTATCGAGTGGGTACTACTGTTACTACAGGTGCAACTCCGTCAGCTACAGTAGCTACACCAACTGGTGGTGATACAGCTGGAGCTAGGGCTGCAGTGGGTCCAGGTGCAAGCTCAAATCAAACTAGATCGGGTGGCCAAGAGTTGTCCGTACTCAAAGAGCAAAATGATGCGATGTATGCTAGAGTGTGGTCACAAGGTTCGGCTAAGATGGGAGCTGTGGTACGCACCCGTGGTCACTCTGGATGGTTATCAATGTTTGCAAAAAATCCATACAGCGTTGCCACAACAGCGTCCCTCACGTTTGTTGATGAAATTCCGGATGTGTACCTCAATATTAAAATGCCATCTTCTTCATCTACCGTATATCAAAATGCGGGTCCACAAAAGTATGAAAAATTCTGGTACCAAGGTTTGTGGCGCGTGCAAAAGGTATCGAATTCGTTCGACAATAGTGGTGGATTTACAACTACACTTGATTTGTTGATTACTAACTATGCTCAAATTAACGCTCAATCGGTTACTGAGTCTACATCTGGTAGCATTCCACCAGAGGGTCGTGGTGCACAGTCGGTGACGCCAGTACCTGTATCAAGTAAACCTTTTGTTGTTGGCTCAACTAATACACAACCCACTATATCTACGGTATCTAATGCAACGCAGTTGACGCGAAGTTTCACACTTGGCACATTCACCGCATCTCGATACGCCACGCCTGGTCAAAACCAACCACCAACACAGACTATTCTGGATAATGTAACTAATCTTGCAGCTGTGTTACAAGGTATTCAAGATGCTCTGAATATTTCCGTTATTGTTTCTAGTGGATATCGTAGTGCTGCGGTCAACCGTGTGGTTGGAGGTGCTGCAAATAGTGATCATATGTTAGGTGAAGCTGTTGACTTTACCTCGTCAAAATTCACACCAAAACAACTTGTAGATGCAATCATTGCGATGAAAGTTCCGTTTAAGCGATTGATTTTAGAGGAGCCGTCGAATGGTAACCCATGGGTGCATCTCTCCGTATCTCGTACAGCATCAGCCAATGTACGCACAGCATTGCATTGGCGTGGTGTCAAGGGTCAATACTTACCCTATAAAGGATAACCATGAGTAATCTACATGATGATGTTCTTCGTGAACGTGCTCGATCATTTAATGAAACCGCAGGACTTCGTGGTGCTTCGTTTTATGGTGTAACACTCGGTAGAGTAGTTAGTACTGATGATCCACAACAAATGGGGCGACTATTTGTGTTGTGTCCCGACCTTGGTGATCCACCTGACTTAAACCCCTCAGATTTTACTAACTTGCCACCATGCACATACATGGCACCATTTGGTGGAATTACTGAAAGTGATCAATCTCGTGGCCCTGATGATACATACTCACATGGCCCCGTCACGTATGGTATGTGGGCTATTCCCAAACGTGGTGCAATTGTTGGTGTAATGTGCATTAATGGTAATCCCGCTCAACGCGTGTGGATCGGTACTGTGTATGAACAGTATGTTGTTAATACGCTTCCACACGGTAGGTACTTCTACCAAGATCAGGACGGGACAATTCCACATCCAGGTGGTGCACCTTATGGTCCAGTTACAGCAACTGAAAATCCGATTCAACCTCTATTTGATAATCAAACATCTGCTTTCAAGACTCGATTTGGTAATTTTGAATGGCGTACCCGTGGCGCAGATTTTCAAAATACAGCAATTATCGGTGATGCAAGTTACCAACCAAGTCCCTGCTATGTTGAAGACGATAGTAATGTAGATTTCACTCAAGAAGATGGAACTACGATTCACATTGTTCAGGGTATGGTACAGAGTCGCGACAATGAAGGTGCGAATGATAACCAAACATACTCGTGGACGACACCTGGATTTCACTCAATATCTCTAGATGATCGTAAGGTGAACTGTCGAATTAAACTCCGTACTAGTGCAGGCCATCAAATTATAATGGATGACACAAACGAACGCATTTACATCAACACGGCAAAAGGTAATAACTGGATTGAGATTGATGAAGATGGGTGTATTGACATATACAGCAGTGAAAAGATATCTGCAACTGCAAGACATATCAATCTAACTGCAGAAGAAACGATTCGATTGTATGGTAAAACAGGAGTGCACATCAAGAGTGATCGAGATGTTTGCATTCAGGCGGGTACTAAAATCCAAACTACAGCCGGTAGCGACATTGACACTAAAGCTGGGGGACATATTTTTGAAACTACCATTGGCGATCACCATACGAACGTGGGAGGCAATATACACCAACAATCAGCTAGTAACATTGAAATAAAGGCAGCAGGTAATATTCTGGAAACAGCGGGTGGTAATCATGAGACAAAAGCATCTGGAGATCTCAACGAGCAATCAGGCGGTGCAAACAACACACTAGCTGGCGGCAACATCATTGAAACTGGTGCGCAAATTCATATGAATGGCCCAAGTGCTGCCTCAGCTACATCAGCAGCAGATGCAACCTCTGCATCACCAGATCCTGCATTCTTCACCAATCGGTACCCACTCCACGAGCCGTGGGCTCGTACTGGTACGAAGTCTGATAACACTCACGAACCAAGATATCCATATAACGATCCAGATGTTGGTCGTGAGCATAAAACACGCGGACCCAACTGGCGCCGATAAATAGAATTATGTCTGATCCACGCAACTACCAACCACCTCCTGTTACACAGCGGGATATATCAACACATGCTCCAGGTAATTTTTCAGGGCCAATGGTTCGTGACGTCTCTGCATATGCAAAAGATCTCGCGCGTTGGGAGAATAGTCCTAAACACAAGTTCTTATTCATTACTGAGATTGATATTCACCCGTTTTACGTCGGAATTGCTGACATGGCACGATTTGCTTTATTAACCCAAACAGCATCACGACCAAAACTAAAATTTGAGCACCAAGAGTTTAATGAGTACGGCATCCGCAAGGGAGTTTTAACGAAAACTAGCTTCGAGCCAATCAATTTATCATTCATTGACGACAATGATAATAGTGCAATGCAATTTTTTACAAACGTACTAAGATTGATGAGTCCGATCACAAATATTAGTAATAGTGCTACCGTCGATCAGCGTCAATATGATTTTAGAACGGGACAGGGCACTATCACTAATATTAATACCACTTCAAGAGGCATATCAGTTCAAGAGAATGGTACCAGTGAATACCGACCTAATGTGTACGCACAATCGTCTGGATATCCTGGAGAAAAACTAGCAAGATCTCAAGTTGCTGTTGGCAGTGCAGTCTCTATTTTTAAATCAATTAAGATTCACCACGTACACTTGTATGGTGAGGCTGTGAACACGTTCACATTTATGAATCCGAGGTTGTTGTCTATGGATTTGGATGATTTGGATATGACAGCTGGTGAAGATGTTACCATGCTTAAACTAAGTTTCGGGTACGACTACTTGACATCAGATACAGGAAAGATGACCACAGAAATATCTCAATTGGTTACCTCGAATAATTCAAATGCTGGTGCCCCGTCGTACTATCTGCGTCGTGATTTATCTGCTACAAGTGGTGGACCTGGTAACCAAAATACTCAAACGACAGCCGTAGCAAACGCGGGTGCATCTGCATCTGATTCGACGCGTAAGACAACAGAACAACTGAAACAAGGTGCTACCAATGTAGCAGCAGCACTTGCGCAGGCTGCACAATCAACACTTACCGCAGAACAATCGAGTTATTTGAATTACGCTGCTGGAACATTACGCACCCTCAGTACATAGTATTAATGTGAAAAAAGCCACTCAAGGTGGCTTTTTAGATAGTGGTTGAGTAATTTACGCAGCACTTATGTAGAAATTATTGTGTACATATGTCGCTTTCAATAAACGTTCTAGTTCAATATCAATCTCTGCATCTGCGGCGTCCAATTGTAGTGCTTCACCAACCTTTTGGACCCACTTCAAAACGAAAAACCCCAATTTATTCTGGTCGTATTCTGGCCCACGTTGAATTTCATCGATGAAATACGTAAAGTGTGTTTGCAATCGCTTGAGCATTGGGTGTGTAAACGGAATTTGTTTCGTAACACCACGAAATGTTGCGGAGAGTTTGTTCGTCATCGCAGTAACTGGATCGTACGATGCTTGCTGAGTTTGTACTTCTGTTGCCATATAGCACCTTTTTGAGTAATTGTTGATTAGATATAGTCGATATTGTTCGACTACCATCTGAATTTAGCGGAAATATATTTTGTTGTAAACATTGATTTTTTACTCTATCTTCGACAGTTGAGCTACTAAATAAACAACCGACATTTTCGACATTTAAACTGAGCTTAACGCTCTGTCGACACTATTCAAAAGGACAATAAGTGATAGATCTCCCAACCACACTACACGGCATTACAGTTGACTATTCGAGGGATAGTTTGTTTGATAGTCTCGGCCTCGAGCGACTTAAAGATTCGTATATGATGGAACATGAAGTTTCACCCCAGGAACGGTTTGCGTACGTTAGTAACGCATTCGCATCTAATCCAACACATGCTCAACGTTTGTATGACTACTCCAGCAAGCATTGGTTGAGCTACTCAACCCCTATATTAGCATATGGTCGAAACAAGCGTGGACTTGGTGTAAGCTGCTTCCTTAGCTTTTTGCCTGATTCATCTACAGGTTTGGTAGATACACTATCTGAGGTAAATTGGCTTTCGATGATGGGTGGTGGCGTTGGTGTTCACGTTGGTATTCGTGCTGTTGATGATAAGTCAGTTGGCATCATGCCTCATATGAAAACATACGACGCATCATCTATGGCGTATAAACAAGGACATACGCGACGTGGGTCATATGCGATGTACTTGGATATTAGTCACCCAGATGTAATCGAATTCTTGGAGATGCGTAAACCAACTGGTGATCAAAATACGCGCTGCCTTAACTTACATAATGCTATTAATATTAGCGATAAGTTTATGGAGTTGATCGAGAAATCGATGGCTGATCCAACTGTTGATGATTCGTGGGAATTGATTGATCCAGCGTCAAAAGAAGTTCGTGAAGTAGTATCTGCAAAGGCTCTGTGGCAAAAGTTATTGATTCTTCGCATGGAAACAGGTGAACCGTACCTCAATTTCATCGATACAGTTAATAACGCACTTCCAGAACATCAAAAGAAGCTCGGACTGACTGTAAAAGGGTCGAACTTGTGCTTGGTTGGGGATACAGAAATTGAAATAATGACGATGGATGGCAAAGTATCAAAATGCAATCTTGAAGAATTTGTTAATAATTTTCAACTAGGTTATCTACCGGGAGTCAAGGTTAAAACCTCTGTAAATGATCAGCAAGGCTGGTCTGATGTAACAGCAGCAGCTGCAACTGGAACTGCTACTGAGCTGTATGAGATTGAAACTCCAACCGGCAACGTAATTAAGTGTACACCTGAACACCAAATTTATACTCGAAACAGAGGTTTTGTTCAAGCTCAGCATTTAACCGATACTGACGAATTATTGGAAATTTGATACTATAGAGTTCATCAATCTCAACGCTTAAATTAGGAAAACCAAAATGTTAAAGATAAGAAAAATTCAAGTACCAACAACAGTTGTGTATGATATCTCGGTACCTGACACGGAATCATTTTTTGCAAACAACGTGCTTGTTCACAACTGTAATGAAATTCACTTGGTCACTGATGAAAACCGTACTGCTGTGTGTTGTTTGAGTTCAGTTAATGCAGAGTATTTTGACGAATGGAAGAATGATAAGCTATTCCTAAAAGACGTCGCAGAAATGCTTGATAATGTTCTGCAAAAGTTCATTGATGACGCACCTGATACGATCTCTCGTGCGAGATTCTCTGCAATGCGTGAACGCTCAATTGGTGTTGGCTTACTTGGATTGCACTCATACTTCCAAAAACATATGATTCCATTCGAGAGCGCAATGGCAACTGGTGCAAATATCCGCATCTTTAAGCACATTCGTACGCAGCTTGATATCGCTAATGCTGAACTTGGTGCCGAGCGTGGTAGCAATCTTGATTATATTGAGGCGAATGGGTTGAATGCGCCTCAACGTCGTTTTACACACGTAATGGCCTGCGCGCCCAATGCTAGCTCTTCAATTTTAATGGGAAACTGTTCACCATCTATTGAGCCGTATAAAGCTAATGTGTATCGTCAAGATACTCTGTCTGGTGCATACACGAACCGCAATCGCTATCTTGATAAAATTATTAAGGCACATTGTGAGCAAACTGGTGATGATTACGATGATGTGTGGCGCGACATTCTTGCGAATGAAGGCTCAGTTCAGCATATTAAGTGGATGGATCAGAATACAAAGGATGTATTCAAAACAGCTCTTGAAATTGACCAAATGTGGATCATCGATCATGCTGCAAAACGCCAGGAATTTATTGATCAAGGACAATCAGTTAACACATTCTTTGCGCCTGACGTTAATGTGAAGTACCTACATGCTGTCCACTTCATGGCTTGGAAGCAAGGCCTCAAGGGGTTGTACTACTGCCGCAGTGAAAAACTTGGTAAGGCATCAAAGTTGTCAACAAAGGTACAGCGGGAGAAGATTGAAGATATGAATATGATATCACTGATTGATAATAGTTGTTCGAGCTGTGAAGGTTGACATTGGAACCGTATTTTTACAAGATCAAACATATTCCATCCGGAGCGTACTACATTGGGTCGCAGTATGGTGCTAGTAGCTCGCCTGCAAATTTTTGGGTGAGTTATTTCACATCATCTAAACGAGTGAAGCAACTCATTGAGCAGGATGGTGTTGATAGTTTCAAAATAATACGAATCAAATGTCGAGTTGACGCTCGGGAGTATGAAGCGAGGTTGTTGAAGCGTCTCCTTCGAAAGTATGGTTTTGTTCAATTTACAGAAATGTTGCTCAATCGCAATGTAGCGAAGGGAATTCTGTTGACAGCAGTTGATGTTCAACAGATTTGTGAAAAACGCAAGCCTGCACTGTCAAAGGCTGCCCGACGGTTGTATGACGAAGGGCGACACAACTTCCAAACATCTCCAGCAAATGATTTACCTCACGTTAGGCAACTTCGATCGAGAAAAATGCAAGGTAATACGTATGGGACGCTGCGTAACATAACTGATGAATATCGCCAACAGCAAGCACTTGGCTCTATGGGAAATACAAATGTCCGTGGTAAAAAGTGGTGGACCAACGGCACTATAAACAAACGCTCGCTCGAGCAGCCAGGTATTGATTTTTACCTTGGCACGACAAAATATAAAAAGGACTAACTCAATGAACGCGCAAACAACAAAAAAGAAATCATTACTACACTCAACTCGTAAAACATTTCGGCCATTCGATTATCCATGGTGTTACGAATCCTGGTTGCTGAGTGAGCAGTCTCATTGGCTCCACCTTGAATTACCTATGCAAGAGGATGTCAAAGATTGGAAGAAAAAGTTGACAAAGGAAGAAAAAAACTTCCTGACTCACATTCTTCGGTTTTTCACGCAAGGTGACTTGGATGTTAGTGAAGGGTATGTTGATCATTACCTTCCAGTTTTCAAGACACCTGAAGTGCGAATGATGCTTACATCGTTTGCAGCCCGCGAATCACTGCACGTCGCTGCTTACTCTCATTTGATTGAGACAATTGGTCTACCTGAGACGACGTATAATGAATTTATGCAGTACAAAGAGATGGTTGATAAACACAACTACATCTTCGACTTTGACGATTTTAAATCAGATACTGTACCAACACCGCGCGCTATCGCTAAAAAGATTGCAGTATTCAGCTTATTCACTGAAGGTTTGCAGTTGTTCAGCTCATTTGTGATGTTGTTAAACTTACCTCGCAACGGCTTGATGAAGTCACTTGGTCAAATTATTTCTTGGAGCATTATCGATGAGGAATGCCTGGTACCAGGGACAGAAGTTTTAACTGCAGCTGGTTGGAAACCAATCGAAGCAGTGCAGCTGATTGATTCTGTGCTAACATATGATCCGATAACGCAACGTACTCAATTTGCTTCCCCAACTGGGTTGGTACACAAACAAGTAGATAATTTAATTCAATTTGACGGTCCAGCAATTTCTCAGGTAACATCTCCTAATCATCGGATGATTGGTCAACAGCACGGAGAACCTGTTGAAAAATTAGCAAAAGATGTTCATTCCAATGATATTGATTTCGGTCTGATACTATCTGGTAAAAAACAAGGCCCACTAAAGCACCTAACAGAAAAGCAAAAAGAATTATGCGAATTGTCTGCTCGAGGAGAAGCGGATCTATCTTGGATAGTCCCGCTTTTTGATGCAATCGATAGCAATTGGGCTGAGGAATTTCTACAGCTATATGAAGCGACACGACTTTCATTACGATAGTTACTTGGATTAGTATAAATAGGTTTGTAACAATCCAACTAACTATATGAATTATCATATTGTATATCAAACTACATGTATTCCGACAGGTAAAGTTTACATCGGAGTACATAGCCAACGCCTCCCCCCTTTTGAATTCGATGGGTATTTGGGGTCGGGATTGTTATTGAACCGAGCAATCGAGAAATACAGCGAGCATATGTTTAAACGAGAGACGTTGTTTATATTTCTTACTGCAGAAGAAGCATATGCAAAGGAACAAGAACTGGTCGATATTAACTTTATCCTCGATGAAAATACGTTCAATATTGCACTGGGGGGAACTGGCGGGTTTACCACTGCAAAGTACTCCAGAGGGGAAAGAAGTGCAATTGCCCTGAAATCAGTGGCAACCAAGCGATTAAACGGTTCTTTAAATTTCACCGATGAGCACAAACAAAATATATCGACTGCAGCAAAAATCAGAGCCGCAAAGGGACATATTCCGAACAATGTCGGACGGGTCCACGTAGGAAATGTGTTAGAAAATATCAAACAAGCAGGTAGAACCAGGCGTGGAAAATATATTCGTATTACCGATGGTCGGATAACTGTGACACACAACGCTATTCGACCAATTCCGCCAGGATGGGAACGAGGTGTAGGTTCAGATATACCTCGATTCGTTGCTCACTCCGAGGAATCAAAACAGAAAATCGCTAACAATAAAAATATACGCGGAGTCGTGTGCTATACAGACGGAATTGTCAATCTTAAACTACAACCCGGAGAGACTCCTCCCGATGGATTTAGGTTGGGTATGACTCAAAAGCATAGTAAACGGTGGATCACAGACGGTAGCGTATCAAAATGTATAACAAAAGATGAGCAAATCCCTGAAGGGTGGAAACCCGGACGGATAATTAATTGGAAAAAAGGAAACCCAAAAAATGAATAATGAAGATATTTTAAATATTTTACAAATGTTTGCCGGCCGCACTCCTGCGGTGGAATCGGTCAACAACGTTACAATAACTAACATAGAATCTCCGGCAACGGATGTGTATTGTTTGACAGTGCCGACTGGTGCGTTTGTTATTAAGCACAACGACAAAGTGTCTGTAACAGGTAATTGTCACTGCTCTTCAATGACCAAACTGTTCAAGACATTTCTCTCAGAGCATAAGGATGTGTGGGATGATGAGTTGAAGAGTGAGATCTACTCGATCTGTGAAACAATGGTTAAATTGGAAGACGCATTCATTGATTTAGCGTTTGGTGTTTGTGGTGGCACAATGCGCAATCTTACAGCAGCAGAAGTCAAGCAGTACATTCGCTACATCGCTGACCGACGATTGATTTCTGCTGGTATGAAGGGTATTTTCAAAGTCAAGAAAAATCCATTACCCTGGGTAGAAGAAATGGTTGGCGCTCCCACACACGGAAACTTCTTCGAGAGTAAAGTTACTGACTATGCCAAAGGTGCATTGTCGGGCTCTTGGGATGATGTTTGGGCTACATAATATAGATCGCGTGGCGAATGGAGCTAAATACACGCTAATGTCGCCACGGATTATTCAACATGCCAGGTAAGTATATAGTTAAGCGCAGTGATCCTGCGCTAGCGCCCATCGAGATTCTACCAGCTACACAAGATACGTCAACATCACTAACATTTGTTGGCTATCGGTTCCCAGTATACGGTGAGGCACTGTGGACCAATGTATTGCGTATGTTGGAGAATTTTGCTGCTCCGTCCCCACCAAGAAGTCCAATCACTGGGCAAATTTGGATGGATATGACCACATCACCTGGTGTTCCAAAAGTATATAATAAGCAAGGTGTGTGGGAAGTTATCGGTGCTGGTCTAACAATTGGATCAACTCCACCTACTATTCCTGCAACAATTGATCCACTATATCCACCCGATTTGTGGTTCGATGATAGTACAAACTCACTAAAGTATTGGGATCGAGCTTTAAATAGTTGGGTTGGCATTAATTGTACAGTATTCGCATCGCAGTTGGAATATAATGCACTGGTAGATGAGTTGGTGATTGTTGGAGCAGCACTGGGGTTGGCTGTTCCCACTAACAAGATAATTACGACTGCTGGTTCACCGAATACCCCACCAACGACTTCACAGTGGCAGTTGTTGTTTATTGGGGTACAAACGATTATAGCTCACATTCGTGACACTAATGCCCAATCAGGAACACCTGCTATCAATGCTGCATACTGGATTGAAGCATATAACACGATTGCAGCGATAGTTGCTTCTGGTGAGGATTTCAAGTGGTGCCCTACTGGAACCTCAAGTTTACACGGAATGTCTACATACTTTGAGATATTTGATTTTGTGTATGCAACGTCCACCCACGCTAAGAGTTGGGCAACCTCTTCCAATTTAGCACTACCAAACGCAGTCGATTTTGTACTGTCGTCTGCTACAGCCGTACCTGGTCAAACTATCACGTGCACTTCAACAACTTTTGGTGCAACTTCGTGGTTGTGGAATTTCGGCAATGGGGTTTCTAGTAATCTAGAAGGTCCACACGTATTATCGTATCCAAATCCTGGGACATACACAATCACTCTAACTGCATCTAATTCAACCAGTGTAGGCACAGCTACGGATGTACTCACATCATATGCAAAGCCTGTTTCTAGCTTTAATACAATCGGTCCAGTAGTTGGCATTCCACCACTGTCAACAACATTTATTGATACCTCAACGAATAATCCGACCAATTGGGGTTGGACAGTGACAAATCATGATACTGGTGCCGTTGTAACTACTGCAACAACACAAAACTTTCAATACAGTGCGACAACTAATGGAGTGTATGATATTTCACTGGTAGCTTCTAATCAAGCTGGCGCATCTATTAACACAGCAACTACACAGGTGATCACAACTACATCACCAATTGCAAGCTTCACCCGCACCCCAACGGCAGCAGTTGCGCAACCTCCTCTTACGGTAAACTTCACAGACACGTCTTCGAATTCACCAACTTCGTGGCTGTGGGATTTTGGCGATGGCGCTACCTCAACTGTGCAATCACCTTCTCACATCTATACAACAGTGGGGTTGTTCACAGTTAGTCTTACAGTAACGAACACGGTTGCATCTAATACTGTTACTGTACCTGCGTGTGTACAAACAGTTGTCGCACCAATCGCTAACTTTACATATAGTGGCGCTACAAGTGGAGCCACACCACTTACATTGGCATTTGCAGATACCTCAGCTAATTCACCAACTTCGTGGCTATGGGATTTTGGCGATGGCACCACTTCATCGTTACAATCTCCGTCGCACACATATACTACGAATGGTGTATTCACAGTCACGTTAATTGCTACCAATGCAGCAGGATCTTCAACCAAGATTTCATCAAACATCGTTAGTACACAATTCACTACTAGCATCGTACTCTCAAGTGATGAACAGAACATTGACGTCCGATCTAAGTTAATTGCAGCGGGCTGGAACGGTATTTCACCTGTCTTCGGTTCACTAACAATCAATACTGGTGTGGTAATTAGTGCCAATTCAACGGCACAGTATGCATTGCGCACAGGAGGATCGTTGCCAGTCGGCAGTGATTTTACTATCATCAACTACGGCTATATTGTGGGTATGGGTGGTGCTGGTGGCAATGGTAACTGGCAACATGATGGTGGCGGTGGTGGCAAAGCTGTAAATTGGGTGGTTGATATTCCTACATCAAGTGGAGGTGTTGGTGGTCCGGCTCTGGGACATGATGGAACTCCATATGTATTATATAAAGTACGTAACTACGGAGTAATTGCTGGTGGTGGCGGAGGAGGTGGTGGATCTTATTCTCCATATCAAGTATCTAGTCCAGGTGGAGGTGGTGGCCAATCGGGTCGGACCAATTCTGCAGGTGGATACGGCTGGAGTTATCCAGGCACATTTAGTGGCCCTGGTGGAGCTATTGTACCATCAGGACATGGCAACTCTGGTGCAGGCGGATCTTGGGGTGCAGGAGGCGCGCAGGGTTCTGCTTGGCCTGGTGACTACGTCGCTTCAAACGGCGGTGGGGGTGGTACAGCTGTTGTTGGATCTGGCGGGTTTGCGCTTCCGCTTGGTACATGGGGCACTTGTTACGGAACAATTGCCTAAATACTTACCACACTCATACTTCGTTATACCAGATGGCAACCTCAAATATTGCGTACCAGATCAACTACAGCAACCAAGGTCGTACAGGATACGCAGGGAGTGTTGACAATTTCTTTACTATTGCTCCTCTCGGAACAAACGTAGACCAACCAGTACTATACGATAGTGCTAATAACCAGATTGCTCCTACCCCATTATCGTTGGTATTCACTGGGTACCGTAATCCCGAATATGGTCAAGTGTTGTGGACTAATATGTTGCAACTTCTTGAAAATTTTGCAAGCTCTACTAAACCACAGCACCCAGTACTCGGACAGTTGTGGTTTAATAAGAGTAGCACACTTGGTGCATTGCAAGTGTGTACTGATCCAATTAATTCTGTTTGGAATAATGTAAATTCTCGTATTTTTGTCAGTTCAACCCCACCCGTCGTTAATGGTCCGACGTTATGGTACAATCCTGATAATCGTGGGTTGTTCTTTTGGGATACTACGTTGGCTACAACCTCTGCTGCTGTAGTCTCTCCATATACAACAATTGACCCGACTGGTCCTGTTGATAGTGCAGGTCACCCAACACTACATTCTCAAGTGGGTCTCGCAATTGGAGCAAAGTGGGTTAATGTATTATATCATCGATATGCTGCAGTTGCAGAATATAATTCCTTAGCCACGCAGTTTGCTGCATGGAATATGGTTGGTCGTCCAAGCGTATTGCCAATAAACCATCAACCTACAGACGTCGAGTGGCTGGCACTATTCACATACGTAAAGCAATTCGGCGATGCACTAACTCCACCCGTAGACACGTCTACACTGGTACCTACTACATTTAGATATTACTCAACTGATCGATTTGGGTTCCAATTGCTCCAACAGTATTATGATGCTTTAATTGTAGTGTGTAATGCCATTTTTACACGCCTCGCCACCAATCAAACACCTGTTCCGGTTGCAGCTTTTGCACCATCTCTCACACAGGGTGTTGCACCAATGTTGGTTAATTTTACTAATAATAGCGTACATGCGTCTGGTGCAACTCACTTGTGGAATTTTGGCGACGGCACAGCATCGACAGACATCAACCCAAATCATACATTTACTGTTGTGGGTACGTATACAATAACTCTAACAGTTACAAATACAGTTGGCACTGCATCTACTACACAGATAATCACTGTAGCGTAGCGATCTAGTCGGTAATCGGGAAGTAATAGGATAACCAATTCAATTGACGCCTAAATAGTTACTATTGCAAGGATACAGTTGATGATTGGCGATACCTACAAAATAAAATACAGTGATTACGTCCTTAATCTCGATGGTACAGACAATGGTCGTTTTATCGAGATTGAGGTCACTGACCAAACTAATCGACCTGGTGTAAACACTACTAACCTCAATCACTCGAATCCAGTGAAGCGAGTTCCGTTGGATGTTGTGTTGTATGGTCATCGTAGTAGGGGATATGGTGCTCCACTTTGGAATAATCTATTTTATTTGCTAGAAAACTTTTCTCAACCAAGTGAATCAACTTACATTTTTCCAAAATACACCAAAAATGCGATACCAGGTCAAATTTGGGTAGATACCTCGTTTGAACCAGCTGTACCACGTTGGTACGGTCGCAATAATACTTTCTACAAGTTGGGTGCATCTGTTAACATTGCTGCAACTGCTTCACAAGCAGTGCCAGGTGAGTTGTGGTTCGATACGTCTACGTATACGTTCCGTTCGTATGACGCGAGCTGGAGCGACATCAGTTGTATTCCATATGCATCTCAACGAGAATATAATACTCTTACAGCAGCCACTAATGCATTAACAACGATCCCTGGTACGCTGCCTATTTTAACAGGAGCTACTAAACCAACTCCAACACATTGGTTAGCGCTTATTACCAATGTACGAGTACTGGCACAAGCTAATGGAGTATTTGCACCATCTTCAATAGTTGATGTATTAGCTGCTGACAATTTTACGATTTGTAATGCTGGCATGTATGGAGTTGCAACCATCAAATCAACATTTTTACAAATCCAAGCATCCATTGATGCAATAAATGCTGCACTATATCCACCCACTCAACTGCCGCTAGCGGGATTTATTGTATCTGCTACTACAGGTACACTACCAATGGTTGTTAATTTCACTGATACATCCACTCAAACGACTGTCAGTTCGCGTGACGCATTTGGACCAACACGATACACTTGGGACTTCGGCGATGGTACTACATCAACCACTCCCGGCAATGTATCTCACACGTACACAACAGCAGGTTCCAGGGTTGTTACACTAACACTTGTAAATTCTGTTGGTACTACATCTGCACAAGGTGGAATTAGTGCTGCAGGGTTGCCAGTAGCACAATTTCTAGTTGGTCCCGACTCCAACCCTGATGTGAGTGCGACTACGCCTTTTACACTTGCTTTCACAGATCAGTCAACTGGTTCACCAACATCGTGGCTGTGGAACTTTGGTGACGGCACAACATCATCTGATCGCAATCCTGCTCATACGTACACGACAATGGGGGATTTCACTGTATCTCTACTTGTTACGAATGCTGCTGGAAGTAATACAGCTACTGTTACACACGCGGTTCAGGTTGGTGAACCAACGATTGCCAATTTCTCTTACACCACCCCAACGCGCAATACAGCTGATACATCCCCATTTTCAGTCACGTTTACCGATACGTCTAGTAACTCACCAACTTCGTGGCTGTGGAACTTTGGTGATGGTACTACTTCAACTCAACAGAATCCAACACATTCGTATGCAAATTGGGGACGATATACGGTTAGTCTAACTGCCACGAATGTACTATCCAACACTGCATTGGATGTGGGTAATACATCAGTAAAAACGATGGTCGATCTAGTGAGTGTTGGACTAGCACCAGCATCCTCTTTCACTCTTTCATCAGGTGTTGGAACCTTACCAATAACAATAGTTGCTACTGACACCTCGGCTAATAGTCCAACATCGTGGCAGTGGGATTTTGGTGATGGTACGGGGGCCACATCGCAAAATACAGCTCACGTGTACACCACGTACGGTACTCGTACAATTACTCTAACTACATATAATACCATTGGAACACAAACATCATCTCAAGCTGTGACGATAACTCCCCCTGCGGTTGTTACGAGTTTTAGTCACACAACAAGTGGTAGTACGGTGCCGGTCACTGTTACCTATACTGATACGTCTAGTAATTCACCAACTTCGTGGCTGTGGAACTTTGGTGATGGTACTACTTCAACTCAACAGAATCCAACACACACTTATACAACTTCAGGTACGTACACAACAACGCTAACAGCAGTAAATTTTGCTGGAGGTAATTCGAATTCAGTTGACACAACAGTCGATCGTCGGACGGTGTATATTACAGTCACATCTGCAGGTATACATAACTTTACTGTAATTAATAATGTGTATACATCTCAACACGGCACTGGAGTTAATGTAAGTGGCGCTGGGTATTTACCTGGACAATCAGATGTTATTGTTACTGTTAATGCGAACAGCGTGATCGGCTCCATCTCTACGGCATATCCAGCATTCGATGTGGGTGCAGGGTGGACAATGGGTGATTATGTGGAACTTCGGGTATTGAATTATGGATACGTGTTAGGTGCAGGTGGTGCTGGAGGGGGGTACGGTACAGAAGGTACTAACGGCTATGCAGGTGGTACCGCAATTAATGTTGGTTCTAATGTACCATTTACTATTTTTAACTACGGTACAATTGGTGGTGGTGGTGGTGGTGGTGGTAAAGGCTCGACAGGGGATAGACAAGACGGTGGTGGTGGTGGTGGTGGTGGTGCTGGTTATGCCGCCGGCGCTGGCGGTTTGGGGGCGCATCTATCAATTGTCGTTGATAAGTATGGTACACTGTCAACGACAATATATGGTAGTGATGGTTCGTGGGGTGGAACAACTACTGGAGGCGCTGGTGGTGCTGGATCATGGTCAGGTGGTATTGGTGGTGATGGGTACGGAACGGCAGGTGGTGGTGGTGGTAATCTTGGTGCAGCTGGTAGTGAGGGAGGTAGGTTTGGTGCTGCGCAATATCCAGGTGCAGGTGGTGCAGGTGGTGCAGCTGTCTTGACGAATGGACACCCTGTTGTGTGGGGTGCAACAGGTACGCGCTTGGGAGTCATTATTTAATCACCCAACTGTGTGACGTGGCACTCTGCTTATTTAACCATAAGTATATTACGAATCACGAGGCGTGCATCGAGTACTCCTCGTATTAAAAAGGAAATTAAATGTCAACTATTACATATACGTATAAAGTGATTACATCATCACCTGAGTCGAAGACGATGGAAGTCGAATATACGGCAGCAGGTTACCCAACTATGCTTGTTGGCATGCCACTACCTGTTAATGATGGGGATGTTGGTACAATTGTTGAACAATATGCACCAATTCATCGTTGGATTGAATCAACTGCCACTGTAGTTTCAGTCCCGGTCGGAACATCCGGGATTGTGAGTTATGCTCCACAAGTTATTACTCCCCCCACACCTGCCCCAACTCCTACACCTTTGCCACCATTTGAAGATCGAGTGCTTGCTGTGCTAGCAAAATATGGTGTACCAATCACTGCACCTACACCATAATTTTGTTGTAACCACCTGCACAGAGGGGGTAATATTCAGTTATCACCAACGATGATTGTTTAATGACTACTCCCTCTGTTTCTTTTTCTGAACTTTTCCAACCAACATTTTCAACACAAACACTAATTCCAATTAGTATTCTTACAGATAGCTTATCACTATCGTACAGTCCTGGCATTTCAGCATCTGGTAGACAACTCCTTACTATATTTGCACTCGCCTCCCATCTTAATCGAACAGTACACGAAACTCCGAAGCGCATTATCACAATTGGGAATCACGGAGTCTTGTTTGCAAAAATTCTATTAAATCTTTCCACAAGTTATGTTGTGGATACAATCGTTAAATCGCAAGCTGAGCAAGACTCTGCAAACACATACATCAATTCTCCGAACTTATTCAAGAGCTATTTCTTTGGTCCAATCCTAGATAACACCGAGTTTGCAGTATTTGACCAATATGACGTTGTAGTATTCACGGACACGTGTGAAATCAAGTCCTTTCCTATCAATACTCTTCCTAATCAAATTGAAATCCTCACTCCAGTGGAGCAAACGAAAGATATCGTTACATCTTTTGATGCCTATGATGCAGTTGTAGATAAAATCACAGTAACACAAATCTGCACGCTTGCTACTGGTCACGATAAACTATTCACCGTAAGTGGAATTAAAAATGAAATCTAAACTGTTGGTAATTAATTGTTTCTCAGGTGCGGGTGTCGGTAAAACTACCGTAGCACTACTACTTGCTGGTCTATTAAAGCAATCTGGTGTTGATTGTGAGTATGTTGATGAGTGGCATAAGATGTCAGTTTGGCTCAATCACGGTAATGTCCTCGAACACCCTGAGGTGATGCTTGCTAATCAGCACCAAAAATTATGGGCACTAGATGGTAAGGTCAGAGTCGTAGTTAGCGATTGCCCGCTACTACTATTTGCTCCATACGCACGAGAGTACATTCCGGAATATCCACACGATGAGTTTGAAAAATTATCACTTGCACTGAATAGTAAGTATCAAAATCTGAACCTGTGGATCAAGCGCGATCCATCAATCTTCAAACAAGAGGGACGAGTGCAAACACTTGAACAATCGATTGTGATGGATGATAAAATTCGCAACTTTGTAGAGCAGCACTCTGAAATCCATCACGAAGTTGATAACAACTTCGAATCAGTGGACATTCTATCTGTATATGTGCAAAATGCTATTTTAAATAAGGACTCAAATTGACAACAGTAATCGCAATCAAGGTAACAAACGGTGAAGAGTGGATTGGTAAACACACTCAACAACTTAGTGATGATGGAACCATCACACTGAAAGATCCACGCCGCCTCCAACTTGTACCAAACGGTAAAGGTGGAATGGGGTTGGCACTAACACCAATCTTTATGGCAGCAGTCGACTTGTCGGCAATCACCGTTCCGGTAGCGCACGTAGTTGCTACAATCGCAGTAGATAATGACTTTGAAAAGCAGTACTTGCAAGAAGTATCTGGCATTCAACTAGTGTAAATAGAACTCTTATTAATAGAAGGAAATAATGAAAATGAGCAAAGCAAATCCCGAACTCGGCAAACAAGTCCACGAACACTTAATTTCACTAGGGCTCGAGACTCCAATGATTGAGCAAAAACTGTCTAAACAAGAGCAAATTGATATTATCGCCGCATCTACAAGAACAATGCTTGAGGCGTTGGGGTTAGATTTGACTGATGACAGTTTGATTGATACCCCTAATCGTGTTGGTAAAATGTGGGTCAATGACTTTATGTGGGGCTTGGATTACAATAATTTCCCAAAGTGCACCACTGTAGATAACAAAATGTCGGCGCCTGATGAGTTTGTAAACATCGCATGTTCTGCGGTGTCTCAGTGCGAACATCACCTTTTAAGTATAATTCCTGCAGGTGGTTTAAACAAACCCGCAGTAGTAGTAGCTTATATTCCCAACGAGCGTGTGTTAGGATTATCAAAAGTTAGTCGGGTTGTTAGTTTCTTTTCCGCCCGACCTCAAGTGCAGGAACGATTGACACACCAGATCTTAGAAGCAATAAAGTTTATCACCAAGTCCGATGATGTTGCAGTGTTTGCTTCAATGGCTCACTTGTGTATGTCAACACGTGGTGCAAAAGACACTGCAGCTGATACTGTTACGTGCGCGATGAGTGGCAAGTTTGTCAATAATCCGTACGTTCGACAAGAATTTCTGGCAATTGCTCGAGATAAACTAGCAAGTTGACTAGTATCCTAAAAATTTAGGGCTGGTCGATAAATACATGTAAATATTACAAAGTAATGTAACTCAACCATGATATTCACTGACCAGCAGCTTATGGATCACTTAAAACTTTCTGGAATTCTTAAACCAGACGGGCGTATAAATGGAAAACTTGTAGAGCATTGGACTCGACACCATCCAGTGTTGCCAGATTGGTGGGTCGCGTACATTGATAGAACAGCATTCCTCGGCCCGCATGCACGCAATGACCAACGCATACATGCATTAGAACACGGTGTCACCGAACTTGTAAAATGTAAGCATTGCAATCAACTTTCAGTTAAATTCACTAGCAGAATGCAGGGGTATAAACCATTTTGTGGTCGTAAGTGTGCACAAGCCTCTCCTGAAACGCAGTCGCGTAAAGAAGCGACTATGATTAAAAAGTATGGGGTAAAATCTGCTGGGCTATCTCCTACTATTCGTGCAAAGCAACACGCAACCTGTATAGAACGATACGGGTCTGCAACTCCATTTCAAAGTGATAAAATTCAACAGAAAGTACGAGACAATACTTTTGAAAAGTACGGTGTAACATCTACTGCATTATTACCCGATGTTAAAGCAAAACAGCTTGCAACAAGACAATCTCGTTACGGTCATGATTTTCCATTTCAAAGTGTTGACATACAGGATGCAATTGAAGCTAACACTAGATTAGAAAATGGTGGTAGAACGCTGTCTCAGAGACACATATCACTTGAAGTTATGGCGAAATTGGAAAATGTTGAGTGGATGACAAATGCGTATACAAATCAAACATTATCTTCCACTCACATCGCTACATACTTGTTACACGGAGAGGTATCGGATACAACAGTTTTAAAGTATTTGAATCAGCACAGGATCTCAATTCGCAAGGATCAATTCCGCTCATCTGCTGAAATTGAAATTGCCAATTTTGTAAACTCGCTTGTTCCGTGTGAAGTATCCAATCGATCACTTATACATCCATATGAATTGGACATAGTAATACCAACTAAACACATAGCAATTGAATACAACGGGTTATATTGGCATCGGGAATCTCACGTTGGTAGAAATAAACATCTACTAAAAACCCAATTGTGTGAGAAAAGTGGGTACACACTGCTCCAAATATTAGAACCAGATTGGTATTACCACCGTTCTGCAACTGAGAGTTTAATTAAGCGTGCATTGGAGTTATCTCCAATCAAGTATGACGTAAATGACTGTGCTGCATATCCAATATCCAGAAGAGATGCTGATTGGTTTTTTACAGAGAACGCTATAACTGGAATTTCTAATCAATCTAAATATTTCTATGGAGTTCGAGTTAATCGGCAGTTAATCGCTGCACTCGCGTTGAGTGGTATTGATAATAATATAGTCAGAATTGATAATTTTTCATATGCAACAGACACTTATGTTCCAGGCTTATTGCGACAGTTAATATCATCTTTCTGTAAGCAACATAGCATTGTGAAAGTTATTCACCAGACTGATAGACGACTACCTGAACAGTATGCGAGGGAAAGTGGGTTTGAACTAGTTCGCACTACTCCACCAGTTGGTTACTATTTTAGCACAGCATCTAAGACACCATTTTTGTGTTCTCCTAATAAATTTACAAAAGCAAATATAGCAGATGTTGTTCCAAAGTTCGACGAGCAAAAAACACTATACGAGAATATGTTAGAGAATAAGTTTGATAGATTCTGGGACTGTGGTACAAGTGTATATGAATGGTTGCCAGATTGTTGATCGCATACTAAAAATTAAATGGCAACGTAGATCAGTACCAATAGTACCAATCAACTCGACCTGTTGATACCACTATCTAAATACACTATTGTAAAACATTGAGGACTGTACCAGCATCGTTCCCTCGTAAAATATTCCGCTGCTGAACTTAGGAAAATTATGGATTATCCACCAATTACGTATCGCTTCACCTCAACCAAAGAATATGTTGACGCGTTTCCAGTAGCATATCGTCAGTATCTCGCTGATGATAAACCAGGTAACATTCCAGGTTGCAATAAGATTCACGGATATGCCTTCTCGATGAAGTTTTACTTCGGAACAAATGATCTCGATTGTAGGAACTGGAGCGTCGACTACGGCTCTTTGCGCCCCCTGAAGGAGTTTCTCCAAAATAACTTCGATCATACTCTATTGGTTAGTTCTAGTGATCCTGAAATTGATTGGTATCGAGAAGCAAATAAGCGAGGGATTGCAAAGGTAATTGAGCTTCCACGTCTTGGGTGTGAAGGAATTGCTGATATGTTGTACAAATATATCAACGGAGTGTTCATTCCAGACTACTGGGGCAGTGGAGAAGCTGCTCGAATTTGGTGCTATAAAGTTTCTGTCAGAGAAACTGAAAGTAATATGGCATACAGAATTGGTCACCGCGAATGGAATGAAGATTTGCTGGGAGACTGATATGTTAGTTGAGCTACGTGAATCTGAAATTCGTGAGTTAGAGACAATTTATACAACATATCGTCTCGATTGTGTTGCACACACTGATGCTCCGATCAACTGGATAGTCCGCCGATTTGCATCAACTGGCCGCAAAGCTCGTTTGATCGAACACACTGATGGTAGTGCTACGATTAAGCAGTTAGTAGAAGGTACACTTACCCAATCTGCTACTCCATTGTGGTTGTAGTAAGGTTATTTTCTTAAAATAGATCACTAGTCCAAAGCTAGTATTGGGGGGTCAGCAGTAGTGTTGACCCCTTTTTTCCATTTCAGTAAGATGGTGATCATGAAGCAAATGTCTCTACTATCTCCACAACAGCGAATGGATGCGCTTCCAGTATCTCCTGGTGTTCGTGCACGTACTTTATTAACTATTTTGTGGCAACGGTATGATGCAGCTGGCATTTCTATGGGACGAGGTTACGAAGCTGTCTTGTTAGAAGCAGTAATGGAGTTATTGGGTCCACCCGACCTCCACGATGTCGCCAGATTTGAGACCGAAGATGATTTTATCAATACCACCCGTGACTACATTAGTGCTACACGAGCAAGAACATACGGATTACTATAATGAATACACCACCATATACAAAAGAGTTAGTTAGGGTGAATTGGGACTGTGACGGCGTCCTTGCTCAATTTGACGAGCGTGTGCTCGAACTTACGGGACAATTACCACACGTGCTTGATGCACAGAAGTTGCTGTGGCCAACGTTGGAAAGGCATTCAAACCTTTTCGCTGATCTCTGCCCGTACGATGATGTAGTAAGTCTAGTTCACATGCTGCATGCACTTGGCTTCAAACAGCGTGTTATCACAGGCCGTCCTCGTAAGGATAGTATGCCTACTGCAACTTGTGATAAGATTGCGTGGGTTAGTCGGTATGTTCCTGAGATTGTTGATGTGGTTGTGTGCTTGTCTCGAGATAAACAAAAATATATCGAGGCTGGAGTAATTGAAATCCTAATCGATGACCGACAACCCAATATTCACAATTGGATTGAGGCTGGTGGAGTAGGAATTCTCCATACATCGGCTGCAACAACGCGACAGACTCTTCTCAATCTTTTAAACTTGTAATACAAAATGATTCCTCTCTCATCCTCAGGTACGGCTACCACTATGAGTAGTGGATTGCAATCCAAGCAATACTCGATTGCGTTGACAGGTAAGACATTTGATATTTTATCATCAATGTTGTACAAGGACCCCATTCTCGCTGTGGTGCGTGAACTGGCGTGCAATGCGTCAGATTCTCATGTCACTAATGGTAACCCAGACAAACCATTCGACATTCATCTACCCAACCAACTCGAACCGTTTTTTGCGATTCGCGATTATGGTACTGGCATGTCTGCCGAACAAATTGACAGCATCTATACTAAATTCTTCGAGAGTACGAAAACTAAATCGAATGATGTAGTTGGTGCATTGGGGCTTGGTTCAAAGTCACCATTCTCATATACAAGCAACTACACGATTACGAGCTGGCACACTGGTCTGAAGTTGGTGTATTCTGCCTTTAAAACTGCAGATGGCATCCCATCGATTGCTCTGCTTGATGTCTCAGACTCTGATGAGCCGTCTGGTCTGGAGGTGAACTTCGCTGTAAAACAGGTCGACTTTGAAAAGTTCACCTCCAAAGTGCAATCATTCTTCACAACTTGGGGTTCAACTCCACCTAAAATATTGGGTGGCTTGCAAGGTCGTACCACACTACGTCATGTTGAGCGTGAGTTTGGTGGAACTGACTGGTTTGTTGCAAAGTCAGGGGGTCCTCTGTCGACTGCGCTTGCTATCCAAGGTAACGTACCGTACCCACTCGCAAAATCTACAGTACTTGCTTCTAATGCGTTCCGCGAGCGTTTCTCAGGCTTCTCAGGCTTACAAGAGGTTAACCTGATAACCAAATTGTTGGAACTGCCAATCATCATTACCTTCCCAATCGGGTCATTGGATTTCAGCGCGTCTCGTGAAGAGTTGCAGTATACAGAACAAACAGTCGCTGTTATTCTGGATAAGTTGGTCAAGATTGGTGAAGGTATCGGCAAACACATTCAGGACCAGTTTAGCGAGTTGCCTACTATGTGGGATGTGGTTAAATTTTGCCGTGTTCTGCGTGGTGATCGTCTGCGCAGTATTATTACCTACACGACTGGTGGTAAGTTGATGTGGAAGGGAAAGGAAATCTCGATCGATGGTACATACGTACCAACCGATGCTGTCAAACTAGAATCAGCACTTGCGAAGCATGATTTGTCACTACAATCGAATCTGCGTCGTAAAATGGAGCCAGTCCCACTGCGCATCTCAACTCCCAGACGTGTCGTGGCTGCAGATGGTACAGTAACTGTAAGTGTTACCGAGAGTATTAACACAAATCTGTCGTTTTCTATTCCAGGTGAAAGGATTACTTTTGTTGTGCTTGATGAAGCGAAAGGCGGAACGTCAAAGTTGAAGTTTCACTATCTCAACAACGCATCTGCGACACACAAAGGTGAGGTGTTTTCAATCTCAGCCCCACGTGGAGTTAAGATTGCTGATACAGTTCGATTCAACACCGCTGTTACAGAATTGTTGGAAGCATTCAATGTTCCAGGTAGCTTTGTTTCTGTTGTATATGCCTCTACCTTAGCTGCCGCTCCGAAGAAGGGTACCAATCCTTCAACGATCACACGTGCTGATGATACATTCAAAGTTTTTAATCCTAGTATCACTAGTACAAAGTGCCCAGACAGGTATGCACTTAATGAGTGGACCACAGTAGACGAAGCTCAGCTAGATGTGTACATTAAAAGTCTCAAGTATAAACACGTAGTATTTGTTCCACAAATTCGTGGCGTGCCTCAGTTTACATACACTAATAGTGCTAAAGATGTTGTGTTTAACGAGATTACCGACGACTTTGCCGAACTGTGGAACTACCTAACCAAAGTAGTTGGTCCGGATAAAATCCTGTTAGTTGGGATCAAGTCATCCGCAATGGGGGTAAAAAAAGTGAAAACCTTTATTCAACAAGCTCAGAATCTTGAAACCCTCATCCGCTCGTGGGTATATGCAAATGCCGTAAGGGTTGCCACTGCTGGAGCGTACCATTTGCAGTGGCATTCAAACTACGGAAACCAAAATGTTGCACTATGTGCCGTCTCAACAATTGATACTGTGAAGAGTAAGACAGTTAATGAGTTAAAGCGCTTGGTAAGCTCATTCGTCTGTAACGCGACCGCACAGTCTAACGCGACCGCTAACCATAGCGCGATTAAATTGATGGTGAACACCCTCAATGCAATTGACCGCTCTTCTCACGCTCCTCTTGATGCTCAACTTCACGATATTGCAAAGCAGGTCAATGAAGCGAGTGTTGTAGCAGCAACAGCGTATCGTGAAGTTGCAGACCTTAATAAACAGCTGGTATTGGAATTTCCACTATTGCCATATGTTAATACAGCACTTCGCCACAGCTCATATGGTACACGAGATTATGTGGCAGCTTGTGAACAAATTCAAAATTACATTAAACTAACTTCAGTCTAAAATCTTTTAAAAGGAACCCTCATGTCTATTCCGTACATTGCCAAGTCAGATTCGGTAACACTGTTTATCAAAGGTCGTGGTATCACTGTTGCCTCTGACCACATCAATTTCAAGAAAATTATCTCCAAGTTGGAAAACGGCGACGATAATCCAGATGAATTTATGAATCTCATCGATCTTGTTAAAAGTTTGGGTGCCCAGCGCACTGAACCTGAGGTCACCTCTCGTGGTAAGCATGACGTCACGTTTGATGTAGCCTCAGGTACGTTGAAGTATCGTGGGTATCCGCTGAGTGGATACGTCGCTACAAAAGCTCTTGAACTTCACCGCACTGGTGCACCAAAGCCTTTGTTGAAGTTCCTCGCATTTTTGGAAAATCTGTACCAGAATCCTCGCAGCTCGATTGCAGAGCGTCTGTACCGCTTCCTCGAGGTTGGTAATATGCCTTTGACTGACGATGGTTACTTTCTTGCCTATAAAAAGGTCCGTGGCGACTGGAAGGATATCCATTCTGGTACAATGGATAATAGTGTTGGCAAGATCCTGGAAATGCCTCGTGTACTGGTCAACGACAAAGACACAGAAACATGCTCCACTGGCTTACACTTTTGTTCATATGCGTATTTGGACCAATTCAGGTCAAAAGATAGCAGTACCGACCGCGTGGTTGTGTTGAAAATTAACCCAGCGGATGTCGTATCAATCCCCACTGACTACAACGACACAAAGGGTCGCACCTGTAAGTATGAAGTGTTGAGCGAGATCACGTTAGAAGCAAAGACTGGTCCGATACTGTCACAAGGTCCGTCTATTGTGGCTGCAAGTGCCTACCGCACTATCGAAGTCAACGACTCGGTCAAATCGGTGCTGACACCGTCTATGCATACACAACCATACACTGCTGTCGACGCTGCTGCCGCTCGTACTCCCGTGATCCCCAGTGCTGTGTGGCCTTATCCAGTTGTCACTGGTCCAGGATCTCAATCAATAACTCAACCTGTTCCAATTGCACCTACACCAGTCTCGATTACTAACGACTTAGTTGACATGGTGCCTACAATTGGTAAACTATCTGTCTCGGTATTGACTGCTCACCTTGCTTCACTCTCGAACGCACAACTTACTGCGATCTGGAACCAAATGGGTATCCACCAGATTGACCACTTCCGTGATAAGGCTACTGGCATCAAGCGTTTGTTAGCATTGACTGACCTGACTGACCGTGCGACATTAGAACGTCTGGCTGGACTATAATACAGATGGACATAGTCCTTGGCATATTTGCTTGGGCGAGGCAAGACTTTCAGGATCGACCCACTCGGTTTATCATGGAAGTGTTGGCTTGGGCCACTAGTATTGGGTGCGCTGTCACAATGGCACTAACGATTCCTAATCCACCGTTCATCATCCTGTATCCACTGTTCATATCTCAGTGTGTTGTGTTTGGTTGGGCAGCATGGACGCGACGTAGCTTTGGGATGGTCGGTAACTACGCGCTACTGGTCAGCATTGATACAGTAGCTTACATCAGGCTAATCACCTAACACAATCACCCGGCATAGTCCGGGTTTTTATTTGTCCGTTGACTTTTCTATAAACGATTGTATAATACACACATTGTTTAATTGTACAGACGGAGTTAATATGCAATTCGTTAAGACTGATGGTGGAATGCGTAGTTCAGGTTTTGCAGAGCATAACGACTGTGCAGTGCGTGCATATGCACTGTTCAAAGACATCCCATATAACGAAGCTCATTGCATTTTCAAGAAGCTTGGTCGACGCGACGGTCGCGGGACTAAGAATCACATAATCTATGATCTAATTGGTCGCAATTCTCGTAAAGACGGTGCCGGGATGACGCTGAACCAATTAATTGCTGCCAATCCCACTGGAAAGGTGTATGGTCTGAAGCGTGGTCACGCATTTGCTATCATCAATGGAGTCCTGCATGATTCTTGGAAAGTTGGTGGGAAATCGCGGATCACGTTCTACTGGACTGATTCTGTTGCATCTGCTCCTACTCCAATCGATGAGAAGCCTGTAAACACTACATCTGCTGCAACCAAGCGTGCTAATGCTCGCGCGACTTTCGATCGATTGAATGCATATGGTACCCACACTCCCTACCAAATTGCGAAGAGAATTGCAGAAGAATGGAACATTACAGTTGCAAATGCGCAATATTACGTGAGCATCTTCACTGGTAAGCGTTAACCTGTTGACATTTATTTAATTAGGGTAGATAATTATCTCAACAACCAAAGGAACCGAAATGACTACATTCACACACCCATTTGAAAAAGCTGGTCTCGGTTATGCTCCCTTTCGGTGTGTTGGTTGCCGCGAAAACTGGTTTGAGATGCCAGGTTTTGGTCGCAAGCCTGGTGGTTCTTGCAACTACTGCGGTACGGGTATTTTGTATGAGTATGTAATTAAAGACAAGAACGACAAGACATTTGTGGTCGGATGCGACTGTGTTGAGAAAACTGGTCAACAGGTTGAAGACTTTCGTAAAGTTCGTCTACAACACGCTCGCGATCGTCGTGCTGTAAAAGCAACAGAACGTCGTGCAACTCGCCAAGCTGCGTGGGAAGCTGAACGCCAAGCTCGTCAAGCGGAGCGTGCAGAATTTGCCGCCGCTTGGAAGAATGAGCACGCTGCACTGGTCGCAGCACTAACTGACTACGCTGGTGTGAATAGTTTTCTGTCGTCTATGCAGCAGCAATTAAATCAGTGGGGTTCACTCACTGCTCGCCAAGTCGAGTCGACTGAAAATGCACTCGTTGTGCAACGCCGTCAAGTTGAAGCTGCTGCTAATAGCAAACATATCGGTACTGTGGGTGAGCGTGTGAAAGCTGCTAAAGTGCGCGTGCTGCGTAGCTTGCAGGTGGGTTGGAACACTTTTGCGTATCCCAATACCCCACGCGTGTTGGTTACACTGGAAGATTCTACTGGTAATCAACTAACCTGGTGGACAAGTCGTCACGAAACTCCATTCGAAGAGTTTGCTACTGCTGCTTTCACTGTGAAAGACCACACCAGTTACAATGGTACGAAGCAAACTGTAGTGCAACGCGTTGCGTTTAAGTAAATTTGAAAATAAATCTAAAAACTGTTGTCAATCTGTAAAAACAGAGGATAATAGACCCTATCGCAACTGAGATAATTAAGGAAAATATGACTACAGCAGCAACTCAAACCAACGCTAATTTGTTCAACGTAATTCAGAAAATGCGTGATAAAGGTATTGACGTCAATAACGTGACACGTGCTGTAACTGCTGCTGAAGATTTTGAAACAGACCAAGCTGGTTACGAACGCGCGTTGTTTGAAATCACTGGTGACCTTACTCGCACAGGATTCGAGCTACAAGCAAAAATGTATTTTATCAACTTCGTGCGGGATGCTGTAACTCAGTACGCAAAAACTGACGACATTGCATTGCAACAAGCAATTCGTACTGCTCAAAAGGGTACTGAAAGTTATTTCGACGTGTTCTCATCTCGCGTACCAGTGGGTAAACGCATTGAGTGGAAAATGGGGAGTCGTGATGAAGTTAAAGCGATGGTTGCGAAGCACAAAGAAGAGTATACACGTCCAGTGTCAAAGCAAGCTCGTGCTATTGATATCGTGAAAGCTAACCCAACTGCAACCTCGCGCGAGCTTCAAGCAATGTTTATTGAGCAGTTGAAACTGACTCCAAACGGTGCCGCCACATACCTTTATAATGTGAAGCGCATGTTGAAAGCAGGAAAATGAACTGCGTTGTGTTGGACATAGACGGTGTACTAAACTCCGTCTCATCGATGGTTGCGTACCACCACCTACGTGGTCCATCAAAAACGATTTACAGCGAGGCCGACCGTCTTGACCCTGTCGCCATTGGATTGCTAAAGTACCTCATTGATGCAACTGATGCAAAAATCGTCGTATCAAGCACTTGGAGAATGAACTACTCGCTGCAAGAGTTCGTAGATATCTTCACATCATATGGTTGGGTAGATGCTCCATTTACTGGAAAAACTGGACGAGGTGGAATTGGTACTGTACGTGGTGATGAAATTGAGGACTGGCTGAATGCTCATCCTGAGGTTTCTAACTATGTTATTATCGATGATGATAGTGACATGCTTCCCCATCAGTTACCACACTTTGTGAATACGTCGGGTGCAACGGGGTTTACATTGGTAAATTTGTGCGAAGCACTGAGGATATTTGGTGTACCAAATAGTGATCTAGAAGCGCACGCCTATTTTACCAAGCCGATTTAAACAGTTGGAATTCGTCCAAATCTACTCGGGAATGCATTTTTAATAGCGTTTCCGAGTGGTAAAATTTTATTTGCGTGTTGCTGACGAAGGTTTGGTTGTGCTCCTGGTCTGCTCTCGTGTTGTGTCCAGTAATATCCATCAATCGGAACGTGAACAGCCCCACCAGTCAGACAAGCTGACGCCTTCATCGTCCATTCAATACCAGCGCCAAACTGTAGCGCTAACTCTAACGCAACTGGTTGCACAAAGTCTCTTTTGAACACCGTTAAGTGGTGGATGTTCCGTGGGTGCATCCCCACGCCACAGTAGTACCGAGGATATCGGTTTGCTGACAGATGCTTTCCGTCAACATCTACCATAACTTCGTTTGTCACGGCAGCACCTGCTCCAGTTTGTGATAGTGCATCCATACACAGTGTTAATGAGTCGGGATGAATGTAATCATCATCATCTACAAACGCGATATACCGACTGTATTGTAGGGCACTATACCGTAAGTGCGCAAAGAACTCTGAAAACTTCACACCATCTGTTGGGTTGTTGACTAATATTAGATGCTGTGAGTTTGGTGGTAATGCTATTGCAACAGACTGCTTACACCGCTCCAATAAATTAGGATACGGATTATGCAGTCTAGTGTGAGTAACAACTGTTAAATTATACGTTGTTTGGGGCGTATTCATCGACGAGTTCGAAAGCAACAAGCGCAGAGTATGTTAACCCAACTGGATTGCTACTGTATGTGGTTGAATTGACGTCAGTTTCAGACCTCATCTCGATTAGGAACTGAGAATTTTCCCCAACCTCTTTGACAAAGAAGTCTGCATACCCATCTATTCCTCCAATTAATACGTCACTACTTAAATATGCAGTGTTGTCGAGCATCAATCGACACCGATGTTCATTGCGCCGCCAGTAAGCGCCGCCACTAACGTAGTCAATCCTGCTAATATACGTAGATGCTCCCATTGGAAGATTTCCACCAACCGGAAATCCGTAGTTAACTGCCATAGTAATTTTCCACGACCCTGCCTTTAAAAAGGTAAACATACCACTATATGCGTCGTATGTAACTAATCTATCAGCAGGAGTATACAATTCATCAACTTCTGGCCAACTAGTTGTTATCGATCCGAACCCGACCAACCCTGACGTTACATACATGATTTGCCGCCGTACTCCACCAGTACCATTGGCGCCGGTTGGTCCCACAGGACCTGCTACTGTAGAATCTGCTCCTGCAGGACCGGCAGGACCTTGCGCCCCTGGTAATCCAGTAGCTCCGGCAGGCCCTTGTGCACCTTCTGGTCCTCTTGGTCCCATCTGTCCACTACCGCTACCTGTACCAGCACTAACACTAATCGGAGGGTTAAATACGATAGTGTTTGCATCTATTACACGCCCAATCGGCTGAGATGTGTTAACAGGGTCGGGAGTGGTTGATATTACTCCATTTTGGCCTACCCAAACTAAGCTATTCGGATTTACAAACGCCCACGCTGGGTTAACAATGACTCCGTTGCACACGACACTAACTTTTTCACCTGCGCTAACGCCGGCCATTGCTATAGCAAGTGTTGCGTATCCAGTATCGCTAGGTTGTGCTAGTCGCACTGTGTTGAATGTATTGCCACTATACGCTACCACTGACATTGGAGTTACTACTTCTGCTGTTGACGCGACTTGTAGTTGCGTGCCAAATGCATATGGTGCAGATATTGTGCCGTTTACATAAAACACATCATCCGTTGTCCAAAACTCTCCCGTGCTTTTTGAAATTGGCTTTCCACTACCATCAAACGCAAGTTTCCCAGTTGGAAAGTTACCGGTTTTTCCGATTTGAGAACCAAATGGAGAGCAGGTTGCAATTCCACCCACGACTGTCCCAACGAACAATCTAGCACACTCTTGCCATGCACCAATCCCTCTGATGCGCATTGTGTCGATACTCGGATCAAACCAGTGTTGACCGTTAATTGCATTAGTTGGTAGTGTTGATTGTATCAAAGGTGGAGTTGTTGTGTGCCCGTACGATACTACACCCGTCTTTAGGTTAATATCTACATATAGATAAGTTAGTGCTGCACTAACACCCACCCAAGCTGTATCAACATCTTGCTCGATTGTAACTAGGTAGTTTGATTGCCTGTGTGCAATTGTCAATACAACTGGAGTGTTGGTTGCAATTATTTTAACCACCTGACCTTGCATTTGCAAGAATCGAGGTTGTTGTGTTGCATTTTGCGTGGCAGATACTATACCGTGCCTAAAATTTACTAGCATATAAAGTCCATTGATGATTTATTTAGCAGTGTCATGCTGCTGTTGGAATTCCAATTCCTTTGCTGATGCGAATCTATCATACACATTTGGCAAGTCTTTGATGGTAGTATTTGTTGTTAGGATTGTTTTTGGGTTATTCAGTAGTGTTGGGAACATTTCAGGATCTAACATATCTTTATATTGCGGGTGCACAAACACGATAATTTTACTAACATATTTGTTAAAATTCCGCACATCGCCAACCACAGTCTCCTCATATTCTGTCGAACCTGCTCCTCTGGATGCAGTACTACTAGATGCAGTTAGGTCATTATATGGGTTGAGTCGTCTTCCAATGTCTCTGCTTAGTAGAGCTTGATCAATCACAAATACAACACCGGAAATTCCGGTTCTGCGTGGCGCTCCTGATGCGAATGCTCGCGCAGCACTAATGCTTCTGCTAAAACTAACTGACTTATCACCAGTTCGAGCACCGCGCATGTACCTGAGTGCATTTGGTTCAATCTCAGCCCTAGCTGTAAGGTTGTTGGTTGCTAGTATTTTTTCAGCACTGTCAGCAGTTGTACCGTGATACAGTGGTGCTACCTTTGCTTCTAGTAGTGATAAAACAGTGGTGACTTTCATATATTGAGCGTATGTGTTGACATATTTAGGTGTGTATCAACTCTTCATTAGCAAAACACCAATCGGGATAATTAGGACTGTTAAGACGCCTGTTGATTGTTGATGGATTTAAGCTAGCAGCCTTTGACGCAATAGCAACACTGCCAACTCTTCCTAACGGTGTAATAATTGCGCGAGAACCCTTAACTATGTTGTCGGTAGCAATTGTTGAGCTATCTACATAACAACATTCATCACCAAATATATTGTATAAATAGTCATGCTGATTGCTCCTTGTTAGCATTAGAGCGAGCGGATGGTGGTACATCGTGGCTCGCACTTCTATTTATGATAGTTGCATACTAGTGCAACAAAAAAGGACCAGCATTTGGTCCTTTATTTTAGCAATAACGCTCGACAATTCTTTGCCAATTAGGGGTCCCACTGGCACACATATTGAGACCTCGAACTAATTTTCGAATATTGGCGGTACCAGATTGCTTCTCAAGCATATCAACAACTTCATTACGCTCAGCATCAGTTAGTTGACGACCTTCAACGGGGATTTTCGGTGCAATTTTACGCATGAATGCAAACACTTCATCCTTCGTTGGATTTAATGTGATGATGAATCCGCGCGTGGCTAGTGCACCATCTGGATCAAGTGTTTCTGCTGGTAAGTTGCTAATCATAATCACACGACCTTCAAAGTCGAAGTATCGTGGGAACATCTCTGGTTCTTCACCAACCGCGATGGAGTCTTGTGCCTTTGCCATCTCCTCTTCATCAGCTGGGTCAAACAACCAAGAACCCATTTTTGCCCAGACGAGTTTCCGTTTCTTTTTGGTGTCTAGTGCAGCCTTCAATAGATTGCGACCTTCTTGTGTGGCAACAATCGTATCACAGTCATCTAACACCACAATGCCAGTACGGTTCATGAATAGAGTCTTGTACAATCCAGCTGCAGAGCCGCTCGATGTGTTTTTGAAGTATCCATTCCCGTCTTCTAAGCCAAGTTCTCCAAGTGTTTCTTCAACAGTATGAGTATTGTGGTGCACAAAACCAGCTGCATCGCGATACAACATCTTGTGAGACTTAACTTGGATGTCGTACACATCTTGCTCTGGTAGCGCAGTTGCTGATACTACTGTAACTTTTTCACCACTAATTTTGGTAATACTATCACCAACCGCTAGCTCTGCAGCAAATGTAACATCGCACCTATCGTCAGTGGCAAATAGGTGGTGGGTGGAAGTAATAATTTCACTACCATCGCTGAATTCAAAAGCAATTGCTTTACTATGCTTGCGAATTAGTCCAATAATTGGAATAGGAGTATCGTTATGATCCTGAACAGTCCACTCGAACTTGCGAATGTCGTATAGTCTATTCAGTTCTAACTCTGTAATATTGAGATGTTGCTTAATTAGGTCGGCCAGTTCACCAAACGATTTGGTCTCAAGTTTCAATGCAGTAGTATCCATAGTGGTAGTAGAAGTGTAGTATCGTGTATTTAGTCTTGTTGGAGAGCTGCTTCGTATTGGAGATGTTTTGCTAAGATCACATCAACTATTTTCGTCACACAATCTTCTGGATTGTCTGCAAATTCTGTTTCTTTGATGCGAATGAATGTGACATCTTTCAATACTCGTTTAATATTAGTCTCTCTAATTACGTCGCTTGCTTTTGCTGCTGTACACCCCCAGTGATGTTTCTCATCAAACTCTACCCACACGCCAATGTCTGGTATGTAAAAATCCGGACGATATACCACATCATCGCAGAACATTACAAATTCATGATTACCTTGAATGGCTTTTACTTTCGTTTTTTGATCAAGTTCAGCAAAATAAATAGCATACCCCAGAGGTTGGGTGATATTAAATACCTCCCAGAACAGCTGTTGTGATACCACACCATATCGCAACCCATTCCCACGCACCTGCTTTGCTCTAGATATCCGCAACAACTCCTCGGGGGGCTTTGACTGCATCGTAGTCTGCCATTTCTCTTGTCGTTGTTCCCACATTTGGGTCCCCCTCAATTCTCCATGCGTAGCTATACACTTTTCTAATGAAAACGTACTCTGCCGCTCTCGTAGCAACTTTCTTGCTCGCAATTTATCACCATTTGCTTTCTTGATCCAATATTCAAGATTGGTGTTACGAGTGGCTTTGTCGATTAATCCATCCTTCCATTTCTGCTTTGCAATTGCTGCTGCACTGGTTTGCACTTCTGACACTTTATTAGTAGCTTGTTCATCTGTTAACCCTTGCGCAGTCCAATATCCAACTGTTTTAGGAGAGTGTGCGCTTTGGTGTTGAGATACTTTCGTCTTTGCTTCGTCTACAGACATACCTTGTTTAATCCAATATTCTGGTCGCCTGGCTGTATTACCGAATCTACAATCATCAGCTTTCTGTTGCGCCTCCTGTAGAGTCAACCCAGTTCGTACCCAGTATTCGGGGGTTAACATTTCTTGTTTTTTATTGTTGCGAGCTTTTTGCATAGCTTTGATGTGCAGCATTGCATCTGCTTCGGTCCAACCTCGATTGATCCAATGTTCGACGTTATTTGGTTTTGCAGTGCGATTCGGATTTAGTACATCAAACCGAACTTTGAGATTAAAATTCGTAATACTACACTCTGGTAGCTCAAGTAGCTGCAATGCACGCTGTTTTACATCTGGGTGCCAACCCTTCCAATCTCCCCTATTGAGAAACTCTTTTGCAAATGCGTATTCGAGTAACTGATCGGGAGTGTTGATCGTCTGTATGACGGTAGTGTGTTGCTCGTGTTTGCTCTTGCGCTTGGTGTTGGTAACATTCATTGTTAGTCCCTAAAAATATATGCAGCGAACTAGCTGCTGTATATTAATAGTACTATTTATGGATAATGGCTGCAAGTATTTTAGGCGAGGGATTTTTCCCAGTTTTTAAATGATCCATTCAATAACACCGCAGAACTTGCACATTTACCAAGTCCACCAGCTCCTAATATCACAGAGAAGTTACTCGCACCTTTCACAACAGCATTGATGATTGACTTCATATCATCCAACTGCTCTTCGTACGGTACCCGAGCTGGCGCACCTGGGAACTGCTTTGCTGCAGCATCTTCACCATCTGTTGTTGTGCTCTCGTTACCGCCGACTGAAACGGATAGTCCAAGACGACCACTCTTTTGTTGGTTGCCAACTACATTGCCCACGATATCATCCCGGCTAATTTCGCCGAGCTCGCCTGTGAATGTGTACCGTTGACGTCCAGCACCATCGACCTTGGTTTCAAACTCGTCTTTATGAGCAGCTAGAATCTCTTTGAAGATACGCTCTTGGTTACGGCCCATCTTTGAGAATGTGTAGCCAGATACAGCACCTTGTTCAAGCGCCCCGACGACATCATCGAATGCATCTTCGTTCAACACGCTCTCGGATAGTTGGGTATCCAAATCAGCCAGTACGCTGATTGACTCTTGTGTAGACAACTCAACTTCACCAACTTTTGGATTTTTGATAGTTTGAGCAAGTGTTGGGAGGATCTTTGCGAGTGACAGTTGACCAAGTGGCACATCCCCAATACCACGAATCTGGAAATTAGGGTGACGAGACGAACCATCCCAAATTGAGATCGAATCTAGCTTGGAAGATGCAGACGTTGAAGTCCAATTGAAACGCAAGCTAGTGCCATCTTGCAGAAAATATCGCAACCCAATCCCTTGACCCTGTGAACCACTGTAGTGCTCAATCTGTGGATACCGATACATTGTACCCAGTTGTTTTTGCAGATATTGAACAATCGTGCCAACAGCCTTTTCGAAATCTGCTGCTCGAATGCCTTCAGATAAATATTGTGAGAATTTCATAGTGTCATAAAATAGTGTATGCGTTATTTATGTGACTAAATAGTTCACGCATCACGTTAACACATAGTGTATCTAACTACTACTCAGCGCGAATTCATCAAACAACACTGTAGCCAAGTAATTGGCGAAGGCACTTGCTTAATCAAAAGCCGTCCACCTTGTGCAAAAGTAATGTCAGTAGTCAAGGTCCGTCATCGTGATTACATTCATTCTCCGACAGAGGTTATCATCGAGAAAATTGTTGGAATAAAGGATGTTCTGGCTCGATCAATTGAGATTGATTGGGTGCAGTCACAATCTAGTGTATATGTTCTACCATTCAATAAGTTTGATTGGCGACCTATGGTATTTGAGCGTGGTGATGTTGTTGCAAACGCACTTCAACCACTACTACTTGAGCAAATTATTACAGATCGATTTAGTCAAGTGGTTGATATAAAATATGTGGCGGAGAAAAAGATTCCAGTTCACATATTTGGGGTGCAGAAGTATGTTGCGATACGCACCGCCGCATACCCTCGATTTGGTGACCTATTGAAAGAACTGCAATGAGTAACAAGCGCGCAAACATAAAAAAGATTTTTAAGTGTAGTATATGTGCAAAGGCGGATTACAGATCCGTTGTTCCTGGAGCTATTACATTCTTCAATCGTTGCACGCTTACACCAGGGTGCGTTGGAGTACTGTCTGTTGATCCGAATGCTGATGTTACGGCACGCAGTCATATCACCTGGCGACAAACACCTAAGGTCTATAAAACCTCATTCACTTCTGTTCGAACAATTGTGCTTACTCACAATTTTGGCCACATTGGTTCGCTGATTGTTGAGATTTTTGTAGAGGCCAACACAAGCGGTGGAATCAGTCGTGTTAAAACCACTGCTTTTACCGTTGTATCTCAAACAGCTGATACTGTTATAATCGATCTTCTAACTCCACAAACAGGTGTTGCAGTTGTTACTGATAATCAGTTTAATCCACCCACACTTGTGGTACCGTCTACGTCGTGGACAGCACCGAGCTTACTAACGTCAAATATTTTGACAATTGCTGCTGACATTGAAGCATCGTCCTTTACAGCAACATTGTCTTATAAATCACTAACATCGCTTGATACGTTGTATACACAATTAGACTTCATTAACCACTTTCAATCCACAGGATGGACTACATCTAATGTGCCGATTGGGGGTACACTGTGGACACACTATAAGGTGATTGCACTGGAGAAACCATATTTCCTGTACTCAGCTGTGATTCCGACGTACCTATTGCAAAAAGGCAATTCGCTGTTATTAACAGGGTCGACGCTACCAACGGTTGTGTTGCCGCTAGCTACCTCAGACAAGTCAGCTGCAGCAGACGTTGTGCAAGATCGCATTATTCGCAATTCGACTATTCGTTTAGGGGACCTCGTTGTTGACAACAACCAACTGGTTGTTGCAAACTCTACTATTGTAGAAGAACTTCGAAAACCATTCGTAATATACTAAATGCTTGACAATAAACAACAAGAAATGCTAATCTCATTGTGGGTAGCAGATGCTAAGCTATTCACCAAAACTTTGCCAATCATTCAACCAGAATACTTTGATCCAGAATTTCGCAAAGCTGTTACCTTCATCAAAGAGTATCACGAGAAATATAACGGAATCCCGTCGATTGATATCATTGAATCTGATACAAAGCTTAAACTCAAAAAAGTGAAAGCACTGCTAGGGGATGAGGTTAAGTACACACAAGACCAAATCCAAACTTTTTGTCGTCAGAGTGCTTTACGCAACATAATTTTAGAGCAATCTCCAACATTGATTATGTCGGAGCAGTATGACCAGTTGGAACACTTGGTTCGAAGTGCGATCTCGATTAAGGTAGATAGCAACATCGGCATCTCATTCTTGCAAGACATCGAATCTCGTCAAGAGGTGCAGGAAAATGCTATCCGTTATTCACTCGGTTATCCGGAGATTGATAAAAAAATGGATGGTGGTGTGGCACGTGGTGAAATGCTGCTTGTGCTCGCTATTTCTGGTGGTGGTAAATCCGTATCGATTCTCAACTTCGCTCTCAATATGATGAAACAACGGGGGTTAAACGGTAAGTTTCTCAACTGCCTGTATGTGTCACTGGAATTGAATGAGCCAATGATTGATAAGCGCGCGCAGATGATTGTATCGAAGAAAAGTTCAGTAGAACTTAGTCGTCATCCTGAACTCGGTCAAGCCGCTGTCAATGGATTGGTTGGCGTCTCTGGAGAAATGGTCATCAAGAAGATTCGGCTTGGTTCTACTGCAAATGATATCCGTGCACTAATCAAGGAAATTGAAATTCAAAAAGGTTGGATACCAGACATCATCGTCCTCGACTATCTCGACAAACTGTATCCAATCCAAAAAGTGTCTTCGGAGAACATCGGTACACGCGACAAGTTCATTACAGAAGAGTTTTACGACTTGCTTGGTGAATATGATATGATTGGACTGACTGCAAGCCAGCTGACGAAAGCAGCTGCATCTGTTGAAGTGTATGATCAAAGTCACCAAGCTGGTGGTGCAGAAAAGATTCGTTCTAGTGACTGGACACTTGCCATTCACTTAACAGATGCGATGCGTGCTGCTGGTCAAATCGGTTTTCAGTTTCTGAAAACCCGAAGTTCGGGTGGTGTTGGTAGTATCGTCAATGTTGGCTGGGATGCGAAATCCTTGAGGATTTTCAATCCACAAGAAAAAGGCGCATTTGATAGACCACAAAGAGATGCCACACCTGTGAAAGCATCGATGATGGATCTACTTGGTTTAACCTAAATACACTTTTGTTGAAGGTGCGTATGCGATTTAGTGAATATTTAAAACAATCCCTAAAAGAAGGGATTGAACACATCGAAGATCTGTCGATAGATGAGTTCGTCGATACAATTACCAACCTTACTCGGTATGCAGCAACAGAAAAATTAGATGGATCTGCACTAACTTTCGGAATTGACGAGCACGGTAAGTTGTATACCAACCGACAGCAAAAAGGGAATGATACGCCTGTATACGATCCAGCTCAGTGGGGAGACTCCCCTGCGTATGTTGGGTTTAAATCTGCTCATCAAGCACTACAACAGGTTGAGGCTAGTCTAGCAAGAGTGGTTCCTGCTAATATATTAGTTGAGTGTGAGGTTCTTTATGGTCGACAACCAAATGCTATCATTTATGGTAGTTCAGCAATCGCATTTCTTCGCGCTATCAGCGAACAATCTCCACAAATCATCAAAAAACTTCAATCATTGAAACTAGCACCAGTACAGGTAGAGACGGTCGAGATTACAACTGAAAATGGGGTAGATTTGATCAAGAAGCCAACAATGATTACTTGGCGTTTCACCACTCCACAACAAATAGATGCACAGAAGTTAAAACAGATTGATTTTGAGGATGAGTTGGAGCAATTGAAGCTGTACATCAGTCAGCAGGTGGAGACGTCGCAGGGGGCGATGTCAATTGCTGATATTACTCGTTCAACCTCCAAGACTCGGGAGATGGTTGCACTTCGCAAGCAAGTTGCAGAGAAGTTATTAACCGATTTCAAACTACCAATTAAAGAGAAATTGCTCAAACAGTTTGTCCGTACGCTGGTACCGAGTTTGCGTGACGTGAGTGATGTTGATGCTGAGCATGATCCGGGTATCGAGGGCGTCGTTATGTTCGATCCAAAAACAAACCGTCAAATCAAGATTGTTGATAAGGATGTGTTCTCCGCTTTCAATCAATTCAACTTTGCTATTCGCAATCAAATCAAAGCTACTGTACCTCGTCCCGTTGAGGGAATGTTAAAAGTTGCTGAAACACGTAGTGGCTCTATCTACGGTGATTTGCTAGAGGATTTGTCTGTAATCCTGCAAGAGCCGAAATTGAAAACGCCTCGCACAATCCGTGCATTCCTTGCTTCTCGTGAAGGTGACTGGTCTGTTGATATTAATAAAGTTCGTCCGCAACTCATTCAAGCACTAAAAACTGCTGAACAATCGCTGATCCAAGCAAAAGATACATTTATGCAGCGGGTCGACAAAATTGAAATGGATTCAGCAACGGGGCGCAAATTTAAGTACTCTCCTGAGATTACTCGCCGTACGTTGTCGCTGTTTGCTGATATCATTACAGACATTCGTAGCAATGAAAAAGCAATACAATCCACGAGAACTACTCAACAAGCTGTAGAAATCTTATACAAGAGCTACCTCGGTGATAAATAATCAATACTGCCACAACATATTATGAAACTCTCTACCATTTTAGAAGACGCAGCCGCTGGCTCGATAGGGGCAGCATCGATTGCTGGTAACCCATTTACGCACTCTGGTTCTATTAAACGACGTCCGATACTAAAGAATAAAGTGCAAAAGTTGAAGATTAGCGAAAGTGTAATCTCAACTTTTGATGTGAGTACAGCCATCCTATTTGAATTCGATGGAGCAGTGGGCTCTAACGGAGGGAATGGCCTCAGTGCAGATAAAAATGCGAAGATCGTTGCTGATGTAAATGATAAGGTGTCAAACGCTACCAAGCGTGCACAGGTTGATGATAAAACACAAACATCTACTTTTGGTTTGCAAGATGGTGACGGTAAAGTGATCAAGGTCACCGTTAAGCGCGATCAAGCGGAAGATTTTGAAACTCGTCTCAATGCTATCTTGAGTGATGCAGACAATCCAAAAGAAATCGCAGAAGTGCTGTACATGCTAAAGCAGGACTACGATATCGTCGACGTTGAATGGGATGAAGCAATTACAGAGGATGAGGAACCAGAGAGTGAAGAAGGTGGTGAAGACGATCTCGCGCTTGACGGTGAGGAAGATGCTGGTGATAATGAACTGGACCTTGATGGCGAAGAAGGTGGTGAACTTGGTAGTGAAGATGAGACATCTCCAGATATGCAGCAAAGCACAGTTCAGTTATTGCAACAGGTGATCGACCTACTAAAATCTGAAACTGGCGTTCGTACTGCGAATGCTGATGTTGCAAAAGCAAAAGCTGAAACCGAGTTACAAGACATTGAAACTCAAAAACAAGATGCTGAGATCAGTCGCGAGCAAGAAGTTGCAGACATGGAAGAATTTGAAGAAGAAGAAAAAGAGCGCAAGAAAAATGAACGACTTGTTCAACGCTTGGCTAAATATCGTACATCAAAAGGACACGCACAGTGAAACTAACATCTATCATCGCACTCAATGAAAGCGCTTACTCCAAACTTGCCGAATGGGAAACCGCTGCTAAAAAACTTGGCTACACTGTTACAAAAGATAACAAGACTGGTACGTACCACGCTTGGGATAAAACGTCTCACAAAGGTCGTTTCAATGCTCCAACTAGCAAAGGCTCGTTGACAGAAGGTATACTCAACAAAATTGCTGGTAAAGTAATGGGACAAGCACTAACGCACAAATATAAAGTTGGTGACGACGTGTCGTACGAAATGGATCCGCCACAAGAAGGTGGCCGAGGCAAAGGTAAAATCACAAGCGTCTCAAAAGCAGGCGATCATTACACTGTGAATGGCAAGTTCGTGAATCACTTCGAAATCAAAAAGAAGCACGCAAGCGTCAAAGAAAGTAAAAACAGCACTGCTTACGCTGCCGGGTACGATGCATTTCTCGCTGATGTTGTTAAAAATCCACACCCAGCTGGTAGTGACGACAATCGCGAATGGAACTTGGGTTGGGAAGCTGCACAATCGCGTTCAGCAGTATCTGAATCATTCAATGAACCAACTGTGGTGGAAGGTCTTAGTGATACAATCAAGCGTAGTGTTAAAAAGCTGACCGCACCAGTTAAGGATCCAATCTTGGATCAGATGAAAAGCATTGCTGACACTGCTAATAAACGAGCACGCGCAGCGCAGAATGTAAAATATGCGTCTAAAGCAGTTAACGAAGCATACACCGGTCACTTCAATGATGATGACTGGTATGAAGTCGATCCAAAAACTAACACGGTACTTCGTCACGCTGGTGGCCACGCGGACTATCGTCCAACAATGCTCGGTCAACCGATTAAGCTGCCAAACGGTAATGTACTAATGCGTGGGATGTGCGCAAAAGATTTACGAGGTGTAACAGAAGCAGCTTCTCCGTTCAGAAAAGGTGATACTGTTACTATTACTGCTGATAGTAAGTACAAGGGTGAGAAATGTAAAGTCCTAAGTGTTGACCGTGGGTTTGAAATGTTGGAAGTTACAATGATTAAATTCCCAGGTTCTCATATCAGATCCGACTGGAGAAATTTCAGTAAAGCTGTCAACGAACAATCAACATCGCCTGAGTACAAATCTATCAAATACAAGCAGTACACTGTACGCCAAGAAGGCCCAAAACAATGGGCCATCGTGGGCGCAACTGTTAATCGTTTTGGTACACTACTAGCTGCTAAAAACTACATTGATAAGAGGTTGTAGAGTGGGCAAATTCTTGGATTATCTATGTGAAGCTGCTGAACAACCACGGCTAGAACTACCTGCTATTGAAGTAGGAGACGAAATCCGAATTGGAAAATTCAAGAATCGTAAAGCAACTGTGACAGGATTTGGTAAAGACACACACGGCCAGCCAATCCTGTATACCACAAAAGGAAATCAATCTCTATTTAAACCTCGTCTTGCTAAACTAATGAAAGATGGTGTCGAAGAGGATGCAATGCCTAGGGTAATCATAGACAAGGGGTGGTGAGTAGTTGCCCCCTTTTTACCAAACATAGATAAGGGAGCATTAGTTCCCTTTACCTATTTTGATACCACGCAACTCTCATCCTGAATGGGCCATCGAGCTCGAATCGAAAACTAACGTCTATGGCAAGCGAATGTACAAAGTTGCAGACGACTTGTGGTACCCAAGTGTAACGACTGTTATCGGACAAGCCGATCCAGAAAAACAAGAAGCACTAAACGCTTGGCGCAAGAACATTGGCTTCGATAAAGCAGCAGCTAAAACAAAAGCTGCAACCGATCGTGGTACGGGTGTACACAATCCACTTGACGATTGGCTCAATGATCAAACTAAAACATTGGCAGAAGATTCCCCTAAAGAGATTGCAGTTCCGTACAGACAGATTAAAAAACAATTGGTCACCAACCTAACGGAAATATGGGTCAATGAGCAGTGCTTGGTATCCCACGAACTTAAAACAGCTGGTCGTGTAGACTTGATTGGTGTGTGGAAGGGTAAACCTGCTATCATCGATTTCAAGACTGCAAGCAAGAAGAAAACAGAAGACTACATCAAGGACTATTTTCTACAAGAAACGACGTACGCCCTGATGTTTTATGAAATGACCGGCATCCTTATTGAGAACATTGTAACAATCATCGGGAACGAGACGCTTTTTAAACCTCAAGTATTTGAAAAGTCGATTTATCCGTATGTTGGACAAGTAAATAAAGTCTTCACAGATTATCACACATCAAAATTAAAAAAATGACCCAAGTTCACTCCCCATTTTTCATTATCCACGAAGCTGTATCACCAATGCAGTGTGAGCAAATCGCCGACAGTGCTGAGTTCATATCACTTGATGTAAACAAATCTGGTCAGCCAGTAATGACAATCAAGCACACTGAGTTGGCTCATGAGATGGTTGCTGGTGCAATTGCTGCAAATAGAGAATCGATAGAAGAGCACTACCAAGGAAAAATCACCAATCTGGAGCCAACTCGTGTCCAATGGGCGGATAGTACTGTCAACCCTGTTGCAACTTGCGACAATTCGACTCGAATTAAAGACAAGTGGTTGCGGGTACATAATAGAGACTTGACAGCACTTGTGTTTTTGAGTGATTATAATGATAAGCCACCGTTTGATACTGAGTTTGAAGTGTACGGTGGCAAGTTTGAGTTACCATCCCACGGATTTGGATTCAATCCAGTGCGCGGAACGATGATCATCTATCCGAGCGATCCACATTTTACGCACGTATTTTCGAAAATTGGAATGGGTGAGTTGTTCATATCAAAGACATTTATTCAACTCGAATCTCCGTTGATATATTCACCGAAGAACTTTCCGGGTACATGGACACAATGGTTAGAGCAAGTTATATAAAAAGGAATTATTATGGCAGTAGAAGGATTTGATTTCGTCCCTCCATCTAGTGATGTCGAGCGAAAACAGTTGAAAATTATGATAGAGGAAGCTTGCGGTTGCTTAATACGAGCAGATGGTGAAAAGGACCACAAGAAAGAGATCATTGCAGCAATTCGTGAACAATTCAAGATTGACGCATCTATTTTGAATAAGGTAATTGCAATGCGTCACAAGCAATCATTCGGTACTGCTAATGCAAAGCTAGAAGCTACGAATGAGTTGTATACGACGTTATACGGTGATCAATCTGGTGATGCAGAGGATAAGTCGTGAACGTATTTCACCTCCGTCAAGGCGCGACTCTGCAAAATGTAAACTCGCAGTTGATCCGACTTGCACCGGTTGGGTCAAACATCTGCATCGTGGAAGCTGTTGGTGATCCAATTGATGAGCAGTTGGCGATTGAAGTTGCCAACTTACTTGCAACTAGCAGATCATCAATAATAGTTGAGCAGAAGGTAATGGGTTATCAAATCGGCACCCTACCAGACTTTCGTAATAAGCCGTACAAACTTTACTTTATAGGGTAACCAAATGGAACCAGAACTACGTCAACAATATAGTGCTATGATTAATAATGTTGTCACAGACAGCACGGAGCAAGCAAAAGCTGTTCTATCGAGCATTCTTGCCGCAAAGATGGCATCGAAGTTGAGTGCACACAATGAGCAAATTATGACATTGAATCGCACTTCGATGGATACTGCAACAGCAAAAGCAGCGGCAACTGATACTTCCGTTAAATAAGGAAACCAACCTATGCTAATATCAGTCTCAGGATCGCAAGGTGCTGGCAAGTCGAGCATTCTTGCGGAACTTTCCAAAATAGGATATCAAGTCATCGCCCGCAAGACGTCGCGATCCATTTTGGCTGACTGGGGGTATACTCTTGATGAAGTGAATGAGAATAACGCACTCACTTGCAAGTTCCAAGATGAAATTTTGAAGCGAAAGTTGGCAGATGATCAATTTATCCTTGCGACTACTCCTAGTGGCGCTAAGCAAGTTATCTTTACAGAAAGAAGCTTTTCTGATTTGTGGACCTATGCTTTAGTAGCAATGGGGCATAACAATTCATACAGTGACTGGTTGGATGAGTATTACCGCAAGTGTATGGCTGCGCAACAGATTTACGACAAGGTATATTACCTCCGTGCCGGACACTTCAAACCTGAACACGACGGCACGCGTGGTAGCAATCGTCATTATAGTCGAATGGTTGATTTGACGATGATTGATTATTTTAGCCAAATGACGCAACCCACAAAGCAGTGTGTAATCGATACACCAAATTTTGACGATCGTATGGCAATCTTAACTTCACACAATCCATTATGGCTACCGGATTGATTGATAGAGGTACGTACTACGAGATTGAGGATTGTAAACCAATCGCCACGCTCGATGTAGATGGGAATGTAACTGGTATGTTTTACTGCCCATACATTCCCAAATGGTTAGTTGATGTTGAGAACAAAGACGAAAGCATAAATAATTAAAGAATGGTTGTAGCAAGAGTTATCTTGCACGTTTCATTTCAGTAAAGCTGGCAACAAGGGGGTTCAAATCCGCCCGCCTCACATTTTCTTATAAATACAAGTAGGAGGCAGATATGCACTATTACTTGTATGAGATTAAGAACCTAGTCAATGGTAAAATATATGTGGGTGTCCACAAAACCGCTGATATTGATGATGGTTACATGGGAAGCGGAAAGGTTATCAAGGCAGCCATTGCAAAATATAGTCTTGAAAATTTTACCAAAACTATATTAGAAAAATTTGAAGATGCAGAGCAGATGTTTGCTCGAGAAGCAGAAGTTGTAAATGAGCAGTTTTTGGCCCGCGATGATGTGTATAACTTGCGCCGCGGTGGTACAGGTGGTTTTGATTATATTAACAGCATGCCAACCACAGTGGAATCGCGTGTACGAGGCGGTAAAGCGGCAATTGCTGCTCAAAAACAGCGAAGTATGTGGATTTATAGTGCTAGTTATGTATCATTATTTACCAACCCTGAAATACAAGCATTGGGTCGAGTGGCCGCATTGACAACAGAAGCTAGAGCTAATAGAATTGCCAGTTTTCAAGCATCAGCTCACGCTCAAGGATCTAAAAATTCTCAATATGGAACGATGTGGATAACAAATGGTATAAATAATATAAAGATTAGTAAAGACTCGACTGTGCCAGAAGGTTGGCGCAAAGGACGGGTCGTAAAAAATTCTGTTTGAAGTTGTATCAAAAGGTGTGCAAGAAGGGGTTTCGAAACCCCCGGGTCCACCATAAACAGTTTGGGTCATATGTTGTAAGTCCATAGTGCATTCGTATACAAGACTGTTTTTGATGGGCCCGACGTGGAGATTGCCTGCGCAATGAGTAGATACGATTAGGAATCGAGATGCAGTCCTCGTAAAACCAGCGAAAAACTAAACGCAGCTAACGCTTCGAACTCTGATCGCTTCCTTTTGGTAGCGTGATGATGAGGTCACGGTGACCTTATCTCCCAATAACCGCTAAATTAGGGCCCGCAAGGGCCCTTTTTTGTTCCCTAAAATACCCGCATTTTTTGCAGTCTAAATAACACCGAACACTGCAGACTGCTGCACAAAGGTTTTTCACATGATTAAGTATAACGCAACCCCTATCGAAATCCGTCCTGGTAAGTTTCCACACACTGGTTGGATCGACCTTTCTGGTAAAGGCGTCTGGACTGAAGTTGCTATTATGACCGTTGATAATAACGGCAACGTCCACTTCTTTCCACTAACCGCCCTCGATCGCATTGATCGCCAGCGTTTCTTTAACATTATTAGCAACCGCAATGCAGGCCAGTTCCCATTGTTTGAGCTGTGCTCGCAGACTACACTTGGTAATGGCGTCAATGCTCTTACATACTTCCAACAACTCGTGAAAGTGTTGACTCCAACATTCCAAATCTTGACACCGCGCACAGGTCAAATTGGCGGCTCTGCTGCTGCTCCTGCTCCGATGGCTCAACAAGCTGGTTAATCCTAATCTGCTGTGAGTATAAGCCACCCGTTGCGGTGGCTTTTTTGTTGGTCCGTAAAATATCGCATAAATAAACTCTACTAGACAAGGAAAAATATGAGCAATGAGTTATTTAATATTGGCGTCCGAGGTGATGTGATGATTGAGGATGATTTGGGACAAGTTATTCTATCAAAGCAAAACAGCGTTCATCCACAAAATCTCTCTCGTATTATCGCCCGTGCTCTTGCTGGTGAGCTCAATAGTACCATATTTAAACTTGCATTGGGTAACGGTGGAACGTATATTGATGCAACAGGTGCTACATCATTCCGCCGCCCAAATGATGGGGTATCACCAGATCTAGCAGGCTGGCAGAGTCGGCTATACAACGAGACTTATAATGAGGTTGTTGATGAGGGTTCATCTCAGCTTGGTCAAGGTGTTGGCGCATTCCCAGGCGGTGATGGATTGGGCATTGCGGGCGTACGCAGTGTCAAACTACCAACAGGTGAGAGTCAGGTTATTGTTACTTGTGTTATCAACAGTCAGGAACCCACTGCCCAGTTGTCGAATAGTTTGATTAGCTCGACGAATGGGGTATATACGTTTGATGAATTGGGATTATTCACTGCAGGTCTTCCACCTGTTGCAACACAAGGATACCAAGATGTTGTATTAGTTGCTGGTAAAACATATCTTGATAATACGTTTTTGGTATCTGGGCTGACGTATCAATTTGACTTGACAGTTGATGGAACATTCAAGAGTGCTAGCGTCACTCCAATTGGTACAGGCACAGGTGGGGTGGTAACATATACAGATTTAAAACAAGCAATAGATGCATTGCAACTTGGTGTTGTTGCTCAAGTCACTCAACCTGGTGTGAACACGCTTGGTAATTTAAGATTGCGTTCGATAATTGCTGGAACTGGATCATCTGTTGCAATTAGCGATATGTCTAATGGAACTGGACTGACTAATGGGCGTCCCTGGTTGTTCAACCACCTTGGGCTATCTACATCTGTACCAGCAGGTGCTACCGCATACCTTGGTCTTAGTTCCTCGGTCACTGGCCAACCACAGGGTGAAGAAGATAATCCTACCTACCCACAGAACGAGCGTGAACGAATGCTTACTCATTTAGTATTCTCACCACTTCAAAAGGATGCATCACGTTCTTGGAAAATTACTTACAAAATTACAGTTGTTGTTCAACAAACTAGTTAACCTGTTGACTTTTGTTTCGTGTTTGTATAAAATGACCCTATCTTAATTGAGAAGGGTCCTTTTTATGACTACATTCCTGTATCGCGTTTCTGGTGCACACACTGTCCAAGTGTATTACGGTTATGCAGCTACTACTGATGTAAAATCCAGCTTCCTCGCAGGTACGCAGCGCACAGATGCAGAAGACACCAATCGAGGTGACTACAGGTTGCTCGTTGATAACAAGCATGATATTGATTCGATTGTGTGTGAAATTGTTGACGAGTTTGGTGATGAGTTTGATGCGTGGTGTACTCGCAATGATTTGCGTGCAACAGACCTTCGCTCAATCACCGGTCCTACTATGTTTCCCACAACAGCATTCACTCGCGCTAAACGAGAAGCGCCGCAACGTGTGGAAAAATGGGGACGTGTGCGCCAATACGAAACCGCATTGGAAGCGTATCAGAATGGTGCGTTTTCATATCAAGAAATTACAGCTCTGGTCAAGAAATTAGGTAAAGCATTGGTACTCGATAAACTAGCAGCTTTGTCTCCTGCTCAGTTTGCAGCATTCGCATTAACTGCGTAAAACTGCGGTTGAGCACATTTATCGAATGTGTGATAGTCAACCTTGCAGTATGACTTGCATCTGCATTTCTACATTTATCTTCAAAGGAAACTCAATGTCTATTTCTAAATCATCTATTGCTATTAATGCAATCAACGCTGTTTATCGAGTAACTGGCTCTCGTGAAATCACCGGTAAAATGCTTGGAATTTCAGGATCTACTGTAATTCGTGTACTAAAATCTGCTGGTAAATCGGTGCAAGCACCGGGTCGCCCGAGTGAACAGTTATCTGCACCTAAATTGGTAACCGCCTATTGGGCACGCAATGAATCTCTTCGACAAATTAGTGCACGCGTGGGAGTATCCCCCTCTACCGTTGCTCGTCGCATGGCTGCACTTGGCATTCCCACTCGATCTAACTAACAACATCTGTGCGACGTGAAAAAGCCCTTTGTGGGCTTTTTTCGTATGCTTACTGTTGTCTTTATGTTAAAATGGGGTTACAATTACCACATTACTTTACAAACTGGAGTTTGAATGAAACGAATTGCCACCGCCTTAGTTGTTAGTGTGTTAGCTACATCAGCACTTGCTCAACAGATCGTCACTCGCGATGTTGCACAGGTTATGAATGTTCAACCAATGATGGAGCAAATTCGCCAGCCTGGTCGTTGCTATCAAGTACCTGGTCAGCCGCAACCGCAGAATAATACCGGAATGTCGATTCTTGGTGGTATCGTAGGTGGTGCAGTTGGGAGTCAAGTTGGTCAAGGTGATGGTAAACTTGCCGCAACTGCTCTAGGTGCAGGAATTGGAGCAGTGTGGGGTTCGGGTCAGCCAACGACCAGCAACCAGTACCAACAGCAGTGCGAGCCAGATAGCGTTGCCGAGCGGATTAGGGGATATCGGGTTACATACACATTTCAAGGTTACACCAGTTCGACTGTATTGAATTACCAACCTGGTCCCACAATTCCTGTCGTAATTTCCGTATCTCCTGATACTCAACAACAAAGTGGAAGCCGTCAGCAGTATCAAGGTCCTGACCATCCATCACAGCGTTTTTAATTTGTTTATTGTCATAATATGATTGTCGAACACTCTCTCTTGTATACGGAAAATCCTGCAGATCCACTTGCCCACTATCGGTATAGTAATCAAGTTGAGGCTGCCTTGGCTGGGCTGCTGGGTATGACAAATATTGATCAACCTATTGGACGTAATGGGTACCACCCAGAATATGACTTCAAAGACTTGGATGCTGGGTTGACTTTCGAAGTTAAATGCCAGTTCCGTAAGTTACTACAGGTTGAGTATCGCCAAAGCAAAGCGGATCGTGCAGGCGTACATCGTCCATCTGGCATCGAACTATCAACAGCAGACTATTGGATATTTGTTAGTAACGAATTCTCCAATGCAACTGGTGGTGCCATTGGTAAGGTGCGAGCGTTCAAACGGTCTGTATTGTTAACAATGTATCAACATTACAAAGATGCTGGTGGCAGTGATGCAAATAGCTTCACCATCAACCCTTGGGAAGGTATGGGTAAGCAACACATCTGGTTAGGTGACATAGCTTCCACTACTACGCCCAACACCTTCTACTTGTCTAATTGGACGCGTAAAGGATATCAATTGCAATCTAATTTTAATCCTGTGTATCGCCCTCCATCCAGAGATCCGTTCCCCAGCCGCACTGATAATATTTTACTGTAATTTGCTATTAGAATTGTTTACATGAAAAAGATTGACTACACACCAAAAGTCAAGCCAGTAAAAGTCCAGCGCTATGGAAAGGGGCCTGTTCCGTCTGGAATAAAGCCGTGGACAACAGTTGATACCAGTACAGGTGTGCGTGTCACGCAGACTTACCGGAGTGTATCCACGCCAGGTGGCTCGACTGCACTGAAACCATCGCCACAATACAGCGGGTCTGCTATCGTAGGCATTGCAACAATGCATAAAAGCAATCTTGTGCCTGTCTTTAGCAAAGAAGCAGCAACTGATACAGCAAAGATGCGTCGTTGACCTTTTGAGTTAGTGGGGTATAATAATCCTATTGACAAACAAATAGGACACGAGAAATGTATACTTTTGCACCGATCCCTACAGAACAAATTAACCACCTCGGTTTCTTTTTGATAGCGATTCCTGCTGTGTTAGTTTGGTTATCTGCACTATATCGTGCGAAAGAGGAAGAATTGAGTGTGTTCGGAATTACACTGATCCTTGCAGCTATCCTTGGGTTTGTTTATTGTGTTTCGTATGTGTGGACGAATCAAGAACCAAAGGTATATTCGAATACACAGGTAGTTGGTACACTTGCCGGGTTTGTTGCTGAAGGTCATCGGGAGTCGCGTTCAAGTGGTAAAACAACAACCGTTGTAGACGTCCACAATACGTACGTTGAGTATGAAGTTAGCGGTCAGCGAATTTTGCTTCCCACTCAACTCGGTCAAACGTATCCTCAGCAAGCTATTTTGTACAAGAATTAATAGGTTGACATTGCGAGAAAAGGGGTATATAATTACCTCACCAACACGATTACAGGAGTGAGAAATGGCAAGATGGTTTAACCCAGGGTGCCCTGAAAGTGCTCAGATGACACCAGAAGAGTTTGCTGTTCGCCAGCGTATTGTTGCAGTGATTGCAAAGCACACGCGGGAGATGGAGGGGTACAGCTATTTCAGTAGCAACCCTGGTGTTAGTGAAGATGACTATGAAGACATTGCTGACGATATTATGATCGAATTTGGAATCAAAGGATAACACCATGATTTACGATAGTAGTAAAAATTACCTCGATGGTTGGGTCACGCTCGTATTCGATGGTGTTGATCCTACGTTAGTTGAAATTGTCAAATACGTTGAAGTAAACTATGGATTTACTCCCAAGAGTGTCAACGTTGACAGTCCGTGTGAAGGTTTTGGCGGGTTTCCGAACCCTGGTATTGTAAAAGCTCATCCAACAGAGGGATATTTTAAATGATAGTCTATATTGGGTATACTTGTTACTACGACTCCTGCGACATTTTTAAGGAAGTATGGAAAGTTTTTGCGGATGAGGTAGAAGCACTTGTTTGGAAGGACGAATTTAAATCTACTGCCTTCGAGTGGCGTGAATATCAAGAATGGGTTGTTGAGTAGAACCCCCAACGCGCTTGAACCCAACATTACTAACATTGATAATAATTACTTACTATATCAAAATCCAATAGTGGCTATATTATATCACCACAACAATTATCAATAAGGTTTTATATGACAGAAATCAATATTACATCTACCCCCGCTGCAGAACTGCTCAATGCAGAAGGCCAAACGATCGCCGAAGCAGTGCGCTTCCGCAAGCTCGCCACAATTCAAAAAATCGTCTCCATCTCACCTATTGAAGGTGCAGATAACATCGAGGTTGCACGGGTTCTCAACTGGGACGTAGTGGTGAAAAAAGGGGAATTTTCTGTCGGCTCGCTTGCGGCATATTTTGAAATTGACAGCTTCATCCCAAATACTCTTGCTCCGTTCTTGACGAAGCCCGGTCACTTTCCGAAGACGTACAACGGTGTTGATGGTGAAAAGCTGCGAACTATCAGGTTGAAGGGGCAAATCTCCCAGGGTTTGCTGCTTCCTGTAAAAGTGGTAACTGACAAGATGGTTGAACTTTGTGGCAACCCTATGGGTGGATTTGTTATTGAAGGTGATGACGTGACAGACGTGCTTGGCATTCAAAAGTGGGAAGCACCAGTCTCCGCCCAACTCGCTGGTATGGCTCGTGGTAACTTTCCGTCTCGAATTGTGAAAACTGATCAGGAACGCATCCAAAATCTGACCCGTGCGTTTGCCAACGGCGTGCTTCAAGCGGAAACATACGAAGTGCAAGAGAAGTGTGAAGGGTCGTCCACTACCTGTTATATTTTGGATGGAGAATTTGGTACGTGCTCGCGAAATCTTGATCTAAAGGAAACAGAAGGAAATACCTTTTGGGATACTGCTCGTGCTTTGGGCGTAGAGCAAAAACTACGTGAATTTGGTCAAGACATCGCTGTACAATTTGAATTAATTGGGCCAGGCGTCCAGCAAAATCATTATAAGTTGAATAAGCACGAGTTCCGTCTATTTGATGTGCAGTTGCCTAATGAAGGGGGGCGCTATATGGATCCCACTGAGCGTGCAGAATTTGCAGCAAAGTATGGTTTCACACAAGCTCCGCTCGTCGATGCTAACTGGACGTTTGGTGACAAGACGATCGACGATGTTATCAAAATGGCTGATGGCAAGTCTCTGATCAACCCAACCGTAAACCGTGAAGGACTTGTATTCAAGGCCAACTCTCGCAAGCGGTTCACCTGGAAAGCAATCTCAAATTTATATTTGTCGAAAATGAAAGACTAGTCTGATGGTGAAGCAAACCAAAACACAGCAGATCTTTAGTGATCGGTGTCCGTACGATAACAGCAGTCAAACATCAGCTAAGAGGCTCCTGTTTGTCTGCTCAGTCGGAATGCTTCGTAGCCCAACTGCACAAATGGTTGCATCTAGTCACGGATACAATGCACGTGCTTGTGGGAGTGCAGTTAACATTGCGTTGATCCCATTGAGTTGCAACTTAATCAATTGGGCTGATCACATTATTTTTATGAATGCTGAAAATGCACTCCAAGCGCATAGAGAGTTTGAAGCAGTTGGTTATAAAGATGATATCGTGCGAAAGCAAATTGTGTGGAACATCGAGGACAACTACAACTGGGGTGATAATGTTCTGTGGAACGCGATTGATTGGAGGTTGAAAGACCTCGCTCGAAATGACTTCGCTCTCTGTTAGGGTTGAACCCAATTTCAACTTCAGTCATAATCAACTTACCTTAACAACACCAGGATCCAAATGGATTTTTACAAACTATTCAAATATGTAGCATCTGCAATGTTTGTTGCAGTCATTCTATATGCTGTATTCGCGAAGGATGATGGTCCTATTATTCAACCTATTCCCAATCAACATCAAACCAAGTTTAATCTCTAAGAAAGAATCTATATGAAAAATCAATCGTACTTGCCGCCCTAGTAGCGTTTGCTGTTAATGCATCGGCTGCTCCAGCTGATGGTGCACCTGCTGCTGAATGTGAAGGCATCAAGGTAGCTACTGGCCCTAAAGGCAAGGGATTTTCACTGCTGTTTGCCGATGTTGCCAAAGTCTGTGGCGCTAAAGTAAATCTATGTGAGGTAACCACAGCAGGTGGTCTAGACAATCTCACCTCACTTTCCACTAAGGAAGCTGATGTAGGGTTTGTCCAAGTGGATACGTGGACAGATATGAAGACTGGTGATGACAATATCGCTGCGCTGCAATCGATCCTTCCGGTCAATAACAACTATCTGCACGTCATCACGTCATCTGCAGGCTTTATCATTCAAGGTGAAAAGAAGTTTGGTGGCTTTATGGAAGGCAAAGCACAAACAGTTGTAATTAACCGCTTCTCTGAACTACGTGGTAAACCAGTTGCTCTAGTAGGTTCTGCACAGTTGCTTGGTCGACGTCTTGACAAACAGTTTGGTTATGGTATGCAGTTCGTTGATGCCAAGGATGATGGCGCAGCATTTGAAATGGTTAAAAAAGGTCAGGTTGCAGCCGCATTTACGGTAAGTGGATGGCCTTCTGGTACAGTGAAAACACTCACTCAATCATCTGGCCTAACAATGGTTCCGTTTGACGCCCCAATCAGCGAGCCGTATAAAGTGAAAGCACTGAACTACAAAAACATTGCGGTATATAACAACAACAGCCTGGCTGTGCAAAACGTATTCGTCACTCGACAATTCTCTGGTCAGCGCGCAGCAAACATTAGTGCACTACAAACTTGCATCATGCAAAATATGAGCGAGTTGAAAGAAGGCCAATATCAGCCAGGGTGGAACGAAGTTAATGTTAACGCAGCGACGGGTGGTATGACCCCCTTCAAAGCCACCAAAAAGTAAGCAGTAAATAACACCTGCACAGTAGCTCACGTTGTGGGCTATTTTTATGATGAGACAAACATGAAAACATTATTAGCGTTGACACTACTTTTGATTATTGCGAAAGTAATGGGATATGTGACGTGGCCTTGGTGGGCAATTGGAATTCCGGTATATACACTGATATTTCTATTTGTTGTACTAGTGTACGGATCTTGGAAATATAGTGAAAAAATCCAATTTCGATCGATGATGTCGCGTAAACGCCGTCCATTTTAATATAAAGGAAAAAATTGAATGATTGAAATTATTGGTAGTGAAGGAATTACAGCCCGCGTAATTGCAGATAGTGTTGCTAGCACGTGTGGTACCCGCCTTCTCACATATGAATTGGAGTATCCGAGGTTCATACACGGCGAGGTGCTGACTCATAAAATGTTGAGTAAGAATAGCGCATCGTCTCGTGCCATTCCTGTTGAAAAGATGCTTGATTTGATTCTCAATAACCCTGCGATGCCAGTGCATTGGGGTAAGAACCAGTCAGGGATGTCAGCTCGTGAAGAACTTACTGGGTCTACGTTGGAGGGAGTCAAAGCATCGTGGATTGCCGCAATGAAAGATGCTGTAAGTTTCACCAAAGTGCTATTGGGACTGGGGTTACATAAGCAAATTTCAAACCGAATTTGCGAACCCTGGCAGCGAATGAAAACTGTCATGTCAGGTACTGAGTGGGCAAACTTTTTCCACCTCCGTAACCATCCTGATGCACAACCGGAATTCCATGAACTCGCTCGTGTTATGCAACTCGCATATGACCAGAGTCAACCACAAATTCTCCAACCAGGTCAGTGGCACCTACCGTATGTAAACACTAATATTAATTCAGATGGTTCTGTTGCGTATACGACAGGAGATGGTGATATGTTATCGGAAGATGAAGCATTAAAAATCTCTGCTGCATGTTGTGCTCAGGTTAGTTACCGTCGTCTGGATGACACGCGCGCCGCCGCAAAGCGGATTTTCTCTCGTTTAATTGAGAGTGAACCGGCCCATGCTAGCCCTGTTGAGCATCAAGGTAAAGTAATGTTAAATGAATTGTCATCGGGGTCTACAGATGAATGGGAGCCAGGTGTAACCCACATGCGACGCGACGGTTCACTGTGGTCTGCAAATTTCCGTGGTTGGATCCAAGCTCGCCAGTTGATTGCAAATGAAGCAAAGTGGTAATATAGAATTTTTGGAGAAATATATGAAAGCAGTTCGTATGACAGCAAGTTGGTGTGCCCCATGTTCCGGTTTGAAAAAACAACTTGAACAACGTGGCATCAATATTGAAGCAAATGATATCGACGACAACACGGAAATTGCTGTCAAGTATGGTATTCGCGGTGTACCAACGATTCTATTCTTAGATGATGCAGGCGCCGAATGCGCCCCACGAATCGTTGGTGCACAACTAACTGAAGCTCAATTTGCTACCCTTGCTGAACTATCAATTTAACCGCACATGACACTCGAAATTGTGATAACAGTTGTTGCATCTACTACAATCCTAGCCACACTAATTAACGTAATTAAGGAACTAAAAAATGACAAATGAAATCGCCCGAACCAAAGAATGGTTTGAACTTGCTGTTCAAATTAGTGGAATGTGATGTCCAGCTTCTGTTAGTTCATTATATAGGTTTGTTAGTTTGAGATCGTTAAACCGCAAATACCCTACCGATATTCCAAGTATTTTTGGTGTCAACTTGTGTTCCGTTAGGTATTTGTGGATCGCTTTCGTCATGGGGCGCTCTCTTTTCGCTTTTTGAATAGCCACTTTCTTTGCGATTACTTCTGGAATAGCACTCAGGTTGCTATTACCGTACTTACTCTCGAGCGTCTGTAGCTTTTTTGCAAGAATGACTGGATTTTCCATAGGACTAGAGTATCCTGTCTTTTCAAGGTATCGTGCTGTTCTACGGGCTATAACTGCCGGATCCTTCGTATTGTGATCGTATCCCGTGCGACGCATCAACGTAGCACTAGATTTTGCGCGAAGTTCAGCTGATAGGTTATAATTCTCCACTCCATATCTGGTTAACATGGTAGCACGAATTGCCGCCTTCGTACTGTCCAATGATCGAACATTTTTCACTCCATACCGCAACATCATCGAATCCTCAAACGCTCTTTGCAGCGCTGGGTTCTTTTTCCAACAAGTTTCTCCGAAATTTGCGAGTTGAGTTGTTTTTCGTTTTTCTATCACTGCCGGAATGTGAGAGTTGTGTGACACCCCATACTTTGCTTGCATTTTCTGCTTGAAGCCGTCTGTACCGAAAGTGGAGTTCTCCGTCCAGTTTGTATTATTGTGTAGGTTCAACCAATGTGGATTTTGTGCTATACAATATTCTTGCAAAAATCTAGTTTCAAAGTCGTACACTGACATCATACACTCTGCCTCGGTTAATATACATATAAGTTCGAATGATTCGAGTCCGTCAATATCAATTAATCGACGAACCGTATTTGATGAGGTGCGATATCCTCCAGGAACCATGAATGTTGCAGGATTTGCATTGACACCAAACTTACTTCCAGCATACCATCTATTAGATGATATGTGACGAATTATGTAGAAATATGGAACCCGTCCATCTCCGTGTGTAGTTGTGCTGACCATATAATGCCTACCAGGTTGGTTAGAGTAAGCGGATGCTGATAACATCGCGGCTTACGAATTAAGTTAGATATTTATTAAATCATTAACAGGAGTATTATGAAGACAACAGATATATTAAGTTCCGTGTTAGAGTGGCAACAACTTGCTCGACCTGTGCCTGATGATAAGGGTCGATTGGTAGCGCTGGGAGTACATTTTGAAGAGATAAGCGAAATGTTTACAGCATTAGGTGCTGAGCCTGTAGCAACAGCATTGAGCAATTTGGCAACTGCCTTTAAAACTGGGTTCATCCAACCTGGTGAACGAGTTGTATTTGAGGATCTAACGATTGACCGTAAGGAGATGCTGGATGCTCTGTGCGATCAGATCGTCACGGCAACAGGCGTTGCACACATGCTTGGTATGGATATTACTACCGCTCTTGCACGGGTGAACGATAGTAACTGGTCGAAGTTTGTTGATGGTAAGCCCGTATTTGATGCAAACGGTAAAATTACGAAGGGCTCGTCATACGCAAAGCCAGACTTAGAAGGTTTGTACTAAATGACAACTGTATCTCTCATTGCTGATGGTGATGACCTAGTCTTACCACTACCAGATTCGATGTGTGAAGATCTCAATTGGAAAGATGGAGATACGGTTATGTGGACGGACAATAACGACGGCACTTTCTCGCTAACTAAGGTAGAGCCTGCCGTTCAAAGTAAACCAAATGGAGGTGTTGACCATGAGTAGTGATCTCGAGCCAGGTTGCTTGGCAGTTGTAATAGAGACAGTAACTGGAGCGCAAGTTGGTGTCGTCGTGCAGTGTATCAAAACGGTTGGTGAGCACTCGCTATATGGCACAATTTGGGAGATTCGATCTAAAAAGGATCTGGTTACTGAGTATGGTGGAATTGGTACAGTAGTTCACTCTCCTGCAAAGTGGCTTCGTAAAATTCGTCCTGATGAACTAAATAAAACAACTGAAAAAAATAAGGAGTTGGAGCATGAGTAAAGGAAGCGCAGTACGTCCTCGTAGCGTAAGTCAGGATGAGTGGGATTCTCGTTGGGAAGCAATCTTTCAGAAAGATGTGAAAGAGGATACATTACCACCACAAGCACCACAGTGGGGCGAGTCTCCAAACATTGACCTACGTAAAGATTCACAATGAAGACAATTGTTAGTCTACTAATTGCATTCGTAGCAACTGCAGCAGTTGCTACGTGTCCACAACTATATCCGAATGGTGTAGCTATTGCTCCTGCGAACCGTGATGTGATTGAGTTGTGTAATAGTTTTTATGTGGCTCATTACGACCAAGCTCACTCCCGTGTTGTTTTTACTAGCGCTCGCCTTGAGCCAGGTACAGCAATTGGTGCACCTACGCGAATTAGTGGATTCCGTCCCGACAGCCGCGTAAAAAACAGTCCACGCACAGCTCTATACGAAACGACAGGGTTCGATCGTGGCCATATGGTTGCTGCTGAGGATGCAGCAACAGATCAACAGATGTACGACACGTTTTATCTGACGAATGTTGTTCCACAAGTTCCAATTCTCAACCGAGGAAAGTGGAAGCAAATAGAAGCTCGCGTTCGTGCAGCAGCAATCAAATCACCGACTATTACTTGGATCGTTACTGTGCCGGTGTATAATGTTAACCCAACTTTACTGGCAGATCGAATTCCCATCCCTGCCGGAATGTGGAAGATGTCTATCAATGGTACGACAGATGCGTTTTACTTCGCGGATAACAAATCTACTGCAACTGTCGTGCCATATTCAAAACCAGATTGGCGCACGCTTATCAAAAATCAAAGCAATATTTTGCGATGAGTTTTAAATTTATAAAAGAAATCCTCGGAATACCGCCTTCGCCGTTTGAGTGGTTAGACGACACTCGTTGTGTTTTTTTTAGTTGAGGGTCAGTGGTACGGCATCTATGTCGAGGAGTTGATTCTTGATACTAATCCATCTCGCAACGTAATAAATATATCGTTTGGTAGAATAAGTAGCAACCAGTTCAGTGGTCCGGATGAGTTGGATCTAACACTAAGTGGTGCTGGTAAACCAAGATATGTACTCTCAACTGTCGGCGCCGCTTGTATCGCGAACGCGTTGATAAAAACAGCTGATGTGATATGTCTGGCTGCGACTGATGAACATTCATTACGGAGATCGCCAATATACTCGATAGCTGCCTCAGAAATCCGGCAAGTTGTTCCAGGATTTGGTGGCACGACTATGGAGATGGTGAAGACCCAAAAAGGTGACTTGTTGACACTACTCGTGAAAAACACGATCACTCGAGACATGCGTGATCTAATATGCACCAAATTGGAACTCATAAAAATATAACCACTATTGTACTAAATACGGTTCCTCACTTACCACTATACCACTATGAGCTACACTCTTACCACAAAGTCGGGTCGTAAAATGGAATTCAAAGTTCAAGCGTGTGCTGAATTGTATCAGAGTTTACTTGGCGGTGTGATAACAAAACGGTAGCTCCCTTTTTGTTATAGTGTATAATCGCTATATCAATTAATTTTGCGCCTGAAGCTTAACTGGACAAGCAGCGGATTTCTACTCCGTAGATAGTGCAGGTTCAAATCCTGTCAGGCGCTCCACAATAATTAGTTTGTTGACGACTTCGGCGAGGATGTACGCCCTCCGCTTGTCGCGTGATAGTTGTATGGCTCGTTAGTAGCTCCCTTGATTATCAGTTGACATACGCGTCCGTATAATGTATAATACACTTAATGCAACAGAAAGCTGAGGTTCTCAATGGGTGGTAATGTGTTTCCAGGTAAAACTCGACGATACAATGCTGACGAGTACCATACGTTGGTGCCAACTGTATTGAATATTGTCAATACATTCGCTGCCAAAGCTGAAGCCATCAAAGCCTTTAGCACCAAACCTTCTTTTGGTGATATGGATGTACTGTTCATCCCAGCTCGAGAACTGTCCACAAAGTTGCTACAAAACGCTTTCGGGTGCACAAGCGATGAAGTTAGTCACAATGGTGGGGTGTGGTCATTGGTATTTCGTGAATTACAGATTGATTTGATTACTACAACAATCACTGAATTTGCAGTAGCATCTAATTATTTTGGGTCGAATGATTTCGGTAATTTGAGAGGGAGAATTCACCATAAGTTGGGATTAAAATTTGGTCACGACGGTTTGTGGTTTCCTGTTCGTAGCAAGGATCATACGCTTGGTGAAATCTTGTTATCCACTGACCCAGCAGAGATTGATAAATTTGGAGACTTTACATACGGTGAACTGGATACTCTCGAGGAAATCTTCGAAGCTGTAGCAGCAAGCAAATACTTCAATCCTGATATCTTCTTGTTGGAGAACCGTAACCATACAGCACGTGTTCGCGATCGCAAGCGCGCTACTTACACCGCATTCCTAGAATGGTGCAAGACACAGACTGTGAAGACAGAGTTCTATCAGTTTGATGCTGACAAGACTGTGTACCACCACAAAATCTTCAAAGCATTTCCTCATGCAAAAGCAGAATTTGACGAATTGTGGAGACGCAAGTTTGAAATTGAAGCTGCAGCATTAAAATTCAATGGAGATATTGTTAAAGAACTCACTAGCCGCGAGAACGCTCGCCTTGGGGAGCTGATGAAAGTATTGAAAGTTGTTTTGACTCCAGCTGTCGTCAATGCAATGACAGATGCTGACATCAGTAAAGTTATCTTAGAGCACCACAATCGATTGGAGACACAAAATGCAAGCTAAACACTCAACTCCAACTCTTGCACTGATTCGCGGCCTGCCTGGGAGTGGTAAAAGTACCCTTGCACGTCGATTGTTACATTCATACGTGTTGAATGATGTGCCTGCGTACCACTACGAAGCAGACCAGTTCTTTACTGATGCTGATGGGAACTACAACTGGGATGGAATGCGAATCGGCGAAGCTCATGCTTGGTGCCAAGAGCAGTGCGCTAATGGTCTTGCACAAGGCGCAACTGTAATTGTGTCCAACACTTTCACGACGAAGAAAGAACTGCAAGTCTATTTCGATATGATCCAGCAGTATGGACAAAACCCTACTGTCTACTTGGCTCAGTCTAACTTCGGTTCAATTCACGGGGTGCCTGATAGTGTGTTGGAAAACATGCGCCGCCGCTTTCTGTTCAATATTGATGATATGTTTATCAAGTTTTAAACCAGTTATTTGAGTTCCACACGATTCGTAAAACACCAAACGGGTTACGAATCGTGTGGCTTTGTTGCCCATCGATTAATGCACCATCTGCAGTCTTGACCGAGACTGTTCCATCTGCAGTAGCTACTCCAGTCTGCCGTTTAATCACCAACTCAACAGCTCTATCTGGTTGCATCGGGAGAATTACAGTAATCGGGGTATTATTGATACACCCAATGTAATAATCGTCAATAGAAGTGACGTAATCACTATCAATCGTTGTTGTTTTACACTCACAGCTGTGAAAGCCTGGCAATCCTGGAGGCCCTCGATCTCCTTTTGGCCCCGGCGGACCCGTGATGATAGACACTCCACTTGCGCCCTCAGTATTACCAATTCTAAGTGCGTCTTGTACATCTCGCTCGATGCAATCTCTCGGTAAGTAGAGCACGTCCGAATTTGTATTTTGTCGATTTGTGTCATGTTGTTTTCCTAAATTGATAGATGATTGCCCTGAATATGCCACAGGATTCTCCTTAGTGCTCAAATAAATCAATGTCAAATACCCAAGCGTCAATCATTTCTCGCTCGGCATATTCGAACGTCATCCAGAAATATCCACCTAGACCCCACTCCTCTCCAAAGCTATTTCTACACAACAATACCCGACGATCCAAATCGTACCCAATTAAACAAAGCGCATGGGCACCACTTGGCGATTGATCTTTCGCTGGACTTTGTAGTGTAGCATTGCACGCATCCAGTTGTTCGAACTCATCATATAGATCCACTCCAATTACCACTGGCCGCTCTTGGTTAATAGCATCCAGAATATCTACAATGCCTGATAGTCGATTGTAGTTTTTAATCTTTCGCTTGCTGCCATCTTCGTAGCATTCTACTGGTGGAAGTAGTGTAAAAGTTTGTATGTGATATGGCCACAATTCTTCCATACATACCCCATATTTGTGAACCGCTTTTATTGCTGTTCGGAGATATGCACCAACATCATCGTTCGGAAACCCCTCTAAAACACGAGCGTTGTAGTACACAAATAGGCTACTAAGTTCGTCGAATTTACCGGGAGTTGTCTTTTTTAGTAACAATTCATACGCACCAATTACAGCGGCACTAGTACAACTACCTAGATCTGCTTGATTCTCAACTCGACTTGCCCACGGACGCAAATCTATGACACGTTTGAGTGGAGTGCCAATTACTTGATACGCAAAGTCTCTGAAATCAACGGGGTCTGCTCTGAGTTCGTGCATGTTACAATGTTATAGAATTTTCCACTCCGTGCCGCTGTACACTAACGTCAGTGCACCATACGGAACATTGATAGTAGCAGTTGCTGCACCATCAATTGTACTGGCTGTTGGTGTGATCGTGATGGGATTAGCAGTCGTTGCGAGACCTAGACCATCTTTGAGATAGAATACCTGACCTGTTACGCCAGTAGGTAGTGTTACTGCTACGGCAACTGGGCCAGATACTTCATAACTTACCATCTCGTCCGTTATTAACACGGCGTCTGGTGTGGTGGTCGCAATTCGCACTGTTAGAATATCTGGACCCGCTATCGCATCTAGTGTGATTGTTGTAGCACCAGTGTTGGTTGTTGGTGTTACTGTGATACCAGCGCCACCAACTATTGACAGCGAGTTGTTTGTATATGACATTTTTATTTTCCTTATTTAAAAAGAGTTGGTTACTTAAATAGTAAACCAGGTTGAACCATTGGATACGACTTGTATGTGGCTGTATCCACCATTAAGCATGGCAAATGCGACTCCGTCAATTAGTCTCCCGCCGTTGGCTGTAATGGTGATAGGATTTGTAGTTGAGTTTCCAGACGTATCTTTGATAATATACGAACGCTTTTCATTGCCGCCGCTGCCGCTAGGTAATTTGACAATCGCAGGGCCGGGGACGTTTACTAGCAATACAGAATCATCAACAGATATTGTGTACGGAGTAGTTGTTACTACAGTTATGTCTAGGTTGATAGCCATTATGAAATCCTCGTAAGTGTGACTTTAACACTGTCGCCAGCTGGTCTAGTTGGTGCTATTGCCGTTGGCAAAGCAGTTAATGCTACAGTTGTATCTGCGCTGCTCCAACATAATTGAATGTAGCTTCCAGCAGTCATTGCAATAGTGTAATTACCTGACGCGAAAACGAGCACTAGTGTGTTAATCAACTCCAAATCCTGTCTAGAGCCAGCTACGTCTATGCCGTTATATCTCAACCAAAAACTTACAGAGCTTGTGCCACCTGATGTTTTTGATACCATCACTGTAAACATTTTAGTGTAAACACCCGCATTTACCACGGTAATGTTAGTTCCTCCTACAACGCTAATTCCGTTTGCAGGCCCCGAGTTGGTAAAACTTGTGATGTTTACGGCGCTAGCCACTGGGTTAGTTTGCGTACCGTCTGTAAAGAACCCGTAATTTAGTAACCCTGGTGTGGCTGTTACTAAACCATCAGTAACGCTCAAGCCGGTACCTACCTTTATAAGACCAAAATTGGTTGTAGATGCTAGTGGTGTGTTGTGTGACATTATATGATGTTCCATTCAGTGCCGTTAAATATCAGCGTTATGCTGCCGTAATCTGTGTTGATAGTAGCAGTTGCGTTACCGTCAACTGCTGCGCCCAATCCCGTAACAATAATTACATTAGTCGATGCGCTACCTGATATATCTTTAACGACAAATACTGTTCCTGTTGGACTGATTGGTAATATAACAGAGCTTGGTGCTGCTACATTAATATCCAGTAGATAATCAGTCAATGTCACAGTGAAAGGTGTATCAGTAACTATAGTTACAGGCACCAAACTGGGAGTACCGGGAGGTCCTGGTGGACCAAGAGGTCCTGGTGGACCAACCTCTCCTCCACCAATGTTGATAACATCGTTTCCATTACCACCTAGTTGTATTCCAGGTGTTGCTAGTAGTCGATTTGGTGAACGCAACTGGGTGTATGTCACTCGCCGCCCCATGATTGGCAACAGAGTGCTGTGACTCGAATATATCCCCAGTGCATTAAACATTTAGTGACCTCGTCTTATTGGATTGGCTTTTTTGCTGAAACAAACTTGCTAACATATCTCGCACCCCAGATGTGGGTACAGTGAGAGTAGGCACATCAGTAACAGACGCTTGTTCAGTAGGACTATTAAGTTCGATATCAACAGAAGCAGGCGCTTCGAATATTTTTCGCACTGGGTCCAATACCAAGTCTACAACGGGAAGAGGTGCCTCGTCACCGACCTCGGTCGATTCAGTAGTTACTGAGTGCTGCTCAGTAATTGTTGGTACAGTATCAGTACTTCCCTCATTATCGCTAGATATGATTGCTGCAGGCGCCGCAGTTGCTAATGGAGATGCTGTATCAACTACAGCAGCTTTGTAGAACTCAAGTGCTCTTGCTACAATCGCCTCCTCCGTTGGAGGAGAAGGTGCAACTGGAACTGCTAATTTGATTCCCCGCGTCCGCCATGATACATCGTTGGATGCAATCCAACCTCTGTACTCTGCGTTGAATTGCTTGGTATTTTCTTCCTTCAGAATAATTTCAGCCATTCGAAGCACTTGCATCCGTTTTTTGTGTTCTGTATCGTTCACAATTACCCCCTTAACTATGATTATGCAGCAAACAGCGCTGGGTACTGTGCAATTATTCCGCGACTGAACAAATCACTCAAACTCGAGGCTTTGTGACTCGGCACACTATTTGGTATACCCATCACTATCAACTTGTTTAAGCTTTCGATTGCTGCTTCATCTGCACTCTGATTGTTTGCCGCCCGCGCTTGAATCTCATCGACCCAAAAACTTACCATATTTGTAAGATACTCAGTTGTAGTAACTTCAGGCCAATTGTTGGGGTTGAGCTCGTTTAGAAATTCGGCAAGTGTTGCAATGTGGTCAGCCCACATTACTTTATACTTGTCGAGCGACTCTTTTTCTTTTGTAGCTTTGACTACATCAATGCCTACTTGGCCAATACTAGACAGCAAATCACCAAATCGCAATCCAGCAGTAATACCGTAGTATGGAGTAATGAAATCTCCTAAAGCGCGTGCATTTTTAAACACCCTTGCCTCTACTTGCTCCATCACTGGTAGGCCAGCATTCATACTGATGCCGTAATTTAACAATCCCCAAGCATATTTGGCCCAAATTGACCTCGAGTCCATTCTAAAAGTCATTGTGTTTTCGTTCATTACAAATTGAGGGAGATAGTCTGTTAATCCCGTTTGAGGATTGACATATTTCAGCCGTTCTCCTTGATCTTGACCGTAATGCTCTTCAACGATGTTGTGTGTGATGGTTTTGTACATATTGGTTCCTTACTTTATCGGGAATTGATTACGAATTCCGTTAACTACTACGCACGCAAAATCAGGACTGCTTTTGAGTGTTCCGAAGGAAATTGGTCCTGTAGTTAAAACATTGTGTGCTAGTGTCGCAGCTTCTAGATCAGCTTTCCAATCCTTTTTAGTGCGCGCAATTATCTGATCGACCACCTTCATTAAATATTCATGAAGGTATGCCTTAACTGTTGGTGCGGGCCAGCTCGTTTGATTAGCAGCACTGATAACTCCCGCTAGTGCATCGAGATGTCCTCGTGTAGCAGTAAGTGGTGATGTAAAATCTTTTCCGGATCGAGCTGCTTGCACCACGTCCGTAACTGAATTGACAAATCCAGTTAGGTGGGTTACAACCGATGATCCAATTGTAGTTGGATAATATGCATTAAAAAATGGTGCAAATTCTAAAACATCTTTTAGTAGTGTCGTTTTGATTAGTATCGTGCTATCATCGTTTGGACCGAGCGCACTAACTACGTAGTTCCGCACACCCCAGTGCAGTTTATTAAACAATTTGTGTGCATCGAGGTCCAACGGTCCTGTGAGCGTTTCTTTGTTTTTTGGTGGGGCTGGTTTCGTCTTATCAATTTGCTTTTTCAATTGCGCTGCGAGTGGGTGAGCGAAGTGTTCCTCCACTACATTGTGTGTGATTTTTTTGTACATATTAACTCCTTACCAAATCGCTGTTGGAGTAGCTACTTGCGATCCACCAATCGCACCAGCACCAATCACATTCATGTTTTGGTTAGCAATTGCGCTACCAAAAATATTAGTTCCATACGATCCACCATAACCACCAGAATAACCACCCATATTCCACACAGGGAACCCCCACGCTTGTGCGTAGTATGGACTTCTATAAACTGGGTACATATAATTACCAAACATATCTTTCTCCTTAAACTAAAAATGAACCAACCTTGTGAGCTGGTTCACTGTGCTGCCTACTTCAGTACGGTCCGTATGGATATGAGTAACCGTATCCACTGTATCCGCCGTATCCGCCGTATCCATATCCAGGGTAGCCATATCCAGGGTAGTACCCAGGATATATCAGAGGGCTATATGGATAACCAATGCCAGCTCCGAGATATCCGCGAGGGTAACTACCCCAACCCCATCGTGACCCATACATAATGAACCTCCTTTAGTTGATTAAACAACTGTAGTTGGTGTTGCTGTTTGAGTACCACCAACAGCGCCTGCGCCGATGACGTTAGAACTTTGGCTAGCAATAGCGCTGTTTAGAGCGTTTAATGCACTGGCTTGGTTTGCGCTTTGGTAAGCAGAAACTGCACCACCGTAAGCGAGACCTAGACCAGCATACTGTCCGTTTAGTCCATTTAGCGCGGTATTGGTGTTGATCAATGCTGTATTCAAGTTTTGGGTGTTCAAGTCGACCATTAGGCGACGAGTTGCTTCTGCTTGCTCCATTGTCAACCGTTGTGCAGCAGCGCTGGTAGCACCGATAGCAGCGTCTGTACGAGAAGCTGCAAGCATCGTCTGTAGTGTGCCGTCAGCTACAGCCTGTTTTAGATCTGCTAGTGCAGTCGCGTCGTGTAGTGCAACTTGCATCGCACGGTTGTTAATGTCGTTTGTTTGAGCAACTTGAAGTTTGTAGTTCTCGAAAATACCATCCGATACTTTAGTTTTAGTCGCTTCAATCTCACGTGCAAGTGCGTAGAATGGATCCATTGTCATATCTGCCATAATTATTTCTCCTAAGAATAGAGACGCTTAAATCAGTCATCTCTCATAATTATTTAACCGCAGATTTTGTGGATGATCTAAGCATTTCTGCTACCAGTCTATAAAGTGCTACGTACTACTTTGTGTGAAATGCGACCAGTTGTGTCCGTGACCGTACACCACACTTTTTCAGGATTGATGTCATGTGCAACTTCACTGTACTATCTGTAATGTGGAGGATATTTGCAATCGCTTTGTTGCTTGCTCCTCTTGTAATGACCAAATCCAAAATCTGGGATTGTCTAGTGGTGAGCGCATTGGGAACCTCTTGACCTATCACCTTGCTTTTGGTAGATAGCAGTTGCTTTATCGACTTCGGGACGTGGTACCGTCTGTTGATGAATTCACGCATTGCTGTGATTTTTTCATTGAGTGAGAAATCGTATCCACCTGGGTATACTCCAGAAATATTTGCAATCGCCAGCAACTCGCGGATACGCTTCGGATCTGTTGTAGCATTTACTCCTACAACGATGGCAGGTAAGTTTTCGGTTGTGCATTGAGGATTTGAAGCCAATTTGTGATAGCGTAGTAGCGTTGTGATGGTATTAACAATATCAAATATCGTAGCCCCCTCACCATCGTTTAGCGAATCGATGTCTAGCACAATAGCATCGATGCTAACCGCAAAATTCCCAGCTGCTTCCAACACTGCACGAACGGACGATACCCGTTCAAATTGGATATCAAGTTGTTCACTCAACTGCTCCATAAGCGAGTCAATTCCTGGTGGGATTATAGATTCTTGACACACGTACAGTACGTGGTGTTTTGCGTTGTTGTTAATAATCATTCTTGTTTCCTCCCGGTGGTAAAAATACTTACCGCTACCTATCCTTATCTCTTATCATCGAAAGTCGACAGTAGCTACAATGCGCTAGTCGACATTGGTGTACAGTCGCCAATACCTAATTCTGTTATACAGTTGTTATTAATAGTTAAGCATCTGTTCGCACATAGATGCCAAAGTCTAAATGTTGTATGTTGGTTTGCGACTGCATAACTTTATATTGACTCAACCTTGGTGAAAACCCAAAGACGTTGCATCAACTCGTCGATCGATAGACACCAACCGATTGTTAAAATAAATTAACTTTATAAGAATACCCGTTGCCAATGCCACCACTTCAGGGTATACTATCTTTTTCCACACGAAAGACTAAAATGAACCAATATTCCATGTTGTTGACTTCTCAAGAGTATGCCGATTTCATTCGTGAAAACGCCGCGTATGCTAAATTAATGGGGTATAACGTAGCCACCAAACACGGTCTGACTGAAGCAATGAGTGATCAATTTTTGTTCCAGGAATTCATGAACGAAGTGGAGGTGATGTGAGTAAAATCGAACTCGATCACAAAGCAGCAGATGCGATCACCGTGCTCGTACTGAAAGATCAGCGCTCGCTGATCAAAAAAGAAATAAAAGCACACTTGAAAAAAGGCGAGTACATGCATCCGGAAGATTTAGCCTTCAACCAAACAACACTTCTCCCAGCACTAGAAGTCATTATCAAGTATTTTGGTTGCTAAGTAGCCCCCATGTTTCTTTTATGGGATTGTTTCAGTCCCTTTCTCAACTTATAGGATATAAAATGGAAGATAGTATTCAAAAGCAACGTAAGATCAATCTGATCAAATGGGGCATCACAATTTTTGCAGTTGCAGTGGCTGCTCCAGTCGCATGGCTTGCAGTATCGGGCATGGTCGGTATCGCAATTGCGGGCATCATCGGTATCATCGGTATTAATGTAGCACCAGTGCTTGCATTAAAAGCTTCAAACATGAAGTATCGTGCAATTGATGCCGAGAAAGTTCAACACCTCGAAAAGGTCCAACAAGCAGCAGCAGATAATCCCATCGAAACTGCTGTGACACAATCAGAAGCATTTAAGAACCGTGGCAAGCAGCAACTAGAAGCAATAACTGCATATGGTACGGAAGTGAATAATTTCGAAACTATGACGCAAGGGTTCGCTAAAAAATATCCAGATGCAGCTCCTCGATACAAAGCACAGCTTGATGTTATGAAGCAAGCACTGAAATTCAAGCAAGACAAGTACTCTGAATTGCAGAGTAATATCAAACTAATGGATGAACAAATTGAATTCCTTCGCGCTAACTGGAAGATGAGCCAAGCGCTACAAAAAGCAAATGCGCTAGCTGGTATGGGTAGTGAAGATCCAATGGCACAATTGAAGACAGATGCAGCTATTGACTCAGTGGTCAACTCGATAAATCGGGCTTTTGCGGAAATGGATTCTGCTGTACTAGCTGATGCTGCAAGTGCAGGCAAAGGCCCTATCACAAGCCGTGCCACAATGGTCAACGATACTCCAGGACTACAGTTGGAAAACAGCCCTTCGCAAGTGGTAGCCTTCACATCTATCCCAACTTCAGCAAAGGTAACTGCATGATGACCCGATTTGACGTATCTATAATCGCTTGTATTTCACTCGTATTCATTGCAGTAATTATGTGTGTTACATACGACCGTGCTACAACTCGCCAAGCCATTGTAGAAATGGTCGCTAAAGGTGCCAATCCTATTGCTGCACACTGTGCAACGAATGGTGTTTCTACAAATAACCAAAGTGTGTGCCAAACAGCGGCAGCACAGACCCAGTCTAAATCTCAGGAGAAGTAAAAATGTTGAATTCAAAAACTATCGTATCTATCCTGTTTCTTATTGTGTTGGCTGTAGTTGGTGTGTTTTACGACAAGGATTTCCGCAACAAAGTCAACACAATCGCTCCTGCTGCAACCGTTGAAGCAATCAAAGCAGGTGCGCCCACTGTAACCAGCGGCGCTTTGCAAAGTGTCATCGGCAAAGGCGTGATTCGCGTTAGCGTGCAAGACCCATCCAAGCCGTTCTACTTTTCCGAAAGCGGTCGTGCAAAAGGTTTCAACGTTGACTTTCTGAATGCTGTGCTTGCTCAAAGTGAGTTCGGTGGTAAGGTGAAACTCGATACCAACCACGCTGTTGAAACATACGCTGACGTACCGAAACAGTTATTGGAACGTAATAAGGTCGACATCGCTATCGACGGCTTGACATTCAATGATGAAGACTTGCCTGGTGTTGTGTATACCACCCCATACGTGAAAGATTTCGGTTACAGCCTGATCGTTACAAAAGGTACCTCGATTGCTAATGCCGCTGATGTGACCAAACTTGGCGTACTACAAGGTGACCCCGATGCACGCGCATTCGCTGAATTTGCATTCCCTAGTGCAACAATCGTTGAATTGTCCGACAAAGCTGATGCTGACGGTAGGTGGATCGTTGGTCACCTGAAATCCAAAAAAGTCGATGCTGTGATGTATGACTACCCATTCGCTGTGGCGGAAGTAAACGGTACAGACTTGCAGTTCGCAATGACTAAGATCAAAGGCTCGGACATTCAGTACCGTATTGGTGTACGTAAGGGAGACAAAGACTTGCTCAACGCATTGAACAGCGCCATCCGCAAAGTTACTGATACGCCTGAATACACTGAAATGTTGAAAAAGTACTTCATGTCCGACAAAACTGCTGCTGTGCGCCGCGCAAGTTCTGGTGAAGTTAGTTACGTTGTGACCAAAGGTGATACACTGTCGACAATCGCTCAAACTCAACTGGGCGACAAGATGAAGTACGGTGATATCCAATCTCGCAACAACTTGGCTAACCCCAACTTCATTGCAGTCGGTCAAAAGTTGATCATTCCTGTGAAGTAAGCAATCGAGATAATCAAAAAGGGGTCAGTTGACCCCTTTTCTTCGTTTACGGATGCTACCCATATATCAAACAAAATGAGAACGCGATATGAAACTCGGTGATCGTGTAGCAGTGTGCTACGATGGAAAAGTAAGCCGCGCGGTGGAAGGTGTGGTGACTGGCACCAAGCAAAATACTCACATTCGTGTGCGGTTCAATACTTGGCTGGATAACGAAACAGTTGAAACTTGGTTCCCCCGTCGTGCTCGTCCCAGCCGGTACGGTGGTAAGCGTTATACGTTTGCAAAGTTCGTCCAAGTCAATGATTCGCTGATGGATAAACTATTCGACGCACCAGGTGATTGGTATGGTGTGTACAAAGTGGGCGACTTGGACCCTCACTATCAAGCAGTAATGAGAGAGAATGGGGAACGCTTTGTATAAAGACGGTTCGCTGGTGTTGAAAAAACTATGACAAAAACAGAATATGTAGTGTATTACACCGATCCTATTACAAGATTCCCCCACTCACATCAAGTGGCGGAGTTAAAAGAAGCTCTGCGGTACACAGAATCGTTTCGACAGCTAGGGATGTTATTTGTCACCATGGTTAGTGAGAATGTCAACAGCGTCGGCAAAAGTGGGGTAGACACTGTTGCAGATGGCAAACTACCAGATGGTACTTCGTACGATTGGAACAAAAATAGTCGTATTGGTGCGACAAAACGACGTTGACCGTTTGTTAAAATAGGGTATAATAAACTGCATCGCAAGTAATTAAGGATACGCAACATGCCACAAGCGAAATACGCTAAAGAAGCTATCGATCAATCCCGAACATTGTTTGTACGTGAAGCAGCACGTGAACATAAAACGAATGATTTTGCGTGTGGAGTGTTGACAACACTTCTGACAAATGCGATGGTTGATATGCCTCGGAACAAACAGAAAGAAATTCTGCAAGTTCTGAATACCTTGATTGTTCGTCAAATTGCACTCCAGTAACCAATACCCAACATTCGAAGATTGGTGGAATGAAGTAGAAAGCTTCAGTTTGCGCAGTGAGCGTTTCCACGAAAGCATAACTCAGTTTAGCGATGCTGGTAAACTGGTCAATGTTGAAGTATGGCTACGTGCAGCGTTTGAATCTGCTCGACTAACCACTGTTGCTAACCCCGATCCAACTGACTAACCGACCTAATGGAGTGTAATCCCATGAACCCAAACGATGCAAGCAATCTAGATTTTCTATTGTCCGTTTCCCCTGCTACATTAGCCGATTGGTTTAAACAAGCTGAATCCGATGACATCACTTATGCAACAGAGCTGTTGACTCGTGCTCAAACTGAAGTTGAGATGATGTCGATTGATTTTATTGATAGTGAGGCTGAAGAAGATCAGTCACTAGCTGCTACTTACCTGTCCAAATTCCGTCTCTAAACTAACACTATGCCTAATTTTGTCAACACTACCTCATTCGACGCGGCAGCTGCTCGTAAGCAAACTCAGTTTGCGCAAAGCATTGATGGCCGGTATCTCCGAAAAGAAACGGATGAAGTAATTGCAGCAATCAAAACAGCATCTGCTACTGGCAAGTCAACGATCTGCACGCGTCATACAGACCAAGTGATTCGTCAACGTCTTATCACACTTGGTTTCAAAGTGGTCCACGTGCCAGGTGATCAACGTGATCCACAGTACCTCGATGTCTCCTGGTAATCATCGTGGCTACCAAGTACTTCAGTGGATTTGAACGACTACAAGTGGATTGCACTGCAACTGCACAATACAGGAGGAGTAAATAATGACCAATGATGGTACACCAGAAACCTATAAAGAGTTTCTCGCAGCTGGTCGCGCAGTGTGTCGCAACCTTGAAGCACTGACATTTGAACAAGAGGTTGATTTCCGATACAGAGCTCGTGAACCGTGGTGGGCATTTATCGAGAAGACTCAGAAGATGGCAGACTTTATTTTATCATTCAAAGACTTCTGGGATAATCCAGAAACGTATCCCCGCACGATCGCTAGCGATTCGCCAAAATTAAAAAGTAAGGACTAAAAATGATTCCAGTTTTCTACCGCCCCGAGATGGTCGCAGCCAGTAATGTGAGTGCTAGCCCATCTGCAGGTAAACCTCAACAAGTTGTGGAGGACTGGATGTCGAATCGATCCATTGCCCAGCGCTTAACAATCCGCTCATTCGAGCCAGTCACTACCGACATGATCAAGGCAGTGCACGATCCAGCGTTCGTAGACGGTGTGCTCAGCTGTACTATTGCAAATGGATTTGAAAATTTCAATCCTGACGTGGCCACTAGTCTTCCGTACACATCCGGCTCACTATTAGCTGCTGCTCATGAAGTACTGCAGCGTGGTGGTGTTGCCGTCTCTCCAACGTCTGGTTTCCACCACGCTGAGTACAATCGCGCGATGGGGTTCTGTACGTTCAATGGACTAATGATTACAGCGGTGGAAGTACTCAAACGTCTACCAAATGATTCGCGTATCCTGATCCTCGACTTTGACATGCACTACGGCAACGGTACTGATGATATTATCAAGCGCCTTGGCCTCACTGCACGTGTGCATCACATCACGAATGGGAACGGCTATCGCACTGTTGACCAAGCAATGGCAATCTGCGATCCTCGTAATTTGATGGAGATGTTAGATACCCAGCGTTACGACTTGGTAATCTATCAGGCTGGCGCTGACATTCACCGCAATGATCCGTACGGTGGATTGATGACTACTGAACAGATGATTGAACGCGATCGTGGTATCTTCCAATCGTGTGCAGGTGTTGGTACTCCAATCGTGTGGAATCTCGCAGGTGGATACCAGCGTGATAAAACTGGTGGGATTGAACCAGTCCTCACACTGCACCGCAACACCATTTTGGAATGCATCGCTGCATACTGATATTCAATTGACCCCAACCGCTGAGTTGAGTTATCATATATACAGATGTGAGAGATAGACTTTCACACTTTTACTTTTCAAGGATTTTGAAATGACTACAAAAAAATACGACACGTTAGTATTTATTGGCCGGTTCCAACCTACCCACAATGCTCACGTTGAGATTTTGCGGCGCGCACTAACTCTTACAAAAGAACTGATCATCATCATCGGTTCAGCAGACCAACCTCGCACCTACAAGAATCCTTTTACATATGCTGAGCGCAAAATGATGCTTAACAACGTACTGGATCAGCTGTATGACAGTGGGGACTTTGATAACACTACCCGTGTTCACATTGAATCTAATATTGACACAATATACAACGATACTGCATGGATGCAGCGTGTGCAAGGAATTGTGTCTAAGTATCGTGTGCTTGGTGGCAAGACAGGCATTATTGGTCACGATAAAGATGGCAGCTCATTCTACCTCAAAATGTTCCCTCAGTGGGAAGTTGAAGAAGTTGAGTTGATCGAATCACTACACGCAACTGATATTCGCGATTTGTATTTCCGAGAAGATGCAAATATGAATTTCATTCGCTCTGTGCTGCCACAACCTACTGTACGTTGGTTGGAAGGTTGGAAGGGTAGTCCAGACTATCAACAAATTATTCGTGAGCGTGAATTCATTGACAAGTATAAGAGTCAATTTGCAAGTCTGCCGTACCCTCCTATTTTTGTGACAGCTGATGCAGTTGTAATTTGTTCCGGTCATGTATTGATGATCAAACGCCGCGCCGAACCAGGGCGGGGGTTGTTCGCGGTTCCAGGGGGATTCGTGAATGCTACCACTGATAAAAGTGTGCAAGATGCTGCAATTCGCGAACTGCGTGAAGAAACGAAGATTAAGGTGCCGGTACCAGTACTAATTGGTAGTATCCAGGATCGACGGGTATTCGATGCAATTGATCGCAGTGCGCGTGGCCGTACGATTACGCACGCATTTAAATTTGTATTACCTGATGGTGAGTTACCGAAAATAAAAGGTAGCGACGATGCTGAAAAAGCAATGTGGGTTCCAATTAATGATGTTCGGAGTGAACAATGCTTCGATGATCATTACGAAATGGTGCAGTGGGCAATAGGAGCGTAATATGATCCATCCAGATTACGAAAAATACGCAGCGTACGTCTCATCCGTCAATTCTGCTGCAATACCTCAACTTACCACTAATATTACTAACACAAATATGTTCAATAGACTTTTCACCATCAGCCAACGCCCTCAAAATAACGCGTTCCCTGTATTTGCACGCAACTCTAAAGTGATGGAAGAGGTGGGTGAGTTCAGTGAAGCACTACTCCACAAATTTGGATACCTGCCGCACAAAACCCCGAAAGAGCCGATTGAGGGTGAAGCAGCTGATGTTATTTTAACCATCATTGATACGTTAGCTGCTGCCTACCCTGAGTTGAGTGCTGGCGAATTGTCGGAAATGTTGTCCGCACAAATTGATAAGAAATCAAAAAAGTGGGTAACAGTGATGAATAACCGCAATGGGTTGTAACCAGTTACCCCCTTTTGCTACAATACTCCCACAACATTCGAAAGTGTTTTATGTATATTGGAACCCCAGGAAATAGCATGAGCAGCTTGGCTGCTTTTACCAAGCATTCGCCTAACTTTATCGTGGTATACGAGTACTCCGAAAGTCATATGGGGGCTGACTACGGTCCACCAGATCCCCCTCCATCGATGGAAACTTCTACCTATATTGGTATTCACGGGTTTAAGACCAAAGAAGAAGTTGCTACATGGATCAAGCAAGAGAATGAAAATAAATTCAGCCGTCCCAAACCATTCAAAGTGTTTGCAATCGAAGCGCTTACCGTAAAAACTGATGTCACGGTATCATTTGGAGCATAAGATGGTAACAGTAATTTCAACTACTCCACACGCAAGTGTAGTCAAGGAAACAATCTGTCGCAATTGTGGTGCAACCCTGCAGTATACGCCAAGTGACATTAAAGAAGACTATTCGACTGACTACACTGGCGGCAAGGACTACTACAAGTTCATCAAGTGCCCACCTTGTGGTAAAAGAGTGCATGTAAAATGATAGTCTTGAAAAAAGAATACTGGGCTGACACACTGCTCGACTTGGAGCAAGATGTGGTTGAGATGTACGATAGTCGTCAATTCGAAGAAATTCCAATTGATGAATGTGGGTTCCACAAAGGAAAATTCACTGTGGTAATAACATGGGAAGCAGAGGAGTGACATGGTAGTTCTTCCAACGGAGTTTGTCGCAACCCGATATCCAGGATACTTCTGGAATGTTGTAGAAAAGAAGTTGTACTCAATCAAGGTGACTGGTGAGTTGAAACCCATTAGGTTCAATCGCGGCGGTAGCTTTGGTCATGTTACCATCCAACCTGGTTATCCAGTTAGTCACAAAGGTGAACGCCGGAAGTACACAATGGAGTATTTGGGGTCACTGAAAGCAGTTCCTAAATCAGTACATGAAGTTATTGGAGTGGCAACATGACACTGTGGCATGCAATTACTGTTATTGTAATGTTGTTATGTGGGTACGATGCTGTACAAGCGTTCAAACAAAAAGCGATGCTGCGTGGGTGGCTCAACCTAATTGGTAGTTCGGTAAATCTTACCATTATTTTAAAGTACATATTATGATTGAAATTAAATCGCCTGCACCCCTATTTTGGGACAACCCCGCATCGGTATTTTTAGCTGGCTCGATTGAAATGGGTAAAGCAGACGACTGGCAACAAAAGGTCGTTGACGCACTTGATGATAGTGATGTTGCGGTACTCAATCCACGGCGTAATAACTGGGATCCAACTTGGGAGCAATCAACATCTAATCGAAAGTTTGTCGAGCAAGTGAACTGGGAATTGGATGCAATCGATCTGGTGGATTTTGTTGTGTTCTATTTTGACCCTGCCACGAAGTCTCCGATTACACTACTGGAACTTGGGTTGTGTGCAGCAAGTGGAGTTGAAACGATCGTCTGTTGCCCCGATGGGTACTGGCGTAAAGGAAATGTCGACATCGTATGCAAGAAGTACGGTCTCACACAGGTAGATACGCTCGATAAGTTGATTGCAACTGTTATCGAGCGTTTGGTTTAACACAAAATGGTTTTGTGTTAATATAGAGGCAAGTCCTGGAGATAGACTCTAGGCATCAAAACTTTAAAGGAACTTTAAAATGTCAAAATTTCAACAATTGTTTGCACCATCTTCCACAGATGTGCAGTACGTTCAACCAGATCAATTAAAAATTAGCTTGATCTGTCGAATTGATTCATATAAATTCTCACACCCATTTGCTTATCCTGATGGTATCCAGGGCATGACTTCATACGGAACTGCTCGTGTTGATCCAAAAACGACTGTCATTCCAGTTGGAATGCAGTTATTGCTTAAGCGATATCTTACTCAACGAATTTCGATGAAAGATGTCGATGCAGCAGAGCAGTTTGCCGAAGCTCACTTCGGCCGTAAATTGTTTGCACGAGCAGCTTGGGAAAAAGTGGTAACAGAATATGGTGGAGCTTTACCACTTATCATCCGTTCGGTACCAGAAGGGTTGCCAATTAAAGGTGGTCAACCAATTTACACTGTTACTGTGTTGGATGCAGATTTGTTTTGGATGTCAGCTGGTTTTGAGACGATGATCCAACGTGGTGTGTGGTACCCAACCACAATTGCGACTAATGATTACAATATCAAGCGAGAAATCAAGCACTACTATGAGATCACTGGTGGTGACATGGGATTATTGCCCTTTTCGTTGCATGACTTTGGTGGTCGTGGCGTGTCGTCTGCAGAAACAGCAGAGATTGGTGGATTCGCTCACTTGGTCAACTTTATGGGATCTGACACAGTAGAAGGTATTCTAACTGCTAATTTTTATTACAATGAGCCGATGTCAGCATATTCTGTATATGCCACAGAACATAGCATCGAGTGCTCGTTTGGTGGTGGTAGAGATGATGCTATCCAGTACCTTCGTAAACAACTCTCCAACGCAGTGGAGGGTGGTATCATCTCGATTGTTATCGATGGATATGATGTATATCGCGAGACCGAATTGTTGTGTACTGTTTTGAAAGATGAAATTATTGCTACAAAAGCAAAAGTTGTGTTTCGTCCTGACAGTGGCGACATGCAGGAAGTTGTCCCTCGCATTTTACACTTGCAAGAACTGGCGTTTGGGTCAGTAAAAAATGATAAAGGATATCGAAAAATCAATAACGTTGGAATTATCCAAGGGGATGGCGTTGATCACTCTGCGATTCGATCACTGTTGGGCAAGATCACAGCAACTTTGGGATTCAGCGCCGACAATGTTATTTTTGGAAGTGGTGGTGCATTGTTGCAAAAAGTAAATCGAGATACATTTAAGTTTGCGCAAAAGGCTTGTGCGATCCTGATGGAAGACGGTACCTGGAAGGGAATTGCAAAAGATCCAATCACTGATCAGGGTAAAAAATCACTCGAGGGTGTACTTACTCTTGTTCGTAGCACAATGAATAATGAACTAATGACTGCTCGATTGGATCGAGGTCCATTGAATGAAGAATTCGAGGATGTTATGCAATTGGTGTACCACACTGGGAAATTATTCAACGAAACAACGCTTGCTGAGATTCGAGCTCGGGTTGCTTAATATCAAGTCGTGATTCCACTGCTACCATCTAACTCCAGTACGATTTCTCCAACCAGGTTCTCCTCGTTGGAGGATCGTTTACAGCATCTTCGCCGACTTGATACTCACGAGCGCAGAATCACTCCTGAACGGGAGTTGGAAAAACAACAATTTATACTACAGTTACAAAATGACAACCCTCGTTACTAACATTCGACATGATATCGACCTAATATTGGTTCAAACTGCTGTCGCGAGTAAAATTGCGCACTATGAAGACATTCGTGTCCGACTAATTGGCGAATCGATTGCTCTCCTTGCCAAATACGAACAGTCAGTTGCCAATGGCACTGCATATAAAGATTGGCACCGTAAACCGCAAGATGCACAAAGTGTTACTACCATGGTTGACAACTGGATCGAGCGCGAGCGAGAATATTATTCAACAGTTCGAGTAGTTGAGTCGCCGACTGGTGAAAAGCGATTTCTGCTAGTGTACGGTGATGAGAATGACGCGACTGTTACCAGCACTGGTGGTACAGGACCGTTCAGTACGTACGATGCTGCAGTTAAGTGGTTTACTCGTGGTGGGCGTTAAAACATACAATAAATTGATATTTTCAAGGAAACTAAATGAATAAACTTTACATGATCATTACAAATAGTGGCGACGGCTCAAACAGTATTAGGTGGGTAACTGATGAAGCTGTACTAGCCAAAATGGAAGAACTTGCAGACGATGGTGATGAGAGCTATGCATCTGGCGATGGTTTGCAATCACAGGAACTGGTGTTTCCAGATGGATTTGACCTCGCATCATGGGTGGCAACTAATCACTTGAGTCTGACCACAATGGATGACATGGACTATTGAAGCGGTAACAACACCAAGCAGCAGCAATGTAAGAATGAGATCTATGGTAAATATTGATGATTACTCACTAGTGCGGCTATTCGACGATTCGTCTGACGCTGTTGTACAACACATCTCATCACTGAGCGATGAAGATTTATATCTCAGGTTTGGGTACCTGATCACACCACCCCTGTTGAAGTCGTACATTGAGACTACTTTAGCTACTGTGAATACACGAACTCGTGCTGACTTCTGGTTTGGCATAAACCGAGGAAGCGAGCTCGTTGCAACACTCCACGTTGCTATCCTCGATGATACTGCAGAGTTTGCTTTTTCTACGGCAGAAGCCCATCGTGGTCGCAAACTTGGTCAACTCCTATTCGCGCGTGGGTATCAACTGGTTACAGAATACTCAATCAATCGAATCTATCTTTGCTGTCTCACGCAAAACAAAGCAATACGTCATATTGCACGTAAATTCGGGCTCGCTGTGATGACACGCGGGGCAGAATCAGAGGGGTCTGTGAACATCCAATATCCTATTTCAATCAAACAAGTTGACAAAGTGAAGCATTCGATTGTCGACAAAAATCTTTTTATGTAAAGTATCATCATGACACAAAATTCTAATCAAACATTTGGCGAGTGGCTGCGAAGCATTGCTGAGGCTGCGATCATTGGCGCAATCTTCTTGATTATTCTAAAGGGATTTGTAATGCTTGCGGCATGCTTCCTCCCGAAGGATGAAAACGGACAACCAAATGGTGTAGCACTGATTGTTGTAGCGCTTGGATTGTTAGTTTCTACACTAATGGTGCTCAATGCAGTGTTTTGGATGCCAAATTATCACTCGATTGTAAATGCTCCTCCAGCTGAACAGCGTGCAATGATGCAACGAAAATGCATACTGCAAACATTCAATGCAATTATGCCGGGCCAACCAATCTCACCAAATGAGTTTGCATGGGCACATTGTGTAGCGATTGATGCGCCAGATCTGCCTACGAATATGCAGGGTTGGATGATGTATAATCGACAAGTTGATGCACGAGATATACTATCCAAGCAGGGTATCCGATATCGTTCTAGCTCAGTATTGCTTGGCCAAATTTCATCAAACGATCCAACGAAGTTCAGTGGACCGACGTGGATGTGGGCTGATGGAACCCGTCCTCGCACAGAAAAATACTGGTACTTTTAATGTGAGTAATAAACAACAATTGCTTGAGCTTTTGACTCAAATTAGTCGCGGTACGCATGACCCAACGCCAACACGTCGCATACACATTGACAATAACGTGGCGGCAGAGACAGACGAGTGGTGGCAGAATTACTTTCTGTCCGCTCGCAAGTCGTACACGGACATGGCAAACAAAGCGATTAAACTACTAGAAGAAACATGAAAAAAGAAAAATACAATTCGTATAGAAAGCACCACATCTGTTCGGATATACATTTCAACCACAAGATGATTGCACTGTATTGCCCTGAATCTCGTGGGAAGTTTGTCAACCAGATTGACGTTGACGCTGCTGGTAAACCTGTCTACGAGCACTACATCGATGAGATGAACGAAGAGATAATCGCAAAGTGGAACAGTAGAGTTCAACCTGGCGATCACGTATTCATCCTGGGTGATGTAGCAATGGGTCGAATCGACAAGGCTCCTGCGTTGATTGCTCGTCTGAACGGCGATAAAACTTTGATTCGTGGTAATCACGATCACTCATTAGTCAAGTTACCGCAATTCGCTGACTTATTCATTGACGTTAAGGATTACGCTTTCGTTAGTGCTCGTGGCGTTGGTGTGGCGATGAGCCACTACCCATTTGCAAGTTGGGATGGAATTGGGCACGGAACGTGTTTTGCGCACGGGCACCTGCATGGTGCTCCATGCATAGTTAAAGGCCGTATCAAGGATGTTGGAATTGATACTAACGATTTGTACCCTTATGATTTCGAAGAAGTTATTGAGTCACTAAAACTGATTCCAAAACCAGTATACGACCACCACGGCGACGCTATCGGTTGACCACATTTATCACATCCTGTGATATTTAAACAGGTGGGTGTAACTGCCCACCATTTTCATTACTTTTAAGGAAAACACACAATGAAGAAACTTCTCGCTACTTTCGTTTTGGCTATCTCTGCTGCTTCTGCTTTTGCTACCACAGTTGGTGTGGGCTACGAATACATGGGCGTTGCCAGCCAAGTCGGTAAGACGCAACAAGAAAAACAAACCGTAGGTCTATCTCAAGTTACCAATTATGGTACTATTGACGGTGCGTTCACATACGATCGAACCAACGGTACTCAAGGTAATCAAAATGGCTACGAAATCGGCTATTCGTACCCAGTCTCTGTGGCAGGACTATCAGTGACTCCTCGAGTTGTGATTGGCGATGTTGGTACACTAGCTGCTGACGGTCACTTTACTGGCGTTGGTGCTGAAGTCAAGTACCCAATGTTTGGTTTGAACACATTTGCAGTCGCTGAATATCGATTGAATGCAGCTAATGCAGCAATTAACCAGAAGACTTACCAAGTTGGTGCAGACTTCCCTGTTACCAAAGCTGTATCAGTTCGCGTTGCACTGAAGCATGCTAACGTAAGCAATGTTGAGTTTCAAAACGGTGCCGCTGCAACCGTTAAGTATTCATTCTAATCACACACCTTGCGGTAAAAAGGGTCCATTACAGACCCTTTTTTGTTGGCACCACTTCTCACATTTCAGATACTGTATACCAAACATTTGGACTTTTATGATTTATATTGACCTCGATGATGTAACTGCAGATTTTACTGGATATGTTAATCACGCTCTCGGCACCAACTACAGTGTCGGTGAACTGATGACTGATAGTGACTGGGCAGATTTGCGACAAGACCATCAGCAGATGTTTATCGATCTTGAGCCCAATGCTGCATTTACTCCGATTCTTAGAAAATTGGTTGATGTTGTACCGCGTGGGGAAATTGCATTCCTCACTGCACTACCGTGTGACGATAAGTCTACCTGGCCGTATGCTCCGTTACTCAAAATGCGTTGGGTGGATAATTACATTCTACGGGAATTGAGTGGCAAAGCTAATATTCCAGTATTTTTCGGACCGTATGCGTACGATAAACACAAGCACTGTGAGATTGGTGATATTCTAATCGACGACCGCCAGTCCAATTGCGAGGAGTGGGAGGCAGCGGGTGGTATTGCTCATATGTACCGCAATCCTGATGATTGTATTGCGTTCCTGAAAGATCACGTGAAAGGTTTCGATTAAAATGGTTGACTTACGTGAAAATGAGTGGTACGGAGATACACTAGTGTCAGTTGATGAGTTGCGTGCTGAAAATAAGCAACTGCGCATTATGCTTGCACTTGCATATTCCGATAGACTGTACACAGATGATGGTGAATTTTCTTGTGGTAAGTCCCATCCGTCGATTGATTTTAAACGGATGTCTGTTGAGGAAATCAAGCAGTGCCAGCGCCGCCGTTCGGAAATCACCTTTGCTCAATTATCTAAAGGTGATGTCGAAGAAATATTCAACCGACGGTAATTTAAGCATCCGGAAATGGTGCAGTAGGAACGGCGAAGTTAGATGTATATCGAGCAATACCCTTTGTTATTCTCAAATCATCAATCTGGTACGGCCCTTCAGCCCAAGCTGTACTATTTTTACCAACCTGAAATGTAGTTGCGTTGAATAATGGGACTGCTGCTCGACTACCTGCTACTACTCCGTTTATAAACACTGTGTGAGTATTAGCAGTAGAGTTGTTTACAAAAGCAAAATGAACCCAATCACCTAGCACATAAGGTCGGGTAGGTGACGTGTATATTATCGCATTAGATGAAGTTGCAATTCGACCCAAAATAGTAGTCGAATTCGGTGCATAGAAATCAACCACGAATCTACTAGGATAAACAGTATCATTGGTAGAAATAACTGCATTAGCATCACCGACTACAGAGGTAGATGTTCTTGCCCAAAATTCGATTGTGTATGTACCAGTCAAATCAACTGCTGAACTTTTCACAACTTCAATTTTTGAATTTTTATCAGGCACGTTAATAGAGCTAGTTCCCATTCTCTTAGCGGTTGTTGTGTGGGTTATATTACCTGTAGTTGTTAGTGTTCCAGGAAATAAGCTGTGATCGGTGAACTGGTTTGTTCCATTAGTACCGTCCCCATGTAATAGTAAAACTACATTAGAGTAATATGGGTCTAGAACTACCCCTGGAACAGTCAACACGCCTGGTGCTAAATTGAACAATCTTGCGGCATTTACAGTTTCACCTACATTAGGGAGCGCTAATAAAATGCAGTTAGGGTTATTCGTAGGTAATTGAGATATTACAAAAGACCCATCGGTTGCGGATTGAACCTCTGCTAATTTTTCCCCGGTTGCTATGTCAAGAGCCATAACTTTTCTAGAAACCCCTGCACCCTGAGCATCGTACACATACCCTTTATAGCCAAAATACCCGGTCAAATCAAAACCTGGCGCATATCCAGGGGGAACCGCGAGTTGAAACGAGGATGCTCCAAAATTAAATATAGCTGAATTCTGAGTTGACGTATCAATTTCAGCATAAACAAAATAATTCAAGTTTGGCGTAAACCCAGGAACTTTGTAACCCTTTATTAAATACGGGGGTGTTATTTCTTTAAAATATACCGAAATAGTTCCCAAATCATAATCTACCGCAAATCCTATCGTAGTTGGTTTTGAAGAATCTGTTGTATTAAAAGGTTGATCTATAAGTGCTGAAGCTGAAGTATCTGCGCCGTTTATTGCGGTTGTTTGTGTCGCCAAATTTGTAAGAGCAGTTCCGTTCTTTTTGAGCCAAGCAGTTCCAGCATTATAAACGTGAGAAACTTCTAAACTCTGTCTACCGGACCCAGACCAAGCCCTCGATAAATCGGTATTAAGCATTGTGTGGCTACTGATACCAACATAAAGAGGTGAATTTAAAATTGGGGTAACTTCAAAATAATATTTGCCCGTATTTTTAAAGAAATTTGATTTTACGATTGTTGGCACAACTGAATATTGACCCGTACCGGACGGGCTAATACCCAACCCGTTGCTAGTAATCACGGAACCTGGGGATTTTAACGAAGAATCCAGAGCAGGTGTCGTTAATGTTGGTTGTGTAACTGAAGAATAAAATCCTGCCGCGTATTTGTAAGGTGGTGAATTTACAAAAGCAGAATCTCCAAAATTCACAACTACTTCCGGCATCGTATCAATAGATTGAGATTGAACACCTGAAACTGTTCCTATTACCATTCTAAATGAAGTCCCAGTCATCCCAACGTGCTTGTATCCGTAGTCAACGCCGTTAACAATATAACCCCAAGATTTCGTTGCCGTATCTAAGTAAACCCCAATTGTATCACTCACAGTACCTAATGTAACTGAAGCAGGGTTGTAGCCAGTTGGGAGCAAAGATCCATTTATTACAGTTGAAATCCATCTATTTGTTGTAGCTGGGGTTAATAGCGGCGATGTATAATTTCCAGTGTAGCTATTGTTAACAAAACCTATAACAATTTTATTTGCATTACTTGTGGTCAACTCAAAATAGTATCTACCAGTATTGATGGCTATACTGTTAGCGGATATAGTTTCATTCGGGTAATTTAATTTAATTTTCTTACCATCAGGGCTGCAGGTTACGTTGGTGTTGCTCAAGTAGTTACTGAACTTTGCAACTGCCGAGTATCTAGGAGTTTTATAAACAGGAGTGAATGTTGTTGTCCCGCTGGTCGCTTTATAAAAACTAAACTGTGTTAGAATCCCGTTGCACCCATACAACCCGAATGGGCTGAAGTATGGAGAAGTGTATCCGCCAATCAGCGTTTTTGAATAAGGTCTGATAATAATTTTAGTTGTGCTAGTTCCAACAGAAACACCATTAACAAATAGTCGCATAACATTGCTGATACGAGCTATTCTAAAATGAGTCTCTTTATTTAAAATTACACTTTTTGTTGTATTGTAAGTTACGAGATTTGTTTCCGTATTAGTCGAGTCGGAATATACTAAAGTAAGCGCTAGTGATGTGCTAGCAGGGTCTGTCGAATATAATTTAAGATAGATGGAATTTCTTGTATAAATGTCAGTATCATTAAGTGCGCCGATTAACAATGGTACAATTCCATTACCAACATTTATAGCGTCAGTTAGATACGGGAGGTAAACAAAATCAACATAGAAATCAGAAGCTCCGGGGATAAAATTCCTAAGATTTAAACTATCAAATTTTACGCTTCTATCGTTGAAGCAATATCGCCCATCACCACCAAGATAGTCTGTGTATGGTGGTAATGTCGGAAAGCCGACGGGAGTTAGCGATTGAACGATTTCAGTATTGTTTAGAGGGCTATAGTCGACTTGCAATCCAGAAATATCTTGAGCCGTATCGTACCCAAAACCCGACGTATATCCGCTAGGTACAGTATTTGTGAACGCGGTTGCGCCGAAGTTAGCAGTCACCGTAACTGATGATTGGGTTGGCGATGAGCTTACCATAGCATACATATAACCAGTCAATCCACTCGCAATAGGGTAAACTACATTATTTCTAACAAACGATAATGTACCGGCGTCCATGTTTAAAGCAATGCCTATTTTCTGCCCAATTGCAAGTGCAGACATCCCAGGAATATCTGATGTCGCGCCTTCGTGAATTAGAAAACTTGCGTCAAGGTTTTGGAATGCCCAACTCGATGCTTCCCCGCCAAGGTACTGTGTTATACTAGAGATGTCGGATCCAACACCTGCGCACAGTGGGCCAGTTCCAGACGTATAGGTAATTTCCCAATACCACTTCCCGCTATTAACTCCAAATTCTGTCCTAACACCAGACGAGCTTCCGAGGAGCGCGGCTGTTAAATTACCGTTACTTAAAGTTGTATTACTTTTATCGACGGTACTAAATGTTGTTGGAACTAATGCCATAGCTTATCCTAATGTTAATGAGATGTTATTGATATCAACTGCTAGTTGCACTGAATTTAGAATTAATTCAACACTCGAGTATGACTGTGAACTGGATGTAATTACAGAATTTGAGGGAACGGACTCGAGTCCGTTCCCGTTCGCGTTAGTTGCATGTACGGTAAAGTTGTATGAATTGCCACCTGTTAGTCCAGTCACTACAATAGGGGATACAGTACCAGTAGCCGTAATATTACCGGGCGTACTGGTTACTGTATAACTTAGTATCGGACTCCCACCATTGCTTGCAGGGGCTGTGAACGATACCGATGCCGTCGCCATAACTTACCTAATTACAGATTAAACTGCAACAATGTCAGTTGGCGCTCCTGGTACGTCAGATGGTGTTACAGCATTGGAAGCGACGGATTCTGGTCCATCTCCTGCTGCATTGGTCGCATGCACCGTAAATGTATACGAAGTTCCATTGGTTAGTCCAGTCACCACAATAGGGGACGCGGTGCCAGTTGCTGTAATATTATCGGGCGTACTAGTTACTGTATAGCCAGTAATTGCACTGCCGCCGTCGTTTACTGGTGCCGTAAACGATACTGATGCTGATGTTGATGCCATATTATTTCCTTAGTGTTAAAAGAGAACCATTTAGTTCCGTAAGTATTTATGCTGACGGGTTGTAACAGGAGTGTAAAATAGCTTACTCACACAGACAGTCGATCACTGATCTGGGAACGGCGCTGTAGGTGGATTGAAGTTAGTGTTGTAGCGACACACGCCACGCGTTATTCTCAATTCATCAACATACCCTCTAGCACCATTAGCATAATCCCAGCTACCTATAACCAACGGGAATGAGTTGTTGTAATTTACATCAGGGGCGCCTGAGTAATACTCTATACCATCTATAAACAGTTTCATCTCTGCGCCTCTAGATACGGCGTAGTGTCTCCAACCTGCATTAGCAGGGACTCCAGATGTGCTTATATCTACACCACCTAGCTGAACACTATCGTGAATAGTTAGCGAGTTGTGCGTTGCTGTCATCGCAAATGCACCCTCTACCGCTACATCCACTGGTAACGTATAGTCTCTGTTGGTTATAACAAAGTAATCGTTGTTTTCATCAATTGGTTTATAGAAAAACTCAATAGTAAAGGCCGCTAAGGCAATCCCATATTCCAGATAGAAGTAATTAGGATCGCTAACACCATGGACTTCGATACGACCTGGATTTCCTTGATTATTAAAATACAGTGAAGAACCACCGAATTTGCTTTGTGTCGTGCTAATTGCAACATTGCCAGAAACATTCATGGCGCGATGACCTGGGCCGCTATCGATAATAAGCGTACTTCCATTAGTACCATGACCGTGAAGCAATAGACTAACATTTGCAAAATCTGGATCGCTTTCGCCTGCTATTAGCACGATCGGGCCTACAGTAGCCGATTCCGGACCGTCTCCTACTACATTAGTTGCGTGCACAGTAAATGTGTACGAAGCACCTGTCGTCAACCCAGTAACAACGATAGGTGATACGGCACCAGTTGCTGTAATATTATCGGGCGTACTGGTTACGGTATAGCTCGTAATTGCACTACCACCGTTACTAAGTGGTGCAGTGAATGAGACTGATGCTGATGTGGCAGTAAGCGGTGTTACAACCACGTTATCTGGTACACCCGGTATCTCTAACACCAATTCGGCAAATATGTTAACTGGTGCACCAGGCACAGTCACTGGTGGAGGTGGGATATCAATTGATCCAGGTGTTCTCACATAGTCAATTGCTTCCAATCCACATAAAAATCTTGGGTTAGTTGATGTATGACGTTTCCGTGATGTAGTAGCAGTGAGTGTTACTACAGCGTGATGCACTCTATTTGTCACCACCCACCTTGTTCCGATTGTTCCAGATGCAAATGCTGCGCGTTCGATAGTTGTGGCGCTTCCTGTAACCACTATTACAGGACCCGCATCACTTGAAATCATCGGATATGTTATTGTGACAACATCTGTTCCGTACAACCGTGTGTACTCAATTTGATGCAGGACAATTCGCTTCGTCAACGGAGCTTCTGTACCAACATCCTGCCAACTATTAAATTGTGCAATGATATCATCAAGACTGGATCCAACCTTAAAGAATAGCGGGCGAGTAACTGACCCGACGAGCGTCCAACCAGCACCAAACGTTGCAATGGGATTTGCTGAGGGGAACTCGTACTCGTGAGTAACGATGGTTGGCATTAGAAATGGTCAGTAAACTAGTATTTATCCCTCAAACAAAAAGGGCCCTCTGAGGGCCCTTTTAACTATTCTCATTGAGTGAGTTAAAGTCAACATCTGAATCGCAAAGTGGTGGGTAACCATGGTTGCGATGCAGAGATGTCTCCAAACACGAGTCTACATGATGCTTACTGTGAATATACTAGTCTCCACAAGTCATTCTCCAGGGGCACAGCGATAAGATGTGAGTCGAACAATCATCGTACCCGTAACAACTTGGTACCATGGGATTACGGAGCGCTTCAATCTGGATGTGAATTTGCTTACGTACTTTCTTCGCATACTCATCTGGGTTGCTGTTTGCAATCGTAGCTTCTGCGTTAAGCAGTGTTTGGATTAGCGAAACCGGTTCAGTTGAATCATTCACTACAGCATCACAATCCAAGTGCTTCGCGTTCAGCGGCAGTGAGCTTCGCAATTGCACTCTTGCGCAGATTTGCAACACTGTTCTCGTCGACTTCCTCGATTGTATCAAACACTTTGATAGTTTTTTTATACGCATTAACACTGCGCCAACCTTTGACATGGTTTGCAACTTCCTCTGCGAGGGTACGGGTAGAACAATACATAATATGGTCAGTGCGCATTCCACCACCATCAGTTTCACGCACTTCGTAGCAATCCATTTCAAATATTTTCATTTCATTCTCCTGCAATCAATCGAAATTCTTCATACGTCAGATAGAAGTCGGTGCGTGGATTATAGTACGCACCTTCTCGTGGATCGTAATACAATACAGCACCACTTTTGTATCGAAATGGACCTTCCATTCCATTACGAGGTTCGTATTCATCTTGTATTGGCATTACTTGATAACTCATTTTGAAAACCTTTATTTGCGTCAGTGAGATTATTATCCTACTATTTCACAAAAAGGTCAACGGCGAGCATCAGAACTGTTCTGATGCTCGCGCTTCAATTACACTACGTAAGAACAAAATCTCTGCAGCAGCTTCATCAAGTAAGTCAGCCATTCGATCTGGTTTACCCTCTTGGACAGATTTCCTGGACGGAATCTGGCGGCGAATGCGTGCTCTCTCGTGCAAGCGGAACACCAGGTCTTGTTGCTCGTATGGTAGATCAGTCATTTTTGATCCCAAAGTGAGCGCGCAACTCCGCGCACGTGTCCTCGTAGAACTGGTCGAACAAGTACGGGCGGAGTTTTTCCAATGCTTCATTCACAATCAGCGTGCCGAACTTGGACAGGCTGACGCCTTCTTCCCAGTCTTCGTGAATGATCTCGCCACGCGAGTCGATAATGTTATTTGGACGAATCTCAACAGCCAGTTCAGTGAGTTCTTCGAATTTTGTTATCATGGTTTAGGTTCCTTGTGTAAACCACTGCCGAACTAAAGATTCGGCAGTTTCCCGCCGCTCAAACTAAATGAACAATATCCGTATGTCGAATCAGTTTCACGCTTATCTGCGGCTATTTCACACTGTTGTTTCGTAGTGAATGTAGACGTCTCGAACTTTGTAGGAGACGTCCCACCATTTACCAAAATAACCAATGTTAATATCCACATGATGTGTATATTGTCCCGCTCTTTTGCAAAAAGTCAACAGTTATAAGGTAGTGCGACTTTCAGTGCAGCCAACCGTGCTTGTTTTAGCGCCTTACCGATTTCGGGTCCAGCCAAGTGCATGAAAGGTTCTGCGCTGATTTTTGACACTACTTTGAACCCTAACTCCAATTCGTCTGCCGCTTCTGCGCCAGGCACCAAACGCAGGTACGAGATCAAATCTGTCAGTGCTTCTGTCTTCTCATTCAGTGAGCGAGTGGCAGCCAGTGCATTATACACTGCGTATGCATCACCATCATATTCAAACCCTCGCACATTCTTTACCAATCTTGATACGCGCGTTGGGACTGCTTGGTGTGTGAGTGGAGCATTGTTCTCAAATAATGCAACCAACATTGCAATCGCTAGTTCTGGGTCATGTGTTGCAACTTTTGCCAGATACTGCTCATAGTCGAGCCCAACCTTCGCTGTTAGTACTACATCCCACCGTGTTGTGCCAAACACATCTTTAAAAAATGCACACTTGGCCAGCGCCCCGAAGTTGCACAGTGCAGACAAGAATTGGACAACATTTGGGCGAGCATCACTCATCACCTTCATCAATTCTGCCCAGTACCGTTCAAACGACAGCGTGTCCATTTCCCCACTCTCAACGATAGCGCAAGCTAGTTTGACTGTATCTTGGTGGATTGTAAAGTCGTCAAAGCGAGCAAAAAACCGTGCTAACCGAATCACACGCAGTGGATCTTCACTGAATGCAGCAGATGTGTGTCGGAGAACTTTATTCTCAATATCTGCACGACCATTGCACGGGTCAAAATATTCACCAGTCTCATCATCATACGCAATACTATTGATTGTAACGTCGCGGCGAAATAAATCCTCTTCCAATGTCACGTCAGGACCAAACCTGCACGCAAATCCTTGGTAACCTTCACCAACTTTGGTCTCAGTGCGAGCAAGCGCATACTCGTCGCGTGTGACTGGATGTAAAAAAACCGGAAAGGCTGCCCCAACAGCTTCAAACGACTGTTCGAGCATTTGTTCAGGCGTAGCACCAACCACGAGATAGTCTTTGTCGACTGACTCGCGTTGCATCAACCTGTCTCGTACTTGTCCACCAACTGAGTAAATTTTCATGCACCAAACTCCTGCTTTATCCCTGCTAGTATTCTGTCTGTTGCAGGAGTATACTTCGTTCCAGTCCAAGTGTCAACATGCACGAGGCACGTTTCTACAATTAGTTCACCAAACCGTTGCTGCACTTCTGCTGCATAGTCTTCTGCAAAATCAAAATCAGCAAATTGGTGTGTACGTAGACTGCACTCTACCTGAGCTTGTGCCCAAAGAGCACCAAATTTTTTATTCATTAGAATGCTTCAGCGTATGCTAACCATTTACCGTCTGCGTTTTGGGATGTTGACCAGCTGACACGGCGATTACCACAATCACAGCGACGACTTGCACCGTCCCATCCAGCACATTCGACATCACTATCGCTCAAGTAGTCGTTGCAGTTCATTCCACGAAATTTGAGATATTCCCAACTTTCCGCTGCATCGAGATCTGCGGCGGCAACTGCTTGTTCTGGCGTATCAAACGATGTCATAAAAATAATCTCCGTATCTACTACAATACGGAGATTATACTGTGTTTTTACAAAAAGTCAACGATTTATTTTGCGCGAATGACTGCCTGTGTGATGCGGTAAGGCGTATCTGTGGACATCTTCACGGTGACATCTAGTGGGGAAGCCTGGCAGTAGCGCAGCGCAACGGGTGCGCCAGACATCGTAGACTCGTCAATCACTTTTGCAACAGCAGGGTCCAGCACGCTAAAATTCCACACGTTACCACCTTTGATACCGCTTGAATTACCTTTGATTTTTTCACCTTCCATGACCAACTCTCCCTCCCAGGATTTGTTGACCATCCCTTTGGACGATAGCTTCTGCACTACACCGACGCGGACACCATCGCTGTAACATTCAGCGTGGACGGAAGCGGTGGCCAGTGTAGCGGCAGCAATGAGGATACAGAGAGTGCGAATAGTTTTCATGGGAAATCCTTTGAGTAAAACGTAATTATATGTCAAAAAGAAGTTGTGATTAAGCTAATTAAAGTTCTAGCAGCTTTGCACTCATTGGAGGGTGCCAAGTTTGACGATAGAATTGCATACTCCAATATGGAGTAGTATCTGTACCATACACATATCCGTAGAATGCGATCCCATTGTACGTGCGCTGAGCAGCAAATCTCATTTACGCGCTCCAGTATGATTCACTTGCAACGCTGCAAGAGTACGGCGTGTTAACGTCTTCTTCGACCTCTTTACCGGTCATCAGGTTGGTGACCATGTGAGTAACGCGAGGCATATTGCTGTATTCGTAGATGGTGAAAGCACCAGAGACTAACTTACCTTTTTTGATAAGGCGAGTAGCACCTGCTTTTGCAGCAGCTTCGGTGGCATAGCGATCCTTACCGTATGTGCGAGTTGACACAATATGGTTGGTAGCATTCATCACGATTACGTAGCTCATATAACTCTCCATCTTTGCTTGTGATGGAGTTTATTATACCCTCTAATTACAAAAGGTCAACGAATTTTCCGAGAATGATCGCCACTACAACAATTCCGAAGAATGTCAGTACAATCTCACCAACAATTAATAACATATCAATCACTGCGGAACCTCAACTAACATGAAGATTTTGTACTTGTCTTGTTCAGCCTTGGTCTTTTTCTGGCTTCGTACGTATTCCAGAAAGTCGTTGGCTTCTGCCATAGTGCCGTGGTGAATCTCACTACCGTATGCATACAGTCCCACACTACCAGAATCACCTTCCCAGTACGAACCTACGCCGTAGTTAAATGTTGGTGCCATCTTATACTAGCCGAAACGATTTCAAGTAAGTGACAAAGTCGTGCTCAATTTGTGTATACACATCAGCATCTGCATCAGCGGGCGTGTAACACTGCTGTTCACTATTCCACACAGCGTCGAAAAATCGATCAGGAACAACGATGCCACACGCAGTTGCCATTCGGTTCATTGATTGCTCGTCCTCCAGGAAGAGTGCTAGCGGCAGTTGTTCATATACACCCACATAGGATAGTACGTTATTATGTGCCCGCAGCTGTTTAAACGCAGTCATAACACCAGCGTGATTGCCAGCTCCACAGATAATGATTGTCTTGTCGTTTTCGGCCCAATCAGAGTAAATTGGGTTAGCGTATCGCGACATTTCACTAACAACGTGTGCAGTTTGCAAGCCGCATTGGAGAGGGCTCAAGTAGTGATGAGCGACAAAAGAGTATAGACGATATTGCATTACGATACTTTCAACATGGCGCGGGCGCGCGGATTAACATAAATTGAGCGGCCACTCGATAGTATCTGACCATCTGGCACAATATTCGTAGTGCCGAAGAACTCAATCATCCACAGATTCACTTCAATTCGCAGCTCGGGTGTGACTGGACAGTCTTCACTTAATTGCATCTTAGGTATATCTGGCGTGACTATAATGTCAAAACCATTGAGATCTAGAATTGAATTTGGGTTCATCTTTTCACTTTACAACAATTAGATTCTTGTTTGCTTTCCACACACACGGCGATATAATCTCACCTTCCTTAACTTCACCTTCCATCAACAGCGTGAACAGGCTTGCAACAGTAACTTCGAACTCCACCCCGCGTGGGTCCATCACTTTAAACAACTTGTTGCCACGATAGCGGTTAACCGTATCAATGATACGGAAGCCAGTGAGTGGTACATTGTCCCAAATGCGAGGTGCATACTCTGGTTCGAGTGGTCGGTTGTATTGAATATTCTGGCGAATACTATAATCATACTCAGTACCTTTTACCCAAAACTGTTCACCGATTTTATACAGCGTTTGTCTGTATGCCCAAGTATGTTGTGTTTCCTTGCGACTAGCATCACCTTTGAGGTGAGGCTCGTGTGGGTGGAGAAATCCAAAGTTATGGGACGTCTCAATTCGGTTCGTCCAATCACCGGCGACAGGATATTCATACTCTGGAGCACTCTTTGACACCACATAGAGTTGCTTTGGAGGCTTGCTTATTTTGGTTGCCATTGTTTTTCCAATACTTCTGTCATTGCTTTATAAAAGTCAGCACAGATTGTTTCAGCATCGTCAATGCCAGGATGAACATCACCAGCCCTGTCAACGAACCGCATCGCCGTTTGACCTAGGGCTGCATCTTGAGCAAACATGTCGCGCGCTGCCGCAAAACCACGGCCGTACTCTATGGCACGCATCTGTTCCCATGCGTTATCGTTTATCATCATATACGACTGTTCGATCTAACAAGATATCAACCCTATTGGATGCTTTGGTCATAGCCTCGGCTTGGTTTTCCAGTGGTCCGTGAATGGACGATTTACCACCTTCGGGGTAGTACTCAAACACCGTGTCATTTTGCCACATACAAAACCACCTGGTCTTATATTGCACCATGAACCTATGTTCCAGTGGCGAGTGTACAACTCGCGCGTGTTTTGCGATAATCATTGCAGTATTTTCCTGATTGTTGGTTTAATTGGAGTTACGGCTTATCCGGGCGCGAATTAATAATAGCGTCACGTACTTTAAACAGAGCAATGTCCAACTCGGACGCATCACGGACGTAGTATTCACTAACCGAGCCGTGACGCCAGTCTGGGTCGTCCTGTTTAACTACCAGCTTCGTCTTCTTGCCTTTACCAACCGGTACTTCACGCAAGTACTCACCCGCACCTAACATCCGTGCAATCTTTTTGAGCACAATATCGTCCACCTGATAATCAGATAGTTCAACTTCTTCATGCACAGTGTGAGAGATTTTGATTTTCATAGGTTTGTTGTTTATCTAAATATAGCTGCAGTGACAATAGTTCAAAAATACCTGCAGTCAATGCATAGTAGTGTGGATCTGTTTCAGCATACGGTTCGCGTGAGCGAGTGAGTACTTTTACACGAGCTGTAATATATTTGTTGACTTCTACATTATCCAAAGCAGAGTTCACTTTCCAGCAATACATCGTCCATGCTAATGTCACGATCATCAATAGCGGTACCGTTATCCAGTAGATATTCAGTCTCTGTATCAGACAAACGATTAATCGCATCCACACGAGCAACACAGTCATCAATGCGGATGTAATCACCAATTCGAGCTTTAAGGCAGTTCATGTTGTTTCCCCTGTTGTAGTTAGGCAGCGCGCAGAACTGGACACATGCTATAAGAACCTTGTGGTTTGATTGTTTCAACACCATCCCACACTGCAACACGGAAGCGCTTACCATTACCAAGTGTTACCATCTTTGCAGTACGACTTTTAATAGAGTGACCCCAAACACAGTCACTGTCACAAATGCTGCGTGTGTAATATGTTTTACCAACTTGAAACTGTTTTAGCATTTTGAGTCCTATGGTTGCGATAGGAGTTATTATACACAGGTTTTAAAGTTTGACAACAGTTGACTTGTTAAAATTATGAAGTGTGCGCGTCTGCAGCATCAACCAGTGGTAGTATCAATAGATTTAACGAGTCTGTGGACACAGTCCATTGCCCCAAACTTGCGACCTGACTTGAATCCTCGATCAAACTCGATCGTAGACGACTGATAGTCTAAATTGATACTCATTGCATCATATACACTTTGTTTACATTCGTACGTGCATGCACCGATGAGTAGTTCAGCAAACTTTCTCTCAGCTGGTGTGAGCGAAGTGCGATCAAAGCCGTTGTATTCACTGGTGATCAAACCAGCTTGCACTGCAATATCATTGACGTCCATCAGTAACTCCCATTTGATAGGCATAAGCAATCGCTTGGCGGAGCATTGCTTCAGTAATTAGGCGCTCGCCATTACCTGCACCAATCCAGTTAAGAATCATTTTCATTTCGTGTTCACGCATTAGAATACCTTCTTTTTCATGACGTGAGTTCTCATTATCACATCCTCAATCAAAATGAATGCAACGACAACATTCAAAACAGGGACGAGTGACACACCTGTCATCACCACCAGCTCCCCCCAAGTTCGTTTTGCTTTGTACACATCAATCGCAGTGAGAATCAGACAGAATACAGCAAGAAACACATACAACAACGCAGATACTTTAACCATTTTTCTTCCAATTTTACAATCACTTCAATTTTATTTATTCAATCGCGCGGTGGTTGATTTAACACTGTTCAAATCGTGCAATGGCTGCAATTTCACACTCGTGTCGTTCCGCTTCACACCGCGACATAACAGCAAGCAGACGATCCCACTCAGTTTGTTTTTCATCGTCAGTTGCTGAGCTGAGCCACTCGTAGTAGTCACTGCTCGAGCGATACCCACAACTATCCTTATGCAAGTCGCTGAATGAATTGAGATCGAATGTGTAAACAGTAAGTGTGGTCATATTCACGTCGAGTTATGTTGAACACAGTATCCATCACTAATGCAAAAGGCTGATAGGGATTTCCTAAATATAGTTACAACCACTGAAAGTTCACCATGAAAACCATATTTCGTATCGCTCAATATATCTGCCTGCAGTTTGCTTCGTATGTGCTTGCACTATTCGCTATGCTATTCTGCTGGCTGATTGCACTATTTGTGAACAAGGAAACAGGCTACCTACCGACGTGGTTAAACTGGTTCCAGACTGCTGACGCATCGTGCTATGACGTACAGTGGGTGGAAGAGCACCCAACTTGGTCAAAGTATAAAATCGCTACCACTTGGATTGCTCGGAATGCTGCGTGGGGTTTCAGAAAGACTGCTGGGTTGCAGAATGTTAAACCAATCACTGTGCAGAAAGGCAACATCCACATCGCCGACGGTGAGCAGGGAGTTGCTGGTGCATTCTTTTTACAGAATGAGGATGGCTATTTTAATTTCAGCTACGTAATTGATTTGCACACTGGTAGTTGCGTGCGTGGCGAGATGGGTTGGTATCTGATTCCACTCGCAAAGGGGTATGAAAGTATCAATACAGGAATGTTGCAAACCGATCCAATCCGCTTCTACGCATTTGGCCGCAAGGGTAACTAAACAGACATTGCTGCTACCAGTCGCTCGACATCAGCTGCTGGTACTTTCACCACGTCTTTGCTAGATTTTGTAATGGGGCGATTTGTATCCCCACCATTAAGCAATTTCAGTCGCACAGGACCTTCGACTCCAGGGGGCGAAAGTCTACCTTTTCCAATACCAACAACCTGATAGATTCCACTGTAAAACACAACATAATCTCCAACTGCAAGTGGGTTGAGTAGCATGTCTTCGGGTGGGTTAGAGTTGGTCAGCATGTGGTACCCTGTTACGTTTCAGTCGCCAGAACAACCGCCACACACGTGCCGATGCTGTACGGTGCAGTGACTTTGTCCCAATGTGCACTCGATTGTTGTCGTCAATGTATAAAAATCGTCCTGGCGTGATCTGCACTCCGCTGGACAATAGCTTTTCACTAATGCGAGCATACGTGCTGTTGTCACCCCCTGCCACACTATTAATCATGCAACCTCCTTAAAGTGGCGCTGTAAGTTATGTTGGTTGATGTACGCCTGCACGTCATATAGGCAACTACTTGCACCTGCATCGGATGTGAACGTCAGTAGAGAGGCAATGCGTACCGATTCTAATGGTGTAACGTCGTCCATTGGACTTAGTTCCAGTGTAGAACCGTTGATTGAACTAAACACAACATTGCTGATTTGTAGCATGCTAGACCTTTACAATAAACCCAAACTCTGCACCAAGTAATACACCAGCCGCAATTGCGAGTGCAATGAGTGTGAACTTGACAAGAATGTTTACAACACCAACCGTGCTCCATAGCATGCTCATCCAAGTAAATGTACCCAAGGATGCAATTAGAAAAATTTGAAGAAGATTCATTTAAAAAAGGATAACCCGAGAATTATTTAGCGAGAGACTTAATTATCTCAACAACGAATGGTGCAGACATTACCAAACCGATTGCGAGAGCACTGATTACATCACGGAAGCTCATTTTGTGTATCCTTGTATTTGTTTGCGTTAGGGTCTATTATCACCCATTTAAACCTAAAGTCAACAATTATTTTCTCACCTGTGCTAGTGTTTCTTGTACCCATTTTTTATGAGTTGGTGCGAAATAATCGTTGATACCACAGTTCTTACACAACCTACCCTCGTGCTCGCCAACGGGGAAGGGAACATCCCAATCGTGCTCACAATCTGCACGCATGTCTTGCAACTCCTTGACAAGAAGCTCCTGCTCTTTCACCTGAGCTCGCAGTGTTGATAGAGTTTTGGTAGCGTGTTCAATTTGAGCAAGTAGTGTGAGAGCAGTCATTAGTCAACCTTTGTTATTAGAGGATATTGTACCCTGATTTTTAGTTTCAGTCAACAGATCAACATTCAGTGGGAACTCCCAGTAACCACTGCAATCTAACTCGCCGTAGCCGCATGTCGGTTTCCCACAGATTCCGGTACTATACGTTGATTTTCCACCAGCCTAGTATCGCACCAAGGCGATTGCGTAAACATCAGTCACTTCGCACCTCGTATTACAACAGCTTCCCGTGCAGCACCGGCCTGGAAGCGTTTTTGCGCTTGTCGGCGGGAATATTCCAATGTGAAACGCGAGTGGAGGAAACCTAGCGAGAAAATACGCATCAGGCCGTCTCCAACAGAGCACACCCCGAATAGCATGTTAGGCATGTTAGAGATGCGTCCGCTGGGGTGTTTGTTTAGTTCGATCATTTTGATTCTTTCACTGGTTTAGTACCGTCAAATCCCCACTCACCTTCCGCATCTTCGTAGGCGTAGTTACAGTCACCATCAAGACCATCGTCTGCAAGATCGTTCGCATAGTAAATATGCTCTTGATTTCCAGCACGGTCGGTGTCGTCAGCATTGTACCCATACCGATCATATCCTTCTGGATCATACTGCACGTATTCACGTTCGCGGGGGTGTTTTTCGGTGTATGCATACTTCATCCACCATTCTTGGGCTGCTCGATATGCTGCTTTAACTGTTGGGCTATATTTTCCACGCATTTTGATGTTCCTTAATAGATGACTCTATTATAACACCACTTTAGAAAAAGTCAACCCTTTTATTTGGTTGATTCCATCAATGTTTGGATGCGGGTGGCACAGAACGCCGCTGCGATTGCTTCTTTGTCCGTTGGCACTGCTTTGACCACTTTATTACATTCGTCCACAGCCAGTTGCAACAACTCTTTGGTGAATGCTTGTTTTAGCTGGTCCAACTGCTCTGGACCCAGCGTAGTCCAGGTTTCTGGAACTGCTGTATCAAGCGCGCGGGCGAATGCTTCATCAATCTTGGACATTATCGTTTTCCTGGTAGTACTGGTCGTCTAAATCACTAATCTGCTCATTGAGTTCACACTCAGCATCACGTAGGCCCCAAGCAATAGCATCATCTAGCGCATCTAGTAACATATTACGCTGTTCACGGTAGGCCTGATGACGTATGTTCACAAAAAGTTTCCATAGTAAATCAGCGCCCATGGATGCTGAGCACTTTCACTCGAGCGTTGAATTGACCACCGCCCGCTTCGTAAAAAACGCTTCCCAATTGATTCATATGCTGCACTGTACGAACCAAAGTATCCACGAATGATTGATGTTTTCATTTAGTTTGAGCGGCGTGAAACTGCCGAATCTTTAGTTCGGTAGTGGTTTACATGGATACGATATCTAAATCAAAGTTTGTCGTCAACACCACATTCCTTATACGACGCGCAACCGGAGAACTCGCCAGCCATCCATGGGCGCATCGCCTTGTTGGACTGAAACTTATATGTCTTGCCGTTGATGTAGGTGATAACAGGTGGCCACTTCATGCCCATGCCACTAAAATGAGCGCAGACGGTAAGCTCCTTACCATCAACATCTAGCATCATGTAGTCATTAGGTTGCATGACATCGGGGAGTGATGTTGAGGAGCGTAGAGCCGTCTGCAACATTTTAAGCACCTTCTTCGAGTCTAGCATTGCCAGCTTTCGGTCGATGTGACTCGAATCAAGTTCGTGCCAGTTCTGCAATGCATCGATTACACATTGGAGTTCTTCACGAGTGAGAGAGATTGTATCGTACATATTATCCTTCGCTTTGTTCTTGCATCCAGTCTTCGTGTGCACCATAATGTTGGTACGCTACCGAACCGTATGCTGGTCGTACTTCCTGCCAGTGAGACATGTTCAAATCAGTAACACTCTCGTTAATCTTACACAGGAGAATTGTAGCACGAGTACTTGCTACAGCTCTAGTGTCCTCAAATCTGTCGATCCCCTCACAGTCACGACTAACACGACAGCCACGAAAATTAACGTCGTGCCTCCAGCGATTTCCATCTCGGTCTTCTGCGATAATGTAATACATCTCGGCTGTGTATGACCGGCCATCTTCTGTGTGGCCAGCCTCGTATGCGTCCGATGCGATACAGAACATTAACTCATTTGTTTTCATGCGACACTCACAGGTAAACCTTTACCAGTTTCCTTCATTGTGATCAGGTATGCTTTGTGGTCGTACAATTTTTGCAGATAGTCTGCTTTTTGCAAATCTTTGCTGTACCGCTCCTCGTTTGCAATCAAGCGGTTAGTCTCCACGATAGCTTGATCAATTCGTTTGATTTGGCTGTGTGTCGGTAAGTTCATGCTGCTAGATCCTTATGCATTTGCGTTAGGTCTATTATCCTACATTTTCACAAAAGGTCAACGCTTTAACCCAATCTCCCATTACACTGCAGCCCGGTTATTTTGCTCCAAACTTTGCTTGCAAGCGTTCAAACTCGCGGCGTTCACGTTCTTCATCTCCGGCAAACCATCGTTCTTCATTGGCGATCCGCTCGTTCATCTGCTCGTCAGTTTCAGGAATGTTTTTAAACACATACTTATACTTTTCATCATCATATGGATATGTGTGTTCTTCAATCGTTGCAGTTGGTCCGTAAGTTGCAATCAACGCAGCGATGCGGTCCGCAACTTGCTGCAATGTATATCCTTCAAACTCCGCATTCTCCATTGGAGTGTTGCGCATTTTGCGAGAGCGATCTACTTGGCGTGCCATGTGTTAATCCTTCAATTGTGTGTAGGAGCGTATTGCTGTTGCAAACTTTAATTTAGCAGAGACTGAGGTGAACCCACCTGCTTTAGTAACTCTCCGTCAAACTTTCGATTGTTTTATATACAACCCAAGTTGTTATTGCAAACGATAACCAACATACGAAACCACACACTGCATTCGTGGTTGTACTACCCTCTGGCAAAAATCCGTATCCCAGAAAAGCAACTACAGCAAAGTTCGTCAGTGCTAGTGCAAAAGGAATCATTGCAACAATTACGAGTGTTATGAAAATTGATTGTTTAGACATTTGATGTTACCTGTCGTTGTTTATGTACATATTGTACCCCCAAATACAGGTAGTGTCAACTGTTAAGTGATCAACTTAACTCATTCCCTTGTATGCAATGAGCGCCGCAACAACTCCAAGCACATACACGAATGTGCAAAAGAACAGCACGTCATTGATCATTTTACTTCCTCATATGTCAATAAGAAGATAGCGGGTTTGCATGGGTAAAATTCACCAAACACCCCCTTGATGATATAGTCGCCAACAGAGGCAACGTGCTTCGCTCTCAGGTCAGCACCATCTTCTAGTGTTGTCACATCAAGTCCTTTAGATGCTGCATCTATTTCAAATAGATAAAACTTATCCTGTGCAATGCTAGTAGATAGGTCTGGTTTCTTGCCCATAAATTCTAGCACTTGAAAAGTGTTTCGGCCATCCCACTGGATCGCATCAATTACTACGGGTTTCTTACGAAATTTCATATATTTTTACGATTCGTATAATTATTTGGGAAGTACCATACCATCACGGGGTAACTCAACGCACCATGGGCTGGCAGTGTATCCAAGCCTTTGCTTGCTTTGCTTGTATATAACTTGCGCTGCCGCTTCACATTGATCTCGAGATGTGAATACTAGCGAGGGTACAAAGTTATTAGCATGTGTGTATGCCATCATTACAAAAATTAGTGTATTCATATTGGTGCTTGTTTATTTGGGTTCAACTTCGAACTGTGCTCGTCTGTCTTCTTCAAACTTTGCTCGGTGGGTGTCACACAGCACTCGAATCCATCCGCCTCTTGAACTTTTACCTGGAGAGCCACATTCTTCGCAAGTTACGTATGACATAGCTTCAGCCATCTGAATCATCCCATCAATAGTGTTATCGCCACCATCATAGTAAAAACGTAACCCACCAAGCTTTTCCTTTACTTGAACTGCAACTACTTGAGGGCATCGATCTGGCACCTCACGAAGTGTCGCGGTTGCAATCTGCTCATCAACTCTTTCGTGAACCCAATCTGGTGATGCACCTTCATAAGTGTAGTAGTGCATTAATCCATTCTTGTCACCAGAGCGCGCTCGTTTAAGTGCACGATTAAACTTGATTGTATCTGCTCGTGCGTTGCGAGTGTGGTTGATGTGGTGTTGTATTAGGCCACAGACTGAATCAATAATATTATACCAACCATCCCCCACGGCCACTCCCCAACACATCGCTGTTTGTTGCATCGAGGCGTGGCGGTCGCGGAAGATTTTTGGATACTTTTCACAAAGTTTTCGATCTAGGGATTCTTGCATAGTTATCCTTCTGGTACCATTTACTATCAGTAAACATTACTACATTAAGATTTAGTTGCAAACCTTTTCTTAATTAGACTTTCGTCCAATCCCGCCGGCTCGACCCAATCGCCCATTATGGATAGATCTGAACGATATTGCAGTTCTTCCTCAAATAGTTTTTTAATTGGATCGGCAAGTCTCTGCGTCTTGATGGTGGCCCGAATATGGTCACTCGTCATCTGACTGGGAGAAATATATGCTGGTTCTGCAAAATCTTGATTGATTCCGTAAGTTCCCCAGAAAGTTGCTTCACGCTTCTGTAGGAATGGAGAATTAGAAGTAATGCTAAGGTCTGTAGCCTCGACATTGTTTAAACTACTCCTAACGGAATAACCAAGGCCGTCGATCATATAGTGTTCGCCGTTTTTGTCAGTGTGCACTTTATAGTCGTGTCCACTATAACAACGAAGCACAGTTCCGTCTGGTGTCCGTACTTCGTGTGTAATCCAATAATTTAGTGACATGGTGTTTCCTTTAGTTGGGATGTTGGAAAGATTACTTTTTATCAACCTCGTATCACTCAATCTTCTCCAGATTCCATAGCCACAATTACTTGGTTGAGAAAGTGGAGTGCAGTGTAGTGCGAGCACACGTCAGTCTTACGTTTGTCGTCACGTCACCCCCAAGTTACCTTAAATGCGCGTCGAGTGCTGACTTGGTACACTGCTGCAATATCATCTACACCAATGTATACAGGGCGATTGTTGTCGTCAACAGCATTCCAAACGTACTGATCACCATTGATTGAGAATGAAGAGCACCAGAAATCGTGGAAGTAACCACTTTTGTACACAACACGAACCTTAAACTGATTTTGTCGAGTGATTGTCAGATTGGGTAGTACCTTCATTTCGTGCTTTCCGTAACTTGTTTTTCGATGCTGGTGATCTTGATCTTTTTTCCGAGTTGGGCTACAGCTAACTTCCGCGCTACAAACTTTGTGCTTGTTGTAATAATGCAACCCAGTCGCTCAGAACCGTCAGTGTCTTCGATGTAAATTTTGTAAGTGTTCATGCTATGCAACCAGTGTAATACGACCTGGGAAGCGTTCGTCCATAAATTGGAGTCCTTCGATAGGTACTGCAAAATCATGTGCGTTGGTCACAATTTCTGCTTTACCTTCCCAAACTTTTACAATGGCTTTGCAGTTGAGAACTTGACCATTGTCAAAAATCGCGACGACTTTACCAATCATATAGCAGGTGTCGGTACCGGGAAAGTCGAGAGACTTGATCACATCACCAACCTGAATCTGTGCAACCATTTTATTACCCTGTTTCATTTAACTTGGGTTTATTATATACCCATTTAAATGAAAGGTCAACACTTTATTTTGTAATCGTTAGCCACAGCGAGGAAGCGTCCCACTCGAATGCATCGCGGTACTCATCCGTGTTATTCAGATTGTCCACGACCGTTTGAATCGTAGCGCTTATCGTTGCAGACTCCACAATGCGAGGGATGACGGACATTTTGTGTACGCGGTATACCTTGGGCTGCGTTGACGTTGTAGTCATGCTATATACCCCACTAGTGTTGCTCTTGCAAAGGGTGTCAACGGTCGCATGTAGAGTTGTCAGCAGTACTTGCACAGCACTTGTTTCAGTATCGACAACGGTTGGTGGTGGTTGAGTTTTCACTTTTTGATCTTTCCAATATTGCACTCTGTCAGAACCAAAGCACGGAGTCCCTTTTTCGAAAAACTCCCGCCAGTGCCCAGTATAGTAGCCAACTTCATTACACTGGGTGCAACGGAAGCGGCCGATGTCGATGTCTTCGTAAGTGTTTCGCTCGTGTGCCTGCTCCATCGTGCTTATCCACTCGCCAGAAAACTCATCCTGGCGTGGTGGAGGGTACACCCACTCTGCGTGAGTACATGGTTTCACTTTGCTGCTTCCAACATTGCCAGGAGCATGCGCAACTCTAATAGATGTACGGGGATGGAACTACCGATCTCTTGTCCCGCAATCAAAGATTTTAGATATTCTATTGCTGTCATGTTACATACTTTCTAGTTTAAGTTGAATTTACTGCAACCCCAGTGCTGTACTTGCGAGGTTCTTTCCTTTTGCTTCACACATAACGTCTGCCCACGCATTGTGCGTCAGTGCCCACGTATTAACTGCAGTATTCCAATAAAAGTCCGAGTGGGCGCGCATGTGTTGTTTCTTATACCCTGCTGCAAGCAGCGCAGTTCGATCCGGAAGAACTGTAGGTGAGTGTCCTACCAAGACATCCTCTCGACTTATACTGTAGTGCACTACTGGTCGGATACCACGCCAACTATTTTGGATCACTTCAATCCTTGGATCTGTTGCTTGAATGTATTCACCTTCACGAATCCAATTGTGATGAATATCTAGGACGATTGGAAGCAAATCTTGCAGCGACATTGCGTCGTCTAATCCCCACGAGTTCTCTTCATTCTCGATTGTAATACAGTTACGAGCTTCCTGACTCAATTGTTGGTATGCATCACGGATCCCCTCTGGACCTCGCTTCCCACTAATGTGCACATTGATTTTAAAGTCTTGAAATGTCTTCCCGTACCCCATCATGCGAGCCATGTCCGCATGATACTCAAATTCAGCAATACTACGTTCGACAATACCTGGATTCTCACTAGCAAGCACAGTGAACTGTCCTGGGTGGAAGCTTAGTCGTACATTGCTTGCGCGAGCAATCTCACCTACCCTCCCAAATGCTCGTTCTGCATATAGAACTACATCTGGAAGCTGCCAGAAATATTTGTAGTCTTCTTGAGTGTATACAGGAAGGATGTCGCTTCCGAGTCTGACCATGTGGAACCGTTGATCAAGCTGCGCAACCCGCTCCACCAACATCCTGATCGATTCGATATTAGCTCGCATCAGGTCCCATAGTCGTTCTTCTGCTACAGCACGAGTCTGTCGTTTGAGCCAGGCAACAGTTGTCGTGCCTGTGTTGTACTTCCGACAGGCATCATCTGGATTGATACCGTTGACCTGTGTCGGGTTATCAATCCACTTGCAAGCAAATCCTAATTTATTCATTCGTGTGTTGTATCGGTTAATCTATTGTGTTGCGACTACTATCAAATCCGAACGTATTCTTCACTTCTGTGAATGTGCGCCCAGAACGACTAATCTGAATGGGTGACTTAAATATTTTGAATTCAGGCGCGCCGTGTTGTCTGAACGCTATCATCCGTGTTTTTGAATCATCCATCACGTACAGATGGTTTTGGATCTTATCCGATCCCCAGTTTGTTGTCTCTCGTAGAAATTTCACCCGATGTATTCCCGTACCCATTCAAACTTAGTCGAAGTTGGTACCCACCTTACGTTGTGGTGGTGCTGCGGGTGCTTCGTGTAATCTGGATCAATGCAGATCCACCCAGTCGCATCACTGAATGCAACACGGTGGGCAGTGCGAGTGATCTCAACGATTGTTCCGTCTTCCATCTTTGCGATTCGCATTTAAACTCCTTGTCCGTTATTAGCTTCTTGGCGACCATCGTCAAGACCTTCTGCGTAACCTTTGCTGAAAGATTCGTCTTTCATCCGCTTCATCTGCTCGATGAACCAGGGAGCGCGCATCAGTTCTTCCATCTTTTCTTTTGGATCGTACCAACGTCCAGTCTTGCGGTCTTGCACTAACATATTAGTCCTTTGTTTGCATTAGGGTCTATTATAGCCCATTTAATCAAAAGGTCAACAGCTGATCTATTTTCGGTGCCGGAACGATTTGATCAAGTCGAACCCTGCTGCACTGATCTTTTCAGTATTCGACATGGGGGAGACAGTCATCCCGTCTGGAGTATCTTTCATAGTATTTCCAATGAAGTATGAAATATCCTGGTACAGTTGCTCTGCCGAGAGTAGTGCTGGGACTCCCATATTACCAAGAATAGGAATGTTCCCATCTACGTGGACTACATCCGCTCTGGAGACAGTAAATGTGAACACAGGTGAATTGACAATACGAGACAACTGAACTACTTTTTCTAAGTATTCGTCATTACCATCAAGCTTCACAGGCCTTCGCGCGCGCCAAAATTGCTGGCGCGAAGTGTGGAAGTGCTCCCATACGAGAGGGTGCCTTTGTCGACTAATCATTGACCACGTTCCTTCACCTGGTGTATACCAATCTACAGGTTCACCGATGTATGATACGATTAGGTACAGCTTTCCGCATATTGCTAGCCACTTTGTATCGTGGCGTAGCTTGATGTACGCAAAGTCTGACGAGTGACTTGGCAGCCCTTCGAGCGTTACGTCCTGCCCCTTTACAATTAGGTCCGTATTTGTTCGATGCGCTTTACCAATTCTATTTCGATTGTATGTAATTTTGGGATCACCGCCACCATAGACGTATGCTTGATGGTCATAGTAATCACGAAACGAGGATTGGATCTTCATAATGATTTACACACATTGTGTTTAGTTATGTCTGAGCATCAGACGCGAGTTTGGGCGAGACCACGTCTAATCGTTAAACCGACCATCTAATAGGTCATCAAAATTAGAAATCTGTATAGGATTGTACCAGACCCTAGGTAAGAAGCAATTAACAATCATTCCATCATCGAGGTATAACTTAACCTTGGTATAAAGGCTATTACGGTCTAGAATCTCAAGATATACCCTTTTTTGTTTTGTTATCAGTGGATATTTCTTTGTTAACTCAAAGTCCAACCAGTAGCTTGTTTGTTGGTTTGGTATCAGTGGATATTTCTTTGTTAACTCAAAGTCCAACCAGTAGCTTGTTTGTTGGTTTGGGTCTATGTAGTAGCGAATCATTCTTTAACTCCGAAGTGTTCTTTAATCTTAACACGAGCCAACAAAGAACCTGCGTAGTGCCCGCCCATAAATTCCTCGGTTTCACCACCGTTTTTATATCTTAGACTAACATCTTTTTGAATGATGCTGTCACATTCCTGCACAATCAACTTCGCGAACTTTTCGATGTTGCTTTCTTGATCTTCGCCAATATCAATCCCAGATTGTTTAAACAATTCCCAGATACGATCATTCATTCTTTAAACCTAAAGTGTTGGTTAATCAAATCCCCAACTGGTGCTATCCAGTATTCATCATTTTCTGCTTTATTAGCAATAGTAGCACATTCCTTAATAATCAACTCGGCGAACTTCTTATATTGGAAATTATCGTAGTGAACTCCGTGTAGAAATTCGAACCTTGCACCCGCCTGAACCATAAGTTCATCAATTCGTTTGTTCATTCTTTAACTCCGAAGTGTTCTTTAATGCGTTTAGTCAATTCATGATCTTCGGGCCAGTGGCTCATATAGTTCTGAACAATGCCGGAACATTCTTTCACAATTAACTCAGCAAACTTTTTTAGTTCTTCTGGACTAACAATGTAGTCACCATCATCCCAATTGCTTGGTAAACTACTGGCCTTGTACAACTTAGCTACGGCAGCGAGTTCTTTAATTTTGTCGTCCATCGTTTTAAACCTCCAATTGATACGGTTCATTCTTTAGTTCTCGAATCTTAATGTTAGCCGCTTCAAGATCAGTAAGTAGACTATCTACTATCGCTTTCTGAGTCTGAAACCTGCGCTCATAAGCCAGTAATTGTAGCTTATATTCAGCTTCAATTTTAGCAAAATCAATTTCATTTGTCATATTATTCAGTCAAATCAATTTCGTCAACAAAGAATTCTTCTTTCATCCATCTCATATGGTTTTCTACGGCTTCTTTAGTCCAGCCATATTTTAGCATATTTGCAAGTTTATCCTTCCGATGCTGATCATCTAGGTACTTCGCATGGTTGATAGCAGCAGATTCTTCTTTAAATGCTTTGACTACATGATAACCCAAGTCAACATTTTCACAAACAAGGTAAATTTTTGTCATATTTAATCATTTGGTGCTGCTGTCCATTCGTTATACTCGTTTGCTTTGTTTTCCATGCAGTCGCAGCTTGATACTTTTTCGTTGTAAAGATGACCACAACCACGGCACTCTTAGAGTGTTTGGGTTTCTGCTGGCCCTGCTTGCGGCTCATTGCGCGTATCAACCACTGAGCCATCTGGCTGTTCTTCAAGGTGTGCTGGCACTGCTTGCGGTGCTGCAAGTGCGTTCCGAATTTTAGGCCAGCTATTTGCGAGTAGACACAGGAATTTGACATTCTCGCGCGCACTTCCTCCATGCCTGCCTACTGAATCTTTTGAAACTCCAGAAAATGCGCCAGAGCGAGTCCATCGCCCCTCAAGTAATCCAATTTCGTTTCTTGCAGCAGATACAAAGTACGGTAACGGAGTAATTTTTAGAAAAGATTTGTCGAGTTCTTTTATTTCCAGCTCCATCGCCACAGGCTCTGCATGCATCATCTGCTGGACGATGGCGATGGCTTCATTCGCTGCCTTTACATCATCATCAGTAAGAATTGATCGTTCATCTGGAAAGTGAGCGTTGGCTAGAGATATCAGCGCATCAAGCACTGTTTGTAATTGGTTCATTTGTTTTCCTTCAGTTTGCAGATGATGTTTGAATGACATTGCGGGCCGCAGCCTGCCAGGCCAATTCGACGACCCAATCGCCAGCGGATTCACGTCCTAAACTTTGATCAGTTGCAGGGTCGTACACCTCTGCCCCTTCCGGCGTGTAGCTCGATGTCGCAAGTGGGTAGCGTTGGCGCACAACCTCGCGAGCAATTTGCTCCTTTGCAACTCCTGGACGATAGCGGTCCATTGTCGATTTCCTTGGTTCAGTCATGTAACTGCCCCAATAGTAAGAAATACTGATACCGAAGCTGAAAGCCAAGTAATAACACCACGCGCTGCATTCATGTCGCCGTTACCTTCTGGCAAAAAGCCATACCCAACAAAAGCAAACATGGTGAGGTTTGCCACCATTAATAAAGCAGGTAGCCCTGCGATTACCGCAAGGGTTGCGAATTTTGATTGCTTACTCATGTGCGCCTCCCATAGCTGCGTCGATTGCAGCGTCAAGTTCCTCGTTAGAAAAAGTTAGTAGCCACGTATCTAATGACGTGTTGTCCGGTCTACGCACCCACCGATACCGCTGTGCATCACGCTGCGCTTCCGTCAGTGCTGTGCGTAGTGCATAATTCGCTTCATCCCTATCGTCAGCAGCTTGAATCGTGCGCTCACTTCGCAGGCTTACTCTTGCGCAGTCTGCGTATTGAACTGCGGCTGACGTTGCTGCGCGGTGCAACGCCATTAGTGAATCTAATGTGTGGGTCATATTGTTTCCTTTGCAATTGTGCGGATAGCACTTGCAATAATGTTTCGGGTTGATACATAGTCCTCTAACTCTTCAGCTTCGAAGCACACTGCTTCCGCTATATCAAACGCTTCCCGTACTCGGTCATCCCCATATTGCTTTAGTTGAGCTTCTGTGAACAGTTTTGTTCTTGTAGACGCAGAATCCCATGAAAAGTGTGCTGTTTTATAGGTAAAACCTTCTCGCTCATCTGTTTCTTCTACAATTCTGAAATTGGTTTTGGTAGTTTGATCATATTTTATCCTTTACAAACAGAGCGAATCGCAACAAGGTACTCAGCACCATAATAAACCATTGAGTGCTCGTACCTAGGCATAAAGATAACCGATGAATACTTCTCTAGTCTAGAGGTCATCTTTTCCTTATAGCTATTATAACATGAAAAATGAGGGCGTTTATCGGAAAGTGTATCAATTTTGTAAAATAAATCCACAACGTACATCTGGAAGAACACACCTTCCTCAACATCGTCTGTATGCTCGTCAATAGAGGCTCTGTGCCACTGGAACTCAATCATACCCTTACCTACTTCTGAACCACTTGGAGGTGACGTAATGGGCTGTAGAGGTGCGGTGGTTTGATTTAGCAACAGCGCTGCATCCATAGCTTTCACCAAGTTAGGATAATCAGTTGCTTTGACTGGGTAGTTCTCGAAGCAATCCTTGCTCATCTTACCTTTAGTGAACAAGGACTTAATTGGTTCTATTTTCATAATTTGTATTATAATACGAATTTAGGGTAATGTCAACTACTATGGAACTAGTTTTTGATACCAGGCAGTCACCGCTTGTTTAATCTCATCCAGTTTACCTAGTGCGCGAGTGTGCTGCTCTGCGACATTGCGAGAGGTGCATCTATTAGTTGTGGTAGCAATGCACTGCGAGAAGTCTGTGAAGGCTCTGTAGGTAACAAATTCACCTTCTACGACCTGTACTGTGGCATAGGTTGCGATTGTTCCATTCCTAGTTTTGCTTGTTTGAATCTGCAGGAGCTTATTATCCACAAGCTCGTATTCAGTTCGAGCTCGCCACGAACCTCGAAAGTCTTTTTGAACCGTTACCACGATTACTTCTCACTGCTCAAGGTCGAAGAATAGTGCCCAAGTTCAATCGCATAGTCGTGCATCATACGCTTCTTAACGAGTGCGCTAGGAATAAAACCGAACTGGTCTTGTGTTCCTTCTGGAAACCAGATAGTCCAGTTATCATCCTCGTTGAAGTAACCTTTTGTGACAGTCACTTTGGTTCGACCATCTTTCAACTTCGTAAATTCGGCCCTAGACTTGTCAATTTTGATGATTTTACGATTTTTCATTTTGAATCCTTTGTGTTTAGATGTTTCTATTATAACACAATTTAGCTCAGGAATTTCTTTAGTATTTGTACTTGTTTGTTTCTCATATCATCATAAGCATCATCATAAGCATCATAATCAGCAGCAGCAGCAGCAGCATCATAAGCATCATAAGCAGCATCAGCAGCATCAGCAGCAGCAACACGAGCAGCAGCATGAGCAGCATAAGCAGCAGCAACACGAGCAGCAACACGAGCAGCAACACGAGCAGCAGCAGAAGCAGCAGCAGCAGCATGAGCAGCAAGCTCCAACTCCCCCTGCGTAGCCTCCCCGTTAGCGAACTTCTCAGCCACATCGAGCGCAGCAATACTCCTATGGTCTTCCATAAGGTGCTGGACTTCACGAGCGAAAGCTACGGCTAAAAGACGCTTTTCTTTTTCAAAGCCATCTACGGCTCGCAAGCACCACAAAGCATCATCCAAACCGTTGGACTCTAGGATTGTTAGGAGTGAGAGTTCAACGTCATCTGCACAAGTTTTATCTAAGTGCTTCAACAGCTTAGTCCAGCCAGAAGTGCAAGGTGAGTTAGAACGGATTTTGTTTAGGGTAGTTTTCATTTTGAATCCTTTGCGTTTAGATGTATCTATTATAACACAATTTTAGCTCAGTCGCTTGATAATTTCCTCATCACTCAGAGCATTCAATAACTTTTCAATCTTTTTCTGACGTTCTGAAATCTCTTCTTCAAGGTCTCGTTGCTTCTTTTGATAATCGGTTCGAGCCTTTGCGTAACCAGGGTGATCACTAGGGTCTACTTTTGTATAGACGTTTACCCGTCGGTTCTTACTATCAATAAAAATTGCTCGCCCGGTTGGTGTAAATTCTACGGTAAAATCTTCTAGAATGTTCTGAAGAGTTCCTTCTCGAGCACCACCGACCAATTTAGTGTCGGTTCCGTCAAGTCGAGTGTGGTAATAAATTATCATTCGGCTTCTTCCGTTTTAATTTTGTAAGACCAAGTTTCTGGTTGTCGTCTGTTCCATTGCTCAATAAGTGATTCGGCGACTTTCATCATCGTGTCGTAGCCATAATCTTTCTGGTCATCTGAAAAACAATATCCATGAGACTCATCAAATGTGCTAGTAAAATTTGAGCCACTTGGTTTATGAGTACGGATAAATTTGATGTATTGTGTCATTTATAAACTCCTGTTTTAAGATAGCACAGTAATCCTATTTCAAACCAAATTCTTTCATAATCTTCCAAGAAATATGAATTCCATCCTTACATTGCCAGTTCTGGTCAGCCTTGTCTTGTTCAGCCGAGATTAGAAACAAAACTGTCTGGACGGTTAGCTTGATCAACTCTTTGGAGTCAATTTCATAGCCTTGAAATTCTGGAGAGCCGTTATACGGGTTATTACCCATAACTTCTACTTCAGCTTCTGAGATAAGACTATCAATTGTTTTTGTCATCTTCAATCCCCGATGTAGACCATTTCTGCTTCATCTTTTCGCCCATCATTGTAACCTTCATTGTAGGCACGGTCAACAACTGTACGAGAGTGGGTCACCCATTGGCTAAACTCTGCAAGTGTCCATTGACCTGTCTTTACTAACTCGTATGCTTGGTCTGGTGATTCAATCATTTTTTGTGTACTCTAGTATTATGTGCGCACGATGGGTCTATTATCCCCCATTTAGGGGAAAGGTCAACACTGTACGTTGATGATTACCCAATGTAAGTCAAGTCGTCTGGGGCATAAAAAGATATTGCAGTGTTTGTTGTGCAAATCATTGTGTTGATTTCCCATCCAGCTTTCGGCACGTCAATAAGTCGCGTGATGTAGTGAAATCGGTTGTTCCTATCCATAACCATTGCACCTTGCTTAATTTGGTCAACACCTAATTTTACATTCGCAAATTGCAGTTGCGGGATGTATACAAGCGTGTCTAGTTTATATCCAATTGGGTAGTTATATGTGTCTGTTTCTACCATTGCATCGATTGTACTAATATAAATTACACGACCAATCGTCATCACAGGAGTTAATACGCGATCATTAGCTTTGATTTCGTGTTTCATAATTTTACCCATTGCGTTTAGATGAGTAAATTATAACCCATTTAATTAAAAGGTCAACAAAAAATGGGTCATCTAGTCCCATTTTCTTATCACCAGGCATTTACGTATTACATCTTCCCTGCCAGGACACAGATAGCATCTGCACATTCGTGCCTGGTAATGTTTGAATCATTGCAGGCTGTTACAGCGAGTGACCTACACAGCTGAGCTGCTTCTTCCATTGCATCACATCTGAATTGGAGCATTTGCTCTGCTGTGTAGTAGTCACAGATCGCTTTTGTATATCCATCTGGTCCTATCTGCTGTCCTTGCTCCCGGAACGGTTTGGGTAATTTGTGTATCATTTTAATTGATTTAGATTTCCAACCCCAGAGCCTCTAATCCATTTTTATGGTATGTCCGGGTCGATTCAATTGCTTCAGCCGTACTCATTGCTGCGAATGCCTTCGTGTGCATTTCTTCGTCTGGTAGAATTTTTAAAAATACTTCTCGGATGTCTGCATCAATTTCTGGATCTGCTCCCAGTGCTTTAATTCTTACCAACCGCATTCCCTCTGCGTGATGTCCTGCACCTGCAATTTCCTCAAACGAAGTTAGATGATTTAGAATAGGTTCCCAATACCGCGTATTGTGTATTGTCACTTCTGGCAGTGGGATACTTCTATTGATGAGAAGTTGTTTGATCCATTCGCAGTGTTTCGATTCATCATTCGCAATCTTCTTTAGCAGTAGTTCTCTCCGACCTTGTCCGCTCATTGCAATTGCAAGTTTTTGAATTCGGTCTGCTGCAAGTGCCTCACCTACATATTGTCGTTGCAGCCAGTGCTCTAGTTTTGCTGGGCTTGATTTAATTTCTGTCAACCATGATTGAGTAGTCTTTGTCATATTAGTTTCTTTCTAAAATATTCAATTGTCTTCTGCAGCCCATCCTCTAGCGAAATTTTTGGGTACCATCCAAGTACATCTATTGCCTTCGCTATATCTGGTCTTCGTCGCACTGGGTCATCTTGTGGTAGTGGGAATTGTCTTATTAATGTTGATTTGTTTGCAATTTGCGTAATCATGTGTGCCAATTCAGTTATGGAGTACTCCATTGGATTCCCAATATTGATTGGTCCGTAGACATCATCACTGGTTCCCATCATCTGCATCATCGCGTCTATTAGATCATCGACGTAGCAAAAGCTGCGAGTCTGGTGTCCACTTCCGTATATCGTTATTGGTTGTCCTCTTAGTGATTGCACGATAAGGTTGCTCACAACCCGTCCATCATCTATTGCCATTCCAGGACCATATGTGTTAAAGATCCGTACAATCTTTATCGGGACACCGTACACTCGATTGTAGTCTGTGAATATCGTCTCTGCTGCGCGCTTACCTTCATCGTAGCAACTACGCAGTCCATTTGGATTTACATTACCCCAATAAGATTCAACCTTAGGGTGCTGCAATGGATCGCCGTATACTTCGCTCGTGGATGCTTGCAGAATCTTGGCACCCGTTCGCATTGCTAGTCCCAACACATTGTATGCACCAATAACATTAGTTTTCATTGTGTTGATTGGATCGAGTTGATAGTATCGTGGACTTGCCGGGCAAGCAAGGTTATAGATCTCATCAACTTCTAGATTAATTGGAGTGCACACATTGTGTTCAATTGCAGTGAAGTTGGATCTATTCATTAAGTGTGCAATGTTGGCTTGACTACCTGTTGAATAGTTATCAATGCATGTGACAACGTGCCCTTGCTCCACTAACCTATCACACAGATGGCTACCCAGAAATCCTGCACCACCTGTTACCAGAATCTGTTTCATAGTAGCACATTCTTCTCGATTACCATCTAATGCTAAAGCCAAAGTCTGATGTGCCTCGCATTGCTAGAGTCACCGTGTAGCCCTTTTGGTGCAACCTATGCATGACTGCTCGTTCTGTTGGAGTTATCTTCTGGCTCATGTGTTCATATTCATTTACATTCCCAATTTGAATGAACGCAGTGCATTCACCCGAAGCTGCTTTATCCATGACCATTGGTTCAACATTGTGTTTTAGATATTGATCAACTTCACCATCGAAGGATTTGATTAGAGTTCTTGCTTCACTTGCTGTTATCATACTGTAGTGTAATAGTTGATTCGATTGTATAGATACAACATCCCTGTAGGCTACAACTTTCCTTCTTTTGCGCGCTGGTAGTTATATTCATAAGCTAGCCACCCCGTTCGGATTGCGCGATTCCCTGCACTGAGCACATAACCAAGCATCCAGAATGGGGCTGTAATGCACCCATCAATCAACAACCAAAATTTACTACTCATACATTCCCTTTAGATATTAGTGGATCGCCCATACCCGCTGCGTAGGCATCTCGCGCTATTTGTTTCATATTTCCTTGTTGCTGGTCGTAAGTCTGGTACCAACCTTCGAAGCTGCTGTCACCAACGTGATTATGCATGGATTCCATTTCATTTGCAAGTGCTGCGCGGAGTTTTGCTCTAGCTTTGTTCGCTAATGCCAAGCCAGCACCATCCTGCATAAATGTGCACTGTATGGCGTATTCATCAGCCAACACCATTAAGGTATCAATTGTATTAGTGGTCATGGGGTGGTGCTTTCACAATATTCACAACGCGCTTGCATTGCGCAACATCAAACATTCCTATATGAGCTGACTTCGGTGGTATCCCCATCTCTTTCGCTAGGTATTTGTATGCTTGGTGTCGATTCATATTTCCGTTTTTCCACAGGGGATCAAACGCTGCGTGAGCGATAGACTTCGCTCTGCGCAACTCTGCATCCGCCAGCCTACCAAGTGGAGACTTACCATCTCCTGTTGAGTGGCATCCAACATAGGCATTGCACGGTGCACACTGATAGAACCACTTGCTGAATAAATCTGGTCTGTGCGGGTATATGACTGCACCGGTGACAAGGTTAAACCGATTCCCACAGTAGGAGCATAACGGGTTTGTCGCACCTGCTAATCGATCTTGTTTGATTCGCTGATTTGGTTGTCGGATCGTTATTCCCATGTGATTTCCTATTATATTAGCGTTTGGTGTAACGACCTTTTGCATCACGTGCTGGCTTGCGGTAGTAGTCACGATACCCTTGCAAGCGAGGCTGATATACAGCAATGTCTCGACCTTCTTCGCGGTACTTGTTGTGGATGAACCCGCACGCTTCACCAAGATTGTCTGTCTCGAATAAAACCTCTGCACCATCTTCGTGAGCGAGCTTGTAGTTCTCCGACAGGTAGAAGCACTGGTATTGCATTTAGGAGGTCCTTTGTAATATGGGATTATTATATACCCATATTCACAAAAGGTCAACCAACTGTTACCACACCGTTATACCACGTCCACGGCTTGAACCAACGTGGTTCCACATACCCGAACCCTTTCGCAATTTTCTTTGCTTGATTATAGGTCTTGTCGTGCAAACCGCGCGCTATTGGCTCTGTCCGCATCATCTGCTTCACATTGGCGATGGCTTCATTGATCTCGACATACGCAAGATGCTTCTCTGCAATTTCCAGCGCCTCTAATACGATCGATAGTTGGGTCATGCTGCACCTTCCATAGCTGCGTCAATTGCATTATCAAGTTGGCTATCCGATAGCAGGTCTTCATGTCCGGCATAGCCGCAAATAATTGCTGCATCTACACCATCCATAAGTTCAGGCCAGTTATCGCTACTACGCAACCAACGATACCGTTTAGCGTCACGCTGCGTTTCTGCCAGCGCCGCATCTAGAGCTTTACGCGCTGCAATGAGTGCGTTAACCTCGTATGCTCCTGCACATTCATGCGCTTCTTCTCTAGCTGCGTACTCTAGCTCATCTACAAGGGTCATAAGTGAATCTATTGTATTAGTCATTTAGTTTCCTTTAGTTTGCGGATTACATAGATTGCACTAGACATCCCCGATTCTTCTGCTGGGTCGCCCCAGTCTTCACGAAGCATTTTGATTCTATCAATCGCTTCATCTAAAGCATCACTCCGGAACTGGAGCATCTGGGCTTCGGTGTAACCGTAGACTGATCGTTCGTCTGCTGGACTTGATAACTCCATTGGCTCTGGTAGTTTGGTCATATTAACTTTTTCGTATCAATACTCTGCTACCATCTGCATGCGCTCATTGAAGTGGATATAGACCATGCACGCTTGTTCTGTAGCATCGTACGTATCATTGTAAGTGCACTCGTAGACGAATGATCCATTGTCATTCATTCCCTTGAACACAGCTGTGAGAACGCTTTCATCTTGATAGTCGTTATTGCGCAGTGCTGCTGTTACTCCGTCCGCATCAAGTGACATTGCAGAGATGATTTGATCTTTTGTTAGCATTTAAGAGGTCCTTTGTAATATGAGATTATTATATACCCATTTAGGGCTTAGGTCAACATCGAGTTATGCACCTGTCCATTCAATTGCTGTGAAGTCTTCTGTCAAGACATTACCGCGTGCAAAGTTCTTGGCTGGTGTAGACCAACCTGCTGGCTTGAGTACATCTCCCGCTTTAAACTTCTGTCCTGTTTCTTTTACGATGAAGGCACGCACGGCATCTGATGCAACAATTTTAAAGTAGCTCTTACCACCATCCACCCTGAAGCTGTCTTTGTATCGTTGTAGCTGTACCTTTGCATAGTCCTGATTAGCGCAGTTCATTAACCAGCGCTCGTAGTCTACAATCATATGATCAATCAGCTTAGTGATACCAGTTTCAATTGAGTTCATGTGTTTTCCCTTATCCGTGTTAGGGTCTATTGTACCCTAATTAGGGCTAAGGTCAACATTTAATTGCTCTGCTTATTAAAGGTGATTACACAGTGGTTGCGAATGAAGTCACCTGGTAGGATGTGTCCTTCTGCTGATTCGACATAGCGCATGTAACTGATGTTGTCTATGATTGTGTTCTTTAGGTCAAGGAATTCGTCTTCTGTCAATTCCTGCTGCTCACCTGTCCATTGCTTCCCGGACTGGATGTGAGTGATTACAACGTGTGCTTTCATTTTTGATTTACCTTAGTATAACGACGCAACGAGCATCTTCTGGTGTGAAATCTTCTTCCGCATTGTCAATGACCTGCATCTGGTGGTAGTCACTATACTTGACAATTGCTGCCTCTACTGTATCAACATCTGCTGCGACTCTGGTACTCCAGTGGTCACCGTAGTTGTAGGAGAACTTGATTGATAGTTCTCCCTTACCTTCTGCTTCAAGCGATTCTAGTACTTCCCGGAGCTCACGTACATTCATATTAGTATTCCAGTTGTTGAGGTTATTATCCTACCCTAGTTCATTCTAGGTCAACAGGTTAGAACAAAGCTGGTTGAGTTGGAGTCAGGTCAAGTGCTTCAACAATTTCATCATTGCTGTACATCTGCTTGATGTGATTCGTGAGGACTGACTTTAAGGGGTGTTCCCAGGCGCGAACAACCTTCTTGTATGTCCGGTGTTGTCCATTGCTGAATTCTGTAGCTGCAGTGTAGACAGTTACTCGCCACCGAGTCTGACCGTCGTGGCGTGAACCTTCGATGTGCTTATATTCGATCTGTACTTGTTGATTGGTCATATCTGTCCTTTGTGCGTTAGAGTCTATTATAACCCTTTTATTCAAAAGGTCAACGGACTGAATAGCTCTTGTGGGACAGGTCCAAACATTTTGTATAGCTGCTTACTGCTTGTACTCGCTACCTGAATCTTTTTATGTCTCGCACCGTTCATTTGCTTGTAGTAGTTCCTGGCGATTTTGTTGCGAGCGTTCCCACGAGTGTTATTGTATTGATAGCACGCTGCGACGAGGTTACCTTCATCCTCAATCTTGATGTGCTTGGGGCTGCTCCATTTGTCGATCAAGTGTTCAACAGTTGCTTGCTGTGGGTGCGCACGAACACAGGCAGTCAACATTGACGTACCGCAATAGTAGCACCGGCATTCCTGCTTAGCTACTAGTTGAGAGAGCGTGCTCATATTAGTTCTTGATTGCAATTACGAAGTGACCACAGCTATTGTATACCTCAATCCCTGCGAACTTGCTGTCTGTATATTCGGTAAAGTAGTCACGTGAACCAAGAACCAACCAAGCACCCTGGATACCCATGTTGTGTTCGTAGTGGCAGTCTGATGATACACAGGGTGAGAATGCTTGATCACTTGAGTCAATAGCACCATCTACCATCCCGTCGAATCGCGACTTGACCCTGATGAACAACTTTCCTTCATTCTTGCGGACAAACGATTTCAGAGTAGATTTGGTGACTTTTTTCATGGTGCTTTCCTCTATTAGATGACTCTATTATCTACCCTAATTCATTCTAGGTCAACATGTGAATAGATTTTTATACCCATCTACCTGTTTGATGCTTGGATAACAAACTTCATCATCCCACTGATCGACGATTCGTGCATTTGGATTACTTGCTGCAAACTCTTGCAGGACTGCAATGTATTCTGCAATAGACATTCCTGCAGTCTTCTCTTGCATCTCGTGTCGCACTTCTGCTGACATCTTTTGCAATGCTGGCTGCAACTTCTTCATCTGTGCTTTCAACAACTCCATCTCACCGATAGACATCAGGTAGGTACGAGTGCAGTTGGTTCGAGATTGCTGCACTTGTCCTTCATTACGGAACTCTTCTGGAGGTCGGTACTCACCTGAGATTGAGCACAGGATCCAGTCCATTGGAACTTCTGCACGAGTGACCTGTCCGTCAACAATGTGGACAACTGTCTTCGTTATTGGCAAGGGGAGTTTTGGTCCTGGCATATTATTCCTTGTATGTGTTAGGGTCTATTGTACCCCATTTAACCAAAAGGTCAACTATTGTTTAGCTCTTTTAGCGCTTTTAGGGTCGGGCGGATGTCCATTACTGCACCCATTGGGTAGTTATTGTCTGTGATTGCACTGATCAGGATCAGTGCACGCTCCCGTGCGATTGCTTGGTTAGTATTTGTTACGAAGTCTTTCAGCATCCCCATTGATTCATTGAGCAGAGTGTTCTGCACAGTTAGCATTGCTGCAATTTGGTTTGCTTGGGTGCTATACGGAGCGTAGTACTCCCGCACCTCCTCTGCCATCGACTCTGCTTTGGTGGTCATATTCACTCCTGCGCTTGTTTGTCGAGCATTGCTGCAAGTGCTTTTGCACTTTCGAATGATTGTGCTTCTAGTACTGTGCGTCCGTTGCGGTCACTGTCGTAGAAACCACTTGCAATCAATGGAAGGACATATACGTCCTTACCAAGGGTGAATACCTTGCGGGGAGCTGTTGTTTGTGTGTTCATATGGATATTATCTACCCTATTAATTCAAAAGGTCAACGCTTTACAGAGTTCTCCATTCAGCGACACCTTCCTCTGCACCGTAACCCATCTGCTCTGCAACATAGTCACCTGGACAGTTA